GCAGCGTTGTTGTTGTTGTTAGCCATGTTGCGTTCCCGGTGGGGCAAAGCCGGGTCCTCATTCGTTTTCTGCCCCTCGACTGCGAACCATTCGCAGTCGTATTCCATAACTATTATGGGCACTTACGGCCCTATTTTAGTGGCGGAAGGCTAAGACCACCCGAAGGTGTAGCCCCCTCCCCTTTGCCAGAGGGGAGGGGGAGTTCAGGCCCTGGCGGCCGCCTCGGCCGCCAGGGCGGAGGCTCGGGCGGTGGAGGCCCAGGCCTCCACCTGGGCGGCGGAGGACGCGGCGGCCTGGGCCTCCGCCTCCCGGGCGTGCGCCCGGGTGGCCCGGGCGGCGGCCTGGGCGCACCAGGCGGCCCATCGGGCCCTATCCCGGGCGGAGGAGGCCGTCCGGGCATGGGCCGCCGCCGCCCGGGCGGCGGAGGCCACCGACCGGACGGCGGCGGCCGCCTCCCGGGGGGCGGAGGAGAAGGAGGTGGAGTTGTTGTTGTTAGTCATGTTACGTTCCCGGTGGGGCAAAGCCGGGTCCTCATTCGTTGTCTGCCCCTCGACTGCGAATGGTTCGCAGTCATATCTTGTAGCTAAGACCGCCCGAAGGCGTAGCCTCCCTCCCCTTCGCCAGAGGGGGAGGGAGGGACCCCCAAGGTCACCCTTCACACACCTGTCTCCAGGTGGATGTGAAGGTCCCCCCCATGACCTTGGGGTCATACACCAGTGCGTTCGCGCACCAGAAGGTGCGCGACGCATTGGTGTCCTCAGGAGCCAGGTGGGGGTCCCACGGCTCCTGAGGGGACACACCGCCGCAGAAGGCGGTGACCAGGACGTACCGTCCTGGGATCACCTGCCCGCTGCGGCGGTCGCTGGCGGCGAATGCAATCACCGCCAGCAGGGACGATTCGGGGCCCTCCGCCCCGACCGCAACCCGGGAAGCCCGGGCGCGAGCGGTGCGGAGGGCAAACGTGGTGGGCTCGTCCCAGCCCACCACGTCAGTCGCGACAAGGCCGCTCCGGCCAATGACGCGACCGAAGTCGACGTCAGTGACCATGAACGACCCGTCGCCGGGCAGGAGGAGGCGTTGCATCGCCTCCTCAATCACCTTGCCCACCTCAGGGTGGGCGATCAAGTGGTCTTTTGTTTTCGGGGGGACCACCATCACCCCGCCGCACCCTGTGCGGTAAAGATCTTGCATTTGCCCTCCGTGGGCTTTTGCGACCCCATTGTCGCAGTACACGCACTGGGAATCGAACCCAGTCACAGCCGCCAAGGCGTGTAGTTGTCGAGTGCGTACATGATTTGAGCACGCTTTACCTCTTGCAGCAGGGGCTCGACACCTCCCGTAGAGCTGCAAGGGTTTGCCCTATTGCCGGGCCGGGTTCTCCTTTACCCCTCATGGCGGCACGCGGCCACGTCTGGGTGTTGACGCGCCGATCCACGATGGAGATGGGGGGTACACTTCGCGTGCACCGAGCGCTTGTAGCCGCAGGGTCCTCGCTACAAGCCGAGGCCGGTGTTCAGGGTGTCCGGTCACCCGGGTCATCGAAGATGCGCATGGCGTCTCTTCTCCTCCCTCTGTGTACCTCTTTAGAGGCTCTGGGCTTGGGACCAGTGCGTGTGCTGACCGTCAGCAACGCAGCCACATTGAGGAGCGAGCAGATCAAGGACCTCGCAAGTGTTATGGCCACTCACGTGCGGGCCTTGCCCCTGAACTGCTCGAACATCACGCCCCCTGTACCGGCCGCCAGCTTGGCCAGCTCCGGGTTCTTGGACTCCATCGCAAATCCGTGAACCCGGGTACCGGGGATGTCTGAGGGCTTGACGCCCTTGGCGGAGTTGTCGTCGTCGGTCAGGACGACGACTTCGGGGCGGTAGAGCATGGCCCCGCTGGCGACCTGCTCTTCTATGAACTTATGGGCAAACTTCACCGCCCCGGCGATGTCAGTACCGCCGCCACTGAAGCTGCCCTTGGTGAAGTCCCGAATGAGGGCGTGCGCCTCCTCGGGCGTGCTGGCGACGCGGACCCTCGACGAGGACGCGTCAAACACGCTGAGGTAGACCACAGCGTCCCCACTCAGGACCGCCTTCAGCCGGTTCATCACGACACCTGTTGCCAGCAGGTGTCGTGATCCAAACATTGACCCGGACCCGTCCAGGGCGATGTAGATCGCCTGCCGGCGCTCTACACGCGTGACGCGCTCCCGTACCGGCAGCTGACCTGACACCGCCTGGTACAGGAAATAACCCGGGTTCTGCTGACGGGCCGCCCATGCTGTCGCCGGGACCTTTTGCAGTTCGTGCAGCCCCTTGATCGGGCGCTGACGAACCTCCGACCCCTCTGGGTCGGCCTCCACCTTCCGCTGCCTGCGCACTTGCAGCCTGGTGAAGCGGTCCAGGGTGCGGCTGACCTCTAGGATCAACCTGGCACCCTCTGGGTCGGCCATCTCCTGCGCGATCTGGGCCTCTTTGAGGTCCGGGTTGTTTTGGTTGGCCGCCCCCGTGGCCTTTTCCAACATCTCCCGTTCCTCTTCGGTCATGGACTCCACAATGTCCATGACCTCATTGATGTCGGAAGCCGGGTCCGCGGCCTCCGACGAGAAGATGGGGAGCGGCTGGCCCTCGCCGCTCCCCGAGCCCCCCTTCATCTTGGACAGCATGGCCAGAATGGCCACTGCCTTCTGAAGGGGGGTCGAGCCAGGAGCGGAGTCGTAGTTGAGCGAGTCAACAAACTCCGTCACCCGGCGGTTGTAGTTTTCCACCGCCATCAGGTGGGCCTTGATGGCGGTGGAATACACTGAGGTTACCCCGCCCGACCCCCCGGGGAAGGCTCCCGCGACTGACCGCGGGATCTCCCACCGCGAAGCTGCGGGGTCCAGCTTCGCCTCCACCTCTTCGCGCAGATCGGCGCGATAGGCGGAGAGGGGGACGGTTTGGCCGCCGGCGGCCATCCGGGCTAGGTCCGTGACTAGGTCACGGCTGTAGCCCTTTAGGCCGACGGCGGCGGCCGCCTCTTTCATCTCCTCGACCGTGGGGTCGAGGAAGTCCAGAGGCGCTTTAGTCCGCCTTGACATGCTGTCCTCCATGGTGACAGCTCTCCCGGGAACAGCCGGGCCTGTGCGCCTCTTGGGGGGCGCTGCCCCGTCTCGCGATCAGAATCAGATCTTTGTTTCGCTGATCGCGAGCTCCTGCAGGCGAACCGCCTGCTTCTGTGCTTCCGCCCGGGCGGCGCCCACCCGGGCCTTCAGGTCGTCTGGAAGCGACTTGAAAGTCGCTTCCGTTGCCTGAATGAGCCGCTTGGAAGCCTGTAGAAGCTTGATTGGAGACCCAGAGTTCTGGGCCTCCTTGCCGGCGGCCAGGAGGCCGTTCACCTCCTGGATCCACCGGGACACTACGCCCTCCGCAGCGGCCCGCTCCGCGGCGGCGGCGATTTCTTCTTCCACCCCGGCAGCCAGGCTGCCGAGGCCGTCCACGAATCGGAGGGCCAGGAGGTCCTCCTTCCGGGGGGAGCCATGGCCGTTCATCGCCGCCTGGGCGCGGACCACCCCGGCGGCGTGGACCGCTGTTCGGGGCGACACAGGCCGTCCCCCCTCAGCCCCCGCCTTCGCGAGTAGCTGGGCGAGGACGGGGGTCATGTCCCCGATCTTTGCCCCGGGGACTGCCTCCAGGAGGCGGAGGTAGTCCCCGGCTTCATACTTCTCCCACTCCACGCGAAGCTGGAGCGGGAACCTCTCAATCAGGGCATGGGCTGCGGGGCCCATGTCGCTGATATCTTCCGGGTCTTTGTTGGTCAGCCCGACGACGACCCGGGTCTTCATCGGGAACCGCTGCGCGCCCTTCCGCAGCTCCTTCGCGGTGAGGGTGTCCTTCAGGGCGAGAAGGACACTCGTGGGAGCGTCGAACAGCTCCTCAAACACCGCCCACTCGGCGTTGAGGAAGGACCTCTCCGGGTGGTACCGAAGTACCTTCTCCGTCTCCAGGGCAGTAAAGTCCAGACCGCCCCAGAGCGTGGCCTCGTCCATGCCCTCTCCGAAGGATTGGACGAATACGTCTGCTGAGGCGGCGGCCACCCGCCCCAGCCCCACGCTGGTCATCTCGCTCTTGCCGTGGCCAGCGGGGCCCCACAGCAAGAGGTTCTTCCCGCTGGCGATGGCCAGCGCCAACGCCGACGCGAATGCGTCGGCATAGACGAAACCGGCCGCCTCAAGGGCGGCCAGGATCGTCTGCCTAAGGTTGGCAGAGGAAGAAGAAGAAGAAGAAGAAGCAGAGATGCGCGCGTTCATAGCAACCCCTGCCAGCTATTGCCGCTGGCGAGCGATGGGCAGGCTATTGGTGCCTGCATGAAGACTGGGAGCCATTCCCAGCTGTCAATGTTGTTATGGCCAACTCCTTGAAACCTAACAGAAAACTTCAGTTGATTCCGAAGTTTTCCAGCACGGCTCACACGCCCGTGCAGTAGTACAGAGCTTCTCGAAGATCGTAGACGTTCATCTCCGTTCTCCCGCTCATGGCCATGCAGGACACCGCCACAGAGAGGATCATCTCTTTATTTCGGCCGAACCGCAGGGCGATCTCGGCCTCCTTCGCAAAGACAGGGTCGCGATCTGCCTCAGGAAGACCGGGCGCCCGGTGCCCGATGATCTTCCGAGCTTGGCGGACTGCTTCGGCGATCGACGCGCTGGTGCGCAGGCCGAAGTCTCTTGCGTCGGGTGCCGGGGGCCCATCTGCCGGCATGTGAACCAAGATGGGGCTGGTAGCCGTAGCAGGGGCGCTACAGAACGTTGGGTCTACCTCGTCGAGGGTTACAGTGTACACGACCAGGGGCCTGTCACTGCGCCTGACATCAGGATCTTGGCGCGTATCCGCAATCCAGCTGTCCCATGCGAGAGGCAGGCTGCCCTTTCCTGTGGGGGAAGCGGTACCTTCCCCGGATACCTCCTTCGAGAACATGTCCGCTTCGTCCAACAGCAGGATCCCGTGCGCGGCAGCTTCGACCTCTCCGAGGTGAGCTAACCCCCTTTCCCGCCGCCCGTACATCGCCCGCTTGGTTGCTGTGTAGTGAGGGGCGCGCAGAGGCCGGTGTACCGGGTTCCACTTCCCCCTAAGAAGCATATCTTGATACTCCTCCAACGTAGGGGGGCTGGTGCAGGAGGGACGGTAGCCCGTCTGCCTGCGTGCCTCAAAGGGCAGACATGCCAGATACCACCCCAGGTCCTCACCAGAAAGACCTGTTAGAGGGTCCGTTTCCCCGGCCAAGGGTGGCGGGAAGATGCTGGCCATCCTGCTTGCCAGCATGACTCTACCGCACCCCCAGTGCCCGCTGAGGATGACGTCGTGTCGCCCGGCGACCGCTACTGCAGCGGCTCTGAGCACCCAAGGGAATAGCCCGACTTTCTTCCCGCTGCCCGGCGGAATGACACAGATGTCCGCCATGTCTTTCTCATGCAGGAAGGACGTCCGCAAGGACCGCTCTGGCGGGGGGCAGACCGCGGCTAACGCCTCTGGAAGGCTCTTCAGGTTGTCTACCAGCACCAGATCTGCCATTGCAGTCATCTGGCTGTCGAGCAGTACAGAGGACTTGCGGGGAGAAGGCAGCACGAGCCGTACCCGCTCCCCTGTCTCCCTGTGGCGCTGGCGCACCCAGCGAGCCAGTAGGCCGTCACAGCCGCGCATGAAAGCTTCTCCCACCTTATCTATGGCCCCGACGAAGTAGGTCCTGCTCATCTGGTCCAGGTCGTTAGGGATGATTCCTGCTGCCAGCAGGACTGCCGCTGCTACGGGGAAGCTCAGAACGTCCTCTTCCTTAGCAGGGACGCTTTCTAGATCCGTATCCGGGTAGGATACGCACGCCTTCAGGTGAAAAGGTCCCGAGAAGCGATGGCCAAAACTGGAGCGCAGAGCGAGCGCGACTACCTCCGCCAGTTGCTTAGCTGCGTCCTCAGTGTACACCCCTTCTACGCGGAAAGGCTGGATGGCCGGGTCTTGACTCACTTGGATGGGTACCACAACCCCAAGGTGGTCAAGGTGAGGAATGACGGCGTTGACGACGGTATTCATGCTGATCTCCTTACGCGGCTGCCGGGCGATTCCAGCAGGGCGCTCTTGTTATGGCCTGCTCCGTTGACCACGGCCCCCTTGCGTGGCATGGTTCAGCAAGATTTCTCCACCGAGGTGGCATGCCGGGCACGAACTTCACCTTCCGTTTCGATGTAGACGCTCCTCCGGCCCCGGCTCCGGTCGTCGCAGGAGTCTCATCGTTCTGGGGAGAGTTCGAGGGCTTCGTTTCGCTGCCGGAGTCCAATGATGCCCAAGGTGGCGTCCGCGATGGAGACACCGCGGTCGTAGACGAGGGCAGTGGCGTCATCGTGACCGTCAAGAACGACGCGAGCGCAGACACCTGGGTGGCGAAGGAGGTTTCCCTGGGCTCCATGTCCGATCTTACGTCACCGGCAATTGGAGGCGTGCCTGTCATTCAGGACGGAGCCGTGGCCAGGCTCTCTGCCGGCAGCACCATCCTCACCTACCAGTACCAGGATGAAGAGTGGGTGACACTGGACCCTGTCCCTCGAGTGTGGACAGCAGACGAGGGGGACTTCCCGGATGCTGAGTGGCCGGTACGGCATGGGGACGTAGGATTCGTGTTCCTCGACGACGCGGAAGGCCTGGTGGCACTTCGGCACGCGGACCCCACGTGGGACATCCTTTTCGGGGTCGTCAGCTCGACTGCCGGCCTGGCGGCGCTGGAGGACTACGAAAAGATCCCCTACGGCAGCTTCGCCTTGGTGAGCGGGGGGAGCGTGTTTTCTTTCGACGACCCATGGAACCTGTATGGCTGGGACGGGGACGACTGGGCTCTCATCTCTGAGCCCCCTGCAGGTCCGACGACAAATGTCTGGGCGCTGTCCACCCCGTACGAGATTCCTGTAGGCGCGGAGGAAGGCGATGTAGGCTTCTATGGCTCTCTGGGGATGGTACTGCGGTCGCTGTCGCTTCCAGGTGGAGGGTCGGAGATGATCTGGCTCCCTAAAGAGGTAGACAACGGTACTCCGGTAGTGCGCGCGTACTTGCGAGGCACGGAGGCGACGGGATCATACGCTGCTCAGGGGCTGGCGGCGGTGACGGCGGGAGGAGGGACGATCACCCCAAATGTAGCCGGGTCAGGCATGACACGGTTCGATTCCAGCTCCGGGGCATCGAGATCGGCTTACGCTCAGGTCGTCACGTCTGGAGGCTGGGTGAGCGGCTCCACCAGGGTGTACGTGGTGGGGAAAGTGCGCGCAGCCTCTACCGCCGCCGGCACCGTGGCTGCCGCGCTCTTTCCTTACTGGTTCAGGAGAACTGGAGGGCCAGACGAGCTCATCATCATGCAGCGGGGCAGTACAGGGCCTGTGTACGCACGGGACGCGCAGACTGCACTGCCCATCATTGGGAGCCCATCCGGGCCAAATTTGCAGGTCAGGAACGGAGGGTCGGTCTGGGCGGCGCTGGCTGGGTCTGCTGAAGTCGTGCAGGTCGTCGATTCGGCCCAGGCAGGCGCTTGCGCGGTCTGGCGCAACGGATCCCTGTATCTGACGTCCCGACGCTCGCCTAACGGGGCGGTGTCGGATCTTATCGCCGCTGGGGTAATTCATGGGTCGGACGCGAGCGGCGCCTCTCAACTCGACATCGGTGACTGGTTCTTCATCACCTGGTGAGTCATGGAGCAGGGACAGCAGTACAGCCCGCTATGCCTGGTGGTTGCAGTAGCCGCATCGTGGTGTTTCGTCTCCCTGATCCACATCAGGGAGTGGGCACTTCCAGGAGGACGAAATGAGAGAATCAGAGGTCGCTACTGAGATCAAAGTCCAGGGGCTGACGGAGGCCCACGGGCTTCTGTGGCAGGCGTACACAAGGCCCTCCTCGCTATCCCCTGCCTTGGTGAACGGCGTGCGGGTGCACTGTGGGATGACCCCCCTCCCTGGGGCATCACTTCCCAGTGCCAACGCGCTGGCAGAGCACATGCAGCGCCTTTGGGGAGAGATGGCAGAAGCAAGAGGCTGGCGCCACGTGCCCCTGAAGAAGAACTTCAACCCTCGCCGGAGAGCCAGTGGCCATGAGGCAGGCCAGGTGATCTGGCATTGGACAGGAGGGGCTGGGGACGCAGTCAGGCTGGGCAACTTCTGGAACGGCGGAGATCGACAGGCCAGCTCCCACGCAGGCGTCGACGAGCACGGTGTGTGTTGGTACATTCACCCCCTGTGGACCACTTGGCATGTGCCTGGGCACAACAGCTGGTCCATTGGCGTGGACATCTGCGCCCCTCCAAAGGTCACTCAGCGCAAGGCAGCAGAGGCAAGGGGCATCTACGTTGGCGACTTGGACAGCAAGTGGCTGAAGCTGGACCCTCGTATTGCAGAAGAGGCAGGGAAGTTCCGAAAGATCCTGGATGTGGCCTGCCCACAGTCTCTGTCTCCATCTACGCACAGGTGGCTCACGCCTAAGTCGCGCCCAGAAGAGCTGCTCCCCTGGGAGCCAGACATGCTGCGGGCAGGGGCCATTGACGCGACAGGAAGCCCTTGACCTGGTGTTCTCAGGGTGGCGCTGCCGGCATTCACCTCGCGCTCTCCGGCCCGGTCGAGCTCCGGACCTCGTAAGGTTTCACATCCCAGGTGCGATACGAACCATTCGTAAGCGCCTGTAATCAATACTGTTATGGCCATCTGTTACCCGTCAACTCCCCTAGACGTGGCTGGCCATAACATGGGTGCACAGGGAATGGACCCTGTTCTCGCTGCAGAGGCGCCATCATGAGTACGCGGAAGCCCCAGTCCCCTCCCCCCGCACCGTTCCCCGTCCGTCAAGGGTCGGGGAAGTTTCCCCCCCTTGTGGCCAACTCTCTGGTGGTGGCCACCCGGCTTCTTCGCGAAGCAGGGTGGCTCCCTTTCGAGTGGGACAAGGTTTACCCGGGGGAAAGTCCGGAGGAGGCGCATGCCTCCGGCGCGAGGGCATTCCGTCAGGGGAGCCTGACCCTGACCTTCGACCCCCGGAGGCCGATCCACCCGTGGACCCTGCACGTGGCCCCCGTACAGGGCCGGTCGTGGGTTCACTTGGTTCAACAGCACCCCTGGGGACCCGACTCCCCTTCGGTCGCGGGGCTGCTGAGCCTGCCCGCAGCGGCATGGGACTACGCTGACGACGCCCAGGTGCATGAGCGCCTGAGGCTGGCGGGGTACGAGGTCGTGCCTTCTGCCGTTGAGGGCATCACCCAGTGGCGGGGGTGTCTGCCCGGGACAGGGCAGATGGTTCAGATCGTTCAGGACCGCCCCGCGGACGACCCGCAGTGCCCTCTGCAGGGATACTGGGAGCTCCACTGCCTCGTCCTCGACAAGAGGACGCTGGAAGTCCGGGGCTTCCCGCTGGCTGAGTCCAGGAAGGGGCTCGGCCCCTTCATGAGCATGTCTTACTCAGGCCGGGTCGGAGACCTGGTCGTAACCGACGCCACCGTTGGCGTCATGCTGGGAGTGGTCTAATGACTGCCATCTATAGCAAGATCAAAGAGCAGGCACTCGCGGCCACGAAGCGTCTCGCCCTCTCCAGCGTCCTGGCTGCTGGGGCAGGCAACGAAATGGCTCTGGAGGTCGCGGCCAGTGCCTTCAATATCCGGACGGGGCCTGAGCAGGCGTCGTCCTGGGGACTTCTGCTACGGCTTGGCACGAGGCTGCGTAAGTCGTCCTCCACCGTCTCCTATGAAGTCAGGCTGTTCTGTAGGGACGCCAATTTCTGGGGAAAGGGGGCGAAAGAGCCGGTCCCGGCGTACGTTCTGCTGACAGCGGTGGACCGGCAGGCAGACCAGCACTACCCGCTGGTTAGGCAGAAGATCCGGGCGTCCTCCATTGACGACGCGGTAGGGCAGGCGCTTCAGAGGGTCCAGTCCAAGAGGACCCAGGGGCACACGGTCTGGTCCCTGCTGGAGAATCCTTCAGAAGGAATGAATCTCCTGCCCTGGTGGGCGGGAACCATGGATTCTCCGCCTGCCCCCAGAGACTCAGAGGATCGCCGGCAGGCCGCAGCATCGTGCCAGGTGGAACAGGCGTACGCCTCCCTGCCTCCCATCGATGACTTCCCTGCGGAGGAATCCAAGCCATCCGCAAACCTTCTTCTCCCCTTTACGGACGAGGTGAAGGCCGAACCTCCTCCTCCTGACTACTGGGGCGGGCCCATCTGGACGCGCGTCAACTCCATCCTCGATGCGCGGAGGACCCAGCCAGCGAGGCTGCCAATTATTCTGGTCGTCGACACAGAGACCACGGGTCTCGACGCCACGGAGTCAGTGGTGACTGAACTGGGAGTCGCCGTATACAGCCTCGCACCCGAGCATGACCGCTGTTCTGGGCTGCTGATGCAGATGAGCACGATGATGGGAGGGGCGCTTACATCCTCTAAGTTCGTGCCAGCCGACGTGGACACGACTGCACCAGTCACAGGCATCTCGTCTGAGGGGTTCATTCCTGCAGCGAGATGGACAGGTTCGCAGGGATGGATGGAAGAGCGGGTCTTGAGCCTCTTCTCTCATGAAGACGTGGTTGCGGTCCTCGCCCACAACGCCGCCTTCGACCGGGCGTTCGTCGACCCTCTGCTCCCTGAAGAGATCAGAGAGGACGGCAAGCGCCCCCTGCTGTGGATTGACACAGCGTTCACGCGCCCTTGGGGCAAGGCACAGTTCATGGGAGACAGGACCAATCTCCGTGACTTGGTCCTGTCCCACAAGCTGGGCATCTCCAGCGCACACAGGGCGCTGGCGGACGTGGATATGATCACCCGGGTTCTCGACCTCTACACGGAGGATGAGTATGGGGACCCCACAAGGGTCGACCTTATCGACTGCCTCTGGAAGGAGAGTCAGCACCTGTGGTGGGACCCTAACGACCCCGCTGTGCAAGTCGTGGTTCACGTGTCGTACGAAAGCAGGGACGTGCCCAAGGGACTGGGGCTTCAGTGGGACCCGGAAAACAAGAACTGGCGCAAGATCTGCCGTCAGTCGGACGTCAAGGCCATCCGGGACAGGATTCACCACCCGGATAAGGTCTTCTACGAGATCTTGGGCGTGAAGGAGGCTATCGCTCTCCGCAACAAGGCGCTCATCCGCCGATGACTAGATCCCACCCCCTCCTCCTCCAAGGAGGGGGTCTCGGATCCCTGCGCGCTGCTCAGGCATATCTGCCTGACGCTGCGCCTTGGCGCCATCCAGCATTGACCTCAGCTCCTGCAGGATGGCAGGGTCAATGGCGGCGTCGTTCTTAGCTACCGCGAACGCCTCTTCCCACCTGTTCACGGGGATCTGCGAGAAGGATGCCACGAGGTCTTCCAGCGTCATCTCCTGCGCGGCCTCGGGGTTCTCCTCCACGGCCTCCTCCTCCTGTCCATCGCCCTGCAGAGTGAAGTTGGCAACGTTCTCCGCGATTCTGGATTCCAGGTCGAGGGGGCCTCCCTCGGCGGCAGGAGTAGGAGGAGGGACAGGCTGAGGCCCGGCTCCATGCATGCTTGGGTCCACAGGCGCGTGCATCGTCCTTTCCACCATGCTCTGGGCACGCCGGAGCTCGGGTGCGTTGGGGCCGAGGAACTGCATCATCCTGTTGGGGTCTGCACCCAGGAACGTGATCATGTCGTGGTCCCGCCGGACAGCAAGCGCGTTCTGGACTGCCTGTCCCAGCTCTGCCAGGGCTGCAATCCCTGCACCCCGGCCCTGTGCCTGCGCCTGAGCCTTCATGATGTTAGCTTGATTCTCTGCCTCGAGGTCGGCTCGCTTCTTCTGGATCTTGTTGTTGAAGTCGATGTCGTCCTCGATGGCCTTCTTCTCCGCCTCGTGATTGATGCGGAGCTCCGCGTGCAGGCGACTCATAGAGAGCTGCCCTGCGCTGACCATGGAAGAGAGCGCTCCCACGAATGCCAAGTCGTCTCCGATGCGCAGATCCGCCATGTCCAGCAGGTAGTTGCCCGGCTCCTCGCAGTAGATGCTGATGTGGTCGCTTACCCACTGAGCAAGTTCCTTGAGTCCGGTCTGCATCTCCTGCAGCAGCGCCAGCACCTGCTTGATGGAGACGTTGGATCCACTGTAGCTCATGCCCCCGAATAGGAACTCTACAGGGCACCCCAGAGATGCGCAGATCATCTCCATGGTGGCCCGGATCTCCTGGTGAACAGTCAAGGCCTTGCCCTCTCCTCCGACGGTGTGAGAGCCCACAGGGAAGGGCATGACCCCGCGGTAGTTCGGGTCACTGCTGTGGCGCTTCACCACGTCGGCGATTACTGGCATGTAGTTGCTGACGTTGATGTTGTCCCACAGCGTCGTACCCCCTGGGGAGGGGGCAGGGAAGAGGATGGTCAACGGGTTGAGCCCCTGAGCCGCAGTGGCTTGAGAGGACTTTTCGTAGATGCGTAGAAGCCACGTCTCCTTGAAGCTCGCCACCATGTCGGGGATAGGGAGTCCGTGAATGCCATGGGAAGGAAAGGGAGAGGTCCAGATAAAGACCTCTTCGTCCCGAAGACGCATGACGCGTCCGCCAGTGCCATCAGTAACTAAGGCATGGCCGGCGGGGCTCAGCACAGCTTCGAGGTACTCCTGTCGGTAACCCAGGAACATCTCGTGGTCGTACCTGGCGTAGTACTCGATCATCTCTACTTCGGAGTCAGGGATCCGGTAGTAGAGTCGGACGGCCCCGGTGAACTGGTTGCGGAGGGACCTGATGCAGTTCATGTCCAGCACGACAGGCTTGATGCGGTACTTGTCGTGACTGATGATCATGTCCCTGATGGGCGCGTCGAATGTCTTCTGACAGGAGGGGGTATCGCAGGAAAATACCTTCGCCCGGAGGTAGCCATCTACCAGCTGAAAGCTGCCAGGGCGCAGGTCGTTAGGGGTGCCACAGTGGGGACATGTGCACTGCTTGACGAAGGGCCTCTGAATCAGCGCCACCGCAGCAGAGTACATGCAGGCGGTCGCTGCAAATTGCTTCAAGAAGCTCCTGAGCTTGATGGTCTTGTCCAGGTAGTTGGCCCATTGCGTCGCGCCGTCGTCTCCCCCGATAGCGATGACCCCTGGCTGACGGGCACCTGCTGCATGATTTCCACCGGTGGCCTTCTTGACTGCGTCAGACGTGTCGGCAGCGTTGCGGACGAGGACTTCGGTGACAGGCAGCGTGGAGAAGTTGCGGACGTAGGTCTTGTGAGCGGGGGATGTGCAGGCCAGGTACCGGCAGAGCTCGTAGACCTCGTGGGGCTTGGAGGGCAGCTTTGTATCGGTGAGGTCCAGCCACTGGTTGGGGATGTACGTGCTCAGCGCGCTGCTGCCCGCCGCTCCTGTGATCCCTGTTACTCCCGCCAGCCCCGCTACGTCGTCGGCAGCAGTCATGCCCCGGCCGGTGTTGCCGGAGACTGGCAGAGGCGGCTTCGTCAGTGGGGGAGGGGGAGGAAGCGGAGTGGGCATGGTGTCTCCTGGCCACGGGAGTGCAGGTGTCGTGGATACGCGGACGACGCTACTTTATGCGTGCCGGCATGTCCACGGTGGCCATAACAGCCGTGCCCAGACATAGGTCACCGCCCTGCGCTCTGGAGAGAGGGACAGAGCGCAGGGCGGCTTCCTTTGGGCCAGGTGCTTAGAGGCTCAGCGGGGGGTGTAAATCCGCGGCCTCGCCCTGGGTGTACGCCCCATACAGAATCTGACCCGGGACGTCAAGGGCGCAGACGTTACAGGAGTCGACGCTCCAGCTCACGCAACGCGTCCTGCACAGAAGGGCGCGGAACGTGCTCCGGTGCCGTCCAGCGGCGGCACGCCACGACCGAGGAAGACTCGTCCAGCCGAACCTCATACATCGCGTCGGTCGCGTCCTTCCCCACCGCGAGACCTGCAGGGAGGTCTCGCACAAAGGCTTCCGGGATGGCGTCCGGTCGCCACTCACCTACCCTGACACGCACCTTACCATCTTCGCCGGGCAGGAGCCGGGCCGGCAGCCAGTCTCCACCGTTGTTCCAGCGCAGAGCTACCGGTATGTCGGCGAGGTAGATGCGACCGCCGAGCAGATCATGCTCCAACGCATCGCTGGTCCCGCACGCCAGCGTGACGAAGTCGTCGTTCAGACTCCTGTCGGTCGAGTACACGAACCGCCGGAGCAGACCCGCTACAAGCGCTGCATCGCCTACATCGGTAAGCCACAGGCGAGCCAGCGTCAGCAGGTGGTCCCATGCCCGGACATGGACGCGGGCATCCGCCTCGGACAACGCAGATGCATGGACATCCAGGAACCTGAGCAAGGCGCGCCGCGCGGTGCCCGTGCGACCGGCCCGAAGAAAGAGGCGGCTCTCAGCCAGCAAGGATTCGGCTGCAGGCGCTAGCCCTACCTGCGCCCCGCACACCGCACCTGCGCGATCCGTAGCCATCGCGGGGGAACCCTCAGGACGGGACCGCGGCAACTGATAGGCACCATGTGGAGACCGGCTGACCATCTTCTCACGCCTGACGTCTGTTCCCGGTCGCTCCTGCAGATCCGCAGGGGCACCATACATCTTCCCTGCGCGCACGTCGACCCCCTACCGTCGACAGCCAAGTTCGCATGGGCCCCTGAGCACTGGAGGCTGCGCCGTAGTCCTTTGTTCCATATCTTCAACAAAGAGTTGCAGTAGCCGCAACTGCCCTGGTCTCAGGGACTTAGCAGGGAGTCCCCCTCAGGACGCAGGAAGGACGACTGACGAGTCGCCCTTCGTTCTTCATACTGAACTTCCCGCCCACGATATCCGTGGGCCCTCTCACCCCAAGGACCGCATGTCTCCGATTGTCTTCACCGGCGAAGCTGCTCCCTCTCCTGCTCACGACACGAACTACAACTTGGAAGGCGGGAAATCCGCTCCCATTCAGATGGACCCGGCCGCGCTGGCCACTGAGTACGCATTTCAAGAAGTGGGGGTACTGGAGCACTCCACGGGCACGACGGCCTTCGTGTGGGCCCCTGAGCACTGGTCCACCAACGCGGTCAGCATCCTCGCGAACAAGTACATGAGGAAGACCGGCGTTCCCGCCAGCGGGGACAGCGTCGTAGATGAGGATGCAGAGCACCCCCTGTCCCGATCCCACCTCACCCAGGTCAGCTCGACCAAGGCGGTCCCCGCATGGCTTCTCCCGAGGAAGCCAGCCCCAGGAGCGGCCCTGGGCAGAGAGACGCATGCCCATCAGGTATTCCACCGTCTGGCTGGCTGCTGGACCTACTGGGGCTGGCTTGAGGGTCGGTTCTCCACGGAGCAGGACGCGTGGGACTTCTACCGCAGCATCTACGCGGATCTCTACCACCAGAAGGCTGCACCCAACTCCCCGCAGTGGTTCAATACGGGTCTCCACTGGGCCTACGGCATCACAGGGCCTGCTCAAGGGCACTGGTTCATCAACGCCAAGGGGGAGGCAGAGAAGTCCAAGGACGCCTACAGCCGCCCACAGCCCCACGCCTGCTTCATTCAGGCCGTCAGCGATGACCTGACGGGGGAGGGAGGCATCATGGGCCTCTGGCAGCGGGAGGCCCTGGTGTTCAAGTTTGGCTCAGGCACAGGCTCCAACTTCTCGTCCATCCGCGCCAAGGGGGAGAAGCTCTCTGGCGGGGGAACGAGCTCTGGCCTGATGAGCTTCCTCAAGATCGGGGACACCGTAGGGGGAGCTATCAAGAGTGGAGGGACGACACGCCGGGCGGCCAAGATGGTCTGCGTGGACGTGGACCACCCGGAGATTGAGGACTTCATCGTCTGGAAGGCCCGAGAGGAGATGAAGGCGGCATCGCTTCATGTGGGCGCAGCTGCCCTTGTGGACTTCTCCAAGGCCATCCACTTGGCCAACAGGCTGCTGTCTGAGGGCCCCGCACGACCAGACGCAGACCAGCTGCTTCGAGACATGCTCAAGCACTGGTCCACCAGGGTGCATCCCAAGGTGTGGGACAGGTTCCTGTCCTTTGTCACGGCCGGCGGCGACCCGGTGACCTTCGCCAACATGATCTCCGACATGGAGATGAGCGTCGACTGGCAGGGAGAGGCTTACGAGACGGTCTCAGGTCAGAACGCCAACAACTCCGTTCGGGTCTCGGACGAGTTCATGCAGGCTGCCGCGGAGCTACGACCCTGGCACCTGACTGCCAGGACCACCGGGGAGACCATGAAGACGGTGGACGCCCGGGGGCTGTGGGACAGCATCTGTGAGTCGGCGTGGGCGTGCGCAGACCCCGGTCTACAGTTCGACGACACCATCAACTCCTGGAACACGCTGCCTTGGGAGGGACGAATCAACGCGTCCAACCCATGCTCGGAGTACATGTTCCTGGACGACACCGCATGCAACCTAGCGTCCCTCAACCTCGTCGCGTTCGCAGCGCGCGAGCCTGGGAAGAAGGCGAGGGCCTTCAACCTCCTGGCGTTTGCAGACGCATGTGAGCGGTGGACTCAGGTCCTTGACACCAGCGTGACCATGGCGCAGTTCCCGTCCCGCCAGATGGCCATCAACTCTGCCCGCTACCGGACTCTGGGCCTCGGCTACGCCAACCTAGGCGGTCTGCTCATGCGCATGGGCATCGCCTACGACAGCGATGACGGTCGCCACCTCGCTGCCCTCATCACAGGAACGCTGCAGATGTCGGCCATCAGGGCCAGTCATCGGACAGCGAACACGGACTCGATTCACCCCGCCGCCAAGGCAGCAGCCTATGCACCGGACCAGCCGGAAGACCGGCAGGGGCGCAACATCCGGGATACGGCAGTGATCATGCTCCGGCATCTTGACCTCTTCCAGTCAGTTCTCGATGTCGAGCAGCACACCACAGGCCAGAGGCGTGTCATCGACGCTCACGTCCGGGAGATCAGCCGCCGGACCAGCGGCGTGGTGTCCGCTGTCCAGAGCGGGGACGATCTATTCAACAACGCTCAGCTGTCTGTTCTCGCACCCACGGGCACCATCAGTCTGCTCATGGACTGCGACACCACAGGCATCGAGCCTGACTTCGCACTGGTGAAGTACAAGTCCCTCGCCGGCGGCGGCGGGATGACCATCGTCAACGCGTCTGTGCCGGAAGGGCTTATCGCCCTGGGGTACAAAGACGTCGGAGAGAAGGCAGACCAGATCCTGTCAGGCAAGCACCGCCTCGACGAAATTCTGGACCCTGCCCACGTCCCCGTCTTCGCAGTGGCGGCGAGCAACGACCCGAGCCCTGGGGCAGTCGTGTCGCCCTCTGGCCACGTCCAGATGATGGCTGTCTGTCAGCCCTTCATCAGTGGCGCCATCTCCAAGACCGTCAACCTCCCCACGGGCGCCACGGTTCAGGACGTCAGCTCCGTTTACCGGGAGGCATGGGCGTCTGGAGTCAAAGCTATCGCGCTCTATGTCGATGGCTCTAAGCTCAGCCAGCCGCTCAACGGTTCTCTGCACGGGCCTGACGAAATTCCTGAGCTTCCTCGCTTCAACGAGGAAAGCGAGACCCAGCGCATGCGTTCCATCCTCTCAGGCTCCACACGGCAGGAGTGGAAGTACGCGCCGGAGGAGCCACCCGAGTACCCTGCAGCAGAGGAGTACGAGTCGGCCGGCGGCTGGTCATCTCTCAGTCGCGGGCAGCGCCAGCGGCTTCCCAACCTCCGGGAGAGCATTACGCAGCGGGCACAGATCAACGGGGACTCCATCCACGTGACGGCGTCCTTCGACCCGTCCACCGGCAACCTGGCGGAGGTCTTCGCCAGCATGTACGGAGCAGGGAGCTCGATCAGCGGGCTCCTCGACGTGGTGGCCAAGCTGGCCTCCGTGGCGATGCAGCATGGAACGCCGGCGCAGGATGTCATCGACGTGCTGAAGGGGACGAAGTTCTCTCCTGCTGGCTTTGTGGCGCACCACGAAGCCATCAGGTCTGCGACGTCCGTGACGGACTTCATCGGCCGCCACCTTGAGTACCTGATTGACCGCCGAGAGAGGACAGATAACCTCCCGACTTCGCAAGAGAAAGTAGAGTTCTTTACCGATTCTGCTCCCGCGGCGCCTGTGCCTACCTCGGGCCTCACCGGGTCGATCTGCTCTTCATGCGGAGGCTCTCGAATGATCCGCGCCGGCTCGTGTGAGACGTGTCTGGACTGCGGATCGACGTCGGGCTGCGGGTGAGCTAAGGCAGATTTCCCTACGCCTACCTGACGGTCGATTCCGACTGAGGGCGCGTAAGCTCCCGACTCTACAACACAAAACTCAACTCTTTACCAGCACCGCGTGGCTTCCGAAGCACCCTGACACTTGAAGGGTGCGGCAGGCAGTCACGCGGTGCTGCTTTAGCCGTTGGTCGTCGCCTCCGGCCATAACACCCGTGTCCCAACCCCGGAGGTTTCATGGAGGACAGGTTGACGTTCGACCAAGTGGAGCAGGCACTATGCTCTGAGAAGTGGGCATTCCATGTGCGTGGGATGGAGAAGATCACCAAGGAGTGGAACAAGCGCTCGGGCGGTAAGCTCTCGCCTGAGAAGTTTCTGGACATCGTCTCGCAGGAGATGAAACTTGTCCGCTGCCGCATGGAGGAAGAAGAGCAATACCAGTCTTGTGGGGCTACTGAGGGCCTGGGGTGGCACAATCTGTTCTTGGAGCGGATGTTCCGGTTCTGCGGGTACACGCTCATGGAGGCAGCGGAGCCGTGGGTATCTGAGGGCGCAATGGAACTTGGCGGCGCGTGGCCGCACTTCCAGATCGTAGCCCATTCAGGAGGTCTGGTCCTGTGTCATCCAGGCAGGATGGCGTTCCATGAGCTAGGCCACGCGCTCACCTGCCGACCTGCTGACGGAAGAGGAGCAGGGTGGAACAGTACTTCGTTGACTCCGCATGCGAACGGCCCACGCGCAGAAAAGCGTGCACTCCAGACAGAGGCGCAGGCCTCGTCCATGGAGTCCCTGCTTCTCTGCCTGGTCGCACTGGGTGATGCCAAAGCCCTGTTTAGGAGCACGAAGGCGCCAGTAGAGCTGGTCTCCTCGTCCCCGCTCAGGGCGTTCGTGGTCAAAGAGTCGCGGGATACCCAGGCGCCTTGGGTACACCGCGAGATGGACCAGCACGTAGACAGATGGCAGTCGGTGCTTGCGTTCCTCTACCTGTACGCAGCCTACCTCGATGGGTCGCCCCTGCTGGCCAGGTGCTTGTGGGCGCTGGGTCTCAGCGGAGCGTCTAACGAGGACCACAGCACTGGCGAAGACGTCGTCGTGCGAGACCCTTCTCTGCAAGGCGGGATGAGGTTGGTCGGGAACTACCGATGGGCATGGCCTCAGGCTCTCGACAGGGGGGTGTCCAGCCCGCCCATGACGCTCAAGAGGGCGCTGCCCCCGCCGGTGTATCAGGTCTTCCTGTCAGGGGAAGAATGGGATACGTTCATCGACCGCACCTGTGTAGACGCGTGGTGGAGGGGCAGTGCAAAAGACAGGCAGCCCTTCGCGTTCAGGGCCTGCTACCAGTACACTGGTAGCCCGCTGCTGAACCACCCGTGGGGGTAACCGATTCAGAGCGGGCCATAACAAGTGCGACGCAGATGGGCTGCGTCCGACGTCAAGGGCAGTTTCTGCCCAGCCAATGCGCAAAGCGCACTACCCCCTGGAGACCATGACAGAGAACAAGCCTTTCCACCCCAGCGACATCCACGAGTCGCTCGAGGTTCCTTTCCCACCCTTCAATGTGCCCAGGGTGGTCGAGTTCCACGGGGCAGTCCCCCTGACTCCACCCATCGATGACTGCAAAGAGATCTATATCTACACGGTGGAGGGCCTGCCGGGGCTGCTGATGGTCTACGCTCCTGAGGGCGAAACGGCAGACCCGTGGATCCTTCTGGGGCCGGGCGCGGAGTCTCTAGCAAAGGCTCCCAGTCCGTGGGACCTGCCTCACATTGCGTTCTCCCATATGAAGCGTGCCTTGGCAGATACAATGGCGCAGGCGCTCAACTTGTCCTTCAGCCACCTGTCGCTCATGGAGGACGTAGGCAACGATCGAAGGAACTCAAGGGTTCTTGGTCACGCGGCGGAGGCCCTGTTTGATGTTGCATGGGCTCACTTCGTCCTCCAAGTGTCCGAAAAGCCGAGTGAGAAGCCCACCGCCCCACAAGAGACCGGTGACACCGACAAGGGGGGGCCATGTTGATCTCCATGCATCCCGCGCTCCACGACGAGGAGTGGAGCAAGTTGGAGCTGGACGTAGAGACTATCGTGGTCAAAAGACTGACCCTTCGCAGGTGCAAGCTCGTCGAGTTGGATAACTGGGAAGGCGTCTACGGTCCATTGGAGCCAGCGCACCGAGGATTCGCCCACTCATCCCCCGTCTTTGGGCTCAATGCAGTCTGGATCGTTCTCATCCCTGAAGTCCAGGAGGTGAGAGGTCGCTACCGGGTCACGGCATGGTGTGCAGGCTGCCTAGTCCAGCCTGCGTTCGCCACGGTTGACGCAGAGGACCCCGTTCTGCCCGCTCCTAAGAACTTCTGCGTGTCCACGACTCCGACATCTGCGCTTGACTCTCTTGCCAGAGCGGCGCACCGAGACGTCCTCATCGGGAATGCCGTCGTCGAGGCGACAGCGTAGCCCGGAACGCAGCCTGCATCTCCTGGAGCGCACTCTGCTGGCGGCTGCCAGCTGCTTGCGCTCCTTTTGTCTACTTCCGCCGCCATGCCTCGCGGTGTGCGGCCTCTTACCCAGAGAACCTACATGTCCTACATCGACGACAACCTGATGCCTCTTGAGACTGTCCAGGCCCGGGCAACCCTTCACTGGGTACGCTTCCTCCTCCCTGTCTTCCTTCTGGGGATGGCGGTCTTGCTCCACGCTGCCGAGTATCCTGTCCCGGCGCTTTACCTGGCCAGCTTTCTGGCCTTGGGGTACAGGGTGATGGAAACGTGGACCACTGAAATGGCGGCCACGACCAAGAGGATCCTCGGCAAGAAGGGGGTCATTGCCCGCAGGGCGTTGGATATGAACATCTCCAAGCTGGAGAGCGTGGAAGTTCACCAGAGCATCCTGGGTCGGATCCTAGGCTACGGGACGCTGGAGTTTCGAGGTGCTGGGTCCGGGAAGTCCCGGATGACGTGCATCTCCAATCCGACAGCCTTCAAGAAGGCTGTCTACGCCCAGATGCAAGACTGACCGTCCCGAAGGGGCAGGCTCGCCCACCAGGAGGGACCCCCTACGTCGATTTTACCAACGGCACCTCGGCAGGTACCCGCACCATGGCGCAACATGGAAGATCGCCCTTACCACCCCCCCGACTCTACGACATCCATCGAGATCAAGACGGACACCCAAGCGTCCCCTGCAGGAGAAGAGACGCTGCGGCTGATTCCTGTCCACAGCCCTGCACTGCCGGCTGACTCCATCATCTACAACGTGGAGGGCCGCCCAGGCATCGTCTTCGCGTACTTCAAGCGGCTCACTACGGAGCAGGAACCTTGGCACATCTTTGAGACGGCCCCGGACCACGGCAACGTCGTCGTCGCGTCAGGGGCTACTCCCAAGGCTGCCTATGATCTTGCGCTGGAGTCGACCACTCGATTCGTCGCCAAGTCCGTCAGGGACGTCATGGTGTCACACCGAGTGCTCTCCGCGCTGACGAGCTCAGAAGACGAACTGCACCGACAAGTCGAGTTCGGGTCCAAAGCCGTGACGGCGGTCTCACAAGTTGTGATGTCTGCAGCGATGCAAGCTGTGGCCAGAAGGATGGACACCGTTGCTCGAAAAGCATCGAGCCCTGACGACCAAGAGGACGACCGTGACTGAGCAGCACCCTGCACTACGAGAACCAAGAAACATGGAGGATTCCGTGAGCACCCATGTCGATCTTTCCCTTTTCTCTACGGAAGCGCGTCTGGAGACGCTCATGTCCGCCAAAGAAGCCGAGGTCTCTGCCGAGTTCGTGCAGCACCCCCGTTTCTTCTGGGTACCGGGGATGTGGGTAGAGCTGAAAGACCGGACGCTACAAGACCGTCTTCCGCTGACTGGGACTGTGGGGCTCCTGCGAGACGACGGCGTCACCCGTGAGCTGTGGAGTGCACCGCCCCCGCACAAGAAGGCAGAGGTGCTGGTCACAGACGACCACCTCTCGGAGTTCTACATCCCCAACCCGGTCGTCTCCTACACATCAGCCAAGGCATGCGCCGACGTCGTGGAGAAGGTATGGGGTGTCACAGGGGTCTTCGCTCGACCAGTTGAGGTGCTACCCCCAGGCATCACCTGGCTCAACCGGACCGCGTCCACCCCCGCGGAGATCAGATACGCTCTCCTCGTCCCGGAGTTCGCGTCGAACAAGACGAAGAAGAGGTGGCAGAGGGTGTTCCCCTCCCGACCCGAGGACTTGGCTGGGACGGTGTCGGAGTTGTATCTCCGTGCCCTTGAAGAGGCACCATGACAGCGCAGGCCGACCGGGCATGTCGCCCGTACTCTCTGGAGGCATCATGATAGAACTACGCAAGGGAGAGGAAGCCCGGCATCCCACTCAGAACGAGTGCCCGGGTTGGCCGCGCGAGGAGGTGACAACCCACACCGCCATGGGAGGGGACTGGACTGCTGAGGCGTACGTCGAGGTCCATGCCGAGTACTCTCCCTGGCCCATGGATGACGACGAACTAACAGGATTTGGGCTGGCGTTGCTTCCTCGTAAGTTTCAGCTGACACCGGATACGCTCTCTGCAGATACCCCATTCGCCACCTTCGACGCGAAGACGGGCTCGCAGGTGATCTCGCAGTTCCGCGATTGTTCTTTCCCCGGGGATGACGGCCCCAGGGAAGAGGGGGAGAGACCGTGTGATAGGTACGCGCTCTCGGTAGTCCACTACTACGGGAGCCAGAGTTGGTTCTGGTTCGTCACAGACACCAAGTACGTGGGCGCCAAAGACGAGCGAGTCGCTGCAGCTCAGCGCATCTGCTCCGGGGAGTCAGGGGACTTCATCGTCACCGTATGGAGGGGCGCCACAGTGAGGCCCCCGAAGGGAAAGAGTCTCCATGTTCTGGTCACTGAGGATTCCACTCTCGCCCTGATTGACGGTGCTCACGCGGACCAGGACATCCTCCAAGTGGCGGCAGAGTTGGCGCCCCTGACCCCTCCTACCGTGCCTGAGATCTTGGAGGCAATCCAACGGGACATCCATCAAGCCGAAGAACATAAGCAGCGGCTCGACCGCGCTGCGTTCGCGTTTTCCCGGGATCCCGGCACCAATGGAGAAGTCTATGACTCGTGACAAGTCCTTGTGCACGACTAGGCAGGACCTCTGCAGTGAGGTGACCGCCCTGATGGCTTCCTTTCAGACCTACCTCGACATACATGGACCCAAGGGCGCGTTCCTGCACGCGCTAGACGGTACCCCACCTCTGTCGTTGTCCAAGTTACTGGGTGTGGTGGACGTAGCTCCCCTTGTGAAGGTCGCCGGAATGATCGACTTGCACGCCTCTTCTGTGCGGTGGCAAGACGTGACGGCGGTGGTGGGCGACCGAGGGCCGTCGGAGGGGTTCGACCGATGGTTTACCGCCAAGATGAAGGAAGGGCACAAGTTTGCCCTTCGCGTCTACGAGCTCCAGCCCGACGGAGAACCCGCGGCCAGTGGGGTGGCGGCTGGGTTTCTCCGGTTCAGCCTGTTCGTCAGCTTCTCCGCCGACCTCAAGAATCAGATCATGGAGTGGGCGGTGTGGGCCGTCGCTGCCGACAGGCTCCTTGGCCGAGTAGAGAGGGCGTTCGATTACAGCAGCGCCACTGCGACGTCTGAGACGTCCAGCATCGACATCTGCCGCATGCTGGAGGAGGTGGTAGAGATGGCTGGCCGCCAGGAATTCTGACATCAGGCCTACCCCGGCCCATACCATCAAGGGGGCCGGGGTAGGCCAGTTTTCCCGCTGACCTACACTCGTGCGTAGGTAGAGCCACGTGCCCCCGGTGTGCAGGAGAGGAGCACGCGTCTCTGCTGCAGGCACGCTACTCATTCAGGGCAGGTCTCGCAACTAAGAGAAGGCGCTGCTGCGCCGCCGGCTGGCGCCGGCCTCTCTTAGCCCACCAGGAGGTGCTCTGAAACCTGCCGGGCTAGTGCCCTCAGGTTGAGCATGTCTTGAACGAACGAACTACATCTCTGGAGGCAGGGGTCCTTGTCGACAAGGGCGACTTCGTTCCGACATAGGACGTGCACCAGCTGCGCCCAAGGGCTCTGGTCATCTTCCCACCCTTCTTCGCGCAGCAGGGCTCTGAGGATGGTCCTGGCCATCTGCTCAGTCTCCCTGTCGTGGGCTGACATGCGGTCAAGCGACTTGTCCAGACTCCGATAGAAGTTGATTGAGTACACCACATCGAAGAGGATACGGAATAAAGCAGCCACCGCCCCACGTGCCACCCCCAAGCTGTCTGGTCGGATGATTCGGTCGCCGGGGAGTGGGCTTTCTCTAGGCGCGCCAAAGCTCAAGGTCACTGAGCCGCTTCTGACGAGTCCCCCTCGAATCCTTGTCCACGGATACGCCTGAAGGCTGGAGCATAAAGTCTCGTCCACGTGTGGAGTCCAGTCGTCGGCGCGAAACTGCATCAACAGCCCCAGCTCGGAGCAAAGGTACCCACTTGCGTACTTTTGCCGCCGGAAGACGAACGGTGAGTCCCACAGGCGAAGCGTCTTCGGTACGTCCCCTGATTGGTACGGGATCAAGAAGGAGTAGACAGATTTCCACAGATCTCCCCCTCCGACATTTACCCTGGTGGGGTTCTCCCCGGAAGGCATCGCAGCCAGCGTGGTGGCTGTACACGCGTCTGCTGCGATGAAACAGGAGAAGACGGTGACGTCCTGATGCCGTACCGCGACGTTGATGACGACCCCGGAGGACACGGCGATTCTGGACCAGTCGCCCTTCTTCTTGTCCGGGTGCAGATCTACGTGGTAGGCAAAGTCACGGGCCCATGAAGAGGAGTTTACCATCTCCAGCAGCCGAGAGGACAAGGCCTTTCCAGAGCGAACGGTTACCTTTCCAGGTTCTCCAGCCAGTACCACCCCTTCGTCTGTCAGGCTTAGGTACTCCAGCTCGACCAGTAGCTTCCTCAGCGCCGCATGGCTCAGGTGCGGCGCTGAAGAGGCTGACCGAGAAGCAGCCTGCTCCTCTACAGCCTTCTCTGCGTCAAGGTGAGTGGCGTGCCTGTAGTGGCCCATGGAGAACCCGTAGCCTTCGGCAGGGGCGGGCGGCGTGTATTGCTGGATCATGTCAATCATTCTTCCACCTCCTGCGCCATGCGGGCCCGCCGCTCCCGGTACTCAAGGTAGCTCCGGTTGTCCTCCACGTAGGTGTAGACCTTCCTAGGGGTGCGAGCCCAGAATAGTCCCATCTTCGTCGGCCAGGGGAGGCTGAGAGCGCCTAGGAGTCGCTTATCCCGGTAGCTCTGCGCATCCAGGATGTTCAGGTCAATCTGGTCGATGCGCCGGAAGCCTGCCTGGTTCCAAGGTTCTGAGAACAGGGTGCTGATGTCCCAATCGTCCTTCAGCAGGTGCCAGCCCCTCTCCTTTGCACCGATCATCCTCCGAAGCTGCAGGATGCACATGGCGTGGGCAAAGTCCCTCCTCTGCTGGTCGTTTTCGAGCTGCCAGAACAGCTCCCATCCTCTGGGGCTTACCTTGTGGGACCAGTGCCAGCGAGTCTGAAGGTCGGCTTCTTCAATGCAGAGGGTGGCAAGGCTGCGGTCTGCCTCTTCCAGCCTGGGGAGCCAGGTCCCATCCGCCGCACAGTACTCCTCCCAGTACACCTCGCCGTTCGACACGTCCCGCAAGGCCGTGAGAACGGTCTCCAGAGGAAGAAGAGGCACAGGGACGCAGAAGAACTCCAGCCCGTCCATCACGGTGTAGTTGCCCGGGTCCTGGTACCGAAGGTTGTTGTCCCCGTAGTTGGTGAACCCTACCACCAGTCTCATATTCTGTACGTGGCCGCGGGACCACGGGGCGTGCGGGATAGGAACGTTCACAGCGGCGGCGAACGTTCCTCCGTCCTCGAAGTAGGAGTCCTCACTGCTTGCGGTCGGGAATCTCCCGAACCCTGGGGCCAAGTGCGCGTTACCTCCCGTGGGGTGGAAGTAGATGTCATGGTCCCACACCCCGCCAACGCGGGCACCGGCCGGGCGGCCATCAGGGCCTGCCTCCAGGAGCCGCAGCCGGCTGTAGTCCATCCGGTCGGTATCACGGATGCGTGGGAATACGGCCTGAGGCAAATCTTGGTACTTCATCGCTGCCCTCTGCTTCTGGGTCGAGGTTGCCGAACAGGGTCCCGTCAACGCAGAATGCGTCCCGGACCCAAGGTAGTTCAGGGTGATCTGCTGCGCCCACGGTCAGCACCAGATTCTTCACCAAGGTGCTTACCGCCCCGTCAAGGGCGCTGTAGTCCACCAGGGCCTTACTGGGGCCCCTGCTCGCTGCGGGTACCTTGACCCGGGCAGACGCGATTTCAATGTACCCAGGGGACGAAACCTGCGCGTTAGGCCCGACAACATCGGCCCCAACCAACTGCAGCAGTCTGGATCTGTACCCCCCGGCCACCGCGGCGACGAGGTCTCCCACGGCTCCTGAGCTCTGCACCATCACATTGCCCTCAACGAAATCGTCAGGGCACCCATCCTCGTGCCTGAGGGGGGGAGCGCCAGGAGAGCGTGCCTCTTCCGCGGCGGCGATGGCGTCGTAGTAGAGCACCTGGATATCAATGTTCGCGCTCTCCCACGCGGCATCATCGCAGTCCTGCCACTGCATGGAGAGATAGAGCCAGAGCAGAACGTCCTGGCTCGACAGCCGGGCGAGAGACGAGATGAGAACCAGGTTGGCGCCTGCCACGCTATCCAGCAATGGCGCGTTGGGTACTTTCATCTCTTCTGTAGGTTGAAGCCGGGGGCCCTGGCGGAAGATAATCCTGCGGTCCTCTCCGTCAGAGTCCAGCCATCCCGCCAGCTGCAGCATGGCAATGCCCAGGTTCTCGTCGGTCATCCTCCTTTTCAACTTCTCCTCTTCCGTCAGGGTTTCCCTCAGACTGGCGAAGAAGTCGTCCCCCACGCATGTGCCAAGAGGCGCTATGACGATGGAGTGCAAGGCCTCGGTCGCCGCGACCAAGTGAGGGTGCGTGGCGTGAGCACGCGCCAAGGACGCATGCGTATGGTAGGCCAGAGACGCCAAGGTAATGAGGCGAAAGGCCCAGGGCACGTTCTGATACCTGCCGGACAGAGGGGCGAAGACCGGGCAGGTGGCGCGCACTGCAGCGGTGGATCCTCTACCGTAGGTGAATGGAGACAGAGGAAAGTTCAGGTCTCTGACGGGCTTCACTGCCAGGTAGACCTCGTCCATGACCTCGTTTACTGCCTCAGGTAGGCGCTCGGCCATCACCCGGGCGCACTCCAAGTAGGGAGCGTCCCTCCAGCGGGCGCTATCCTGGTCTGGCCCTTGAAATCGGTAAGGATTCCGTGCCCCAGCCGTGCGGATGTGAGAACCACTGGGCCCGACACCGCTTTCGAGCCCACGCACTGGCATGCGCAGGTACTCGACGTAGTTGGAGATGGCTGCTGCTTGGTACGGGCACAGCAGTGCCTCTTTCAGCAGGGTAGGCAAATCCTTCTGGGGCTTGGCAAACTGGTTAGCCAGACGAGCCGCCACGGCCACGCACACGTCGAGGAACATAGCCCAGAAGCCAGGAGACAAGTACACCGGGACGTTGTCCCATCTGCCGGCCTTGACCGTCCCCGACACGGCCCCCGTCTGCGCTGCTGCAGACTGAAGAGCGCTCGACAGCGCCCGCAGCCGGGACTCTGCACCGGCCCGAGACGTGGCTGGGTCGCTCCACAGCTGCTCGACGAACCGGCTCAAGGCGTTCTTTTCCGCGTCTCGGGAGATGAACTCCTGAACTAGAGCCCGTAGGTCAGCAAGGCTGACGCTGACCTCCGGGCCTAGCGAAGTGGGGGCTTCGGTCAGTGGGGTAGAGGGGTCGGCTATGTGGAGAGAGATGCAGACCGCGGTCGTGGCCAAATTGGAAATCATGCGGTCTGCTGCGTCATCGCACTCGCTGCGATCGAGGCTGCTCTTCTTCAGGAAGGCCCTCTGTCGATGACACAGCGCGGCTTCTGGGCCGATCTCAGCCGCAACAGCCAGAAAGGTGGACCACCCCGACTCGAGGAACTTGGCGAAGTTGGGGGATGCCGCCCTGTTGGCTGCGCTGAGGAGGTAGAGCAGCGGCGAAAGAAGCTCTCGATGTTCTGGACCCCTGAGCGGCACCGGGATGTTCTTGGCGTTATGTCGGGTAGTCATGTGGTGTCCTCTGAGATTTGCACTAACGCAGGCTGATCCCTGCAGCCGTGTTATGGCCGGGAGTGGACTAGGGGTGGGCTAGAGGGTGGACTAGGGGGGGCGGGGTTTGGTAACGTGCAGTGGTACTCGTCTCTGTGAGGAGATCCATGCAGCCTTCATCTCATCTCTACTGTCTCGCCAAGCTCTCTGCCCAAGGGATGCCACCCAGCTTCCCTAGTCGTATTGAAGCTGCGGAAAGGGCGGGGGACGCCCACTTGGGGCGACTTCAAGAGCGGCTGGAAAAGGCCAGGGATACCCGGGATAACACGCCAATCGGCCTCATGGATTGGGGAGTAGGGGCAGTTACCGGGGGAGCGGCAGGGGCCGGGATAGGGGCTTGGGCTCCTATCAACAGATGGGCACCTGTCTCGCTGGCAGGCGCGGCCATTGGATCTGTAGGGGGAAGTTACCTCCAGTCGAAGGCAATCAAGTCGTTGCGACGTCGTAACGCCGAAAGAGCCGAGATAGACCTCGCCGCGGCAGTACGTGCCAGAGACGACATGAGAGCAGGGGTTGTCAGGCCGGACGGGTCCTACGACGAGTCCGCTTTGGATAACTTTCCCATGTCTTCCTACACGTTGGACGAGAGACGCCGGAAGCTTCAAATAGGCGACGTAAACGCGATAAACTACGGTCATCTTGGGGGATCGGTATTAGGCGCAACAGGCGCGGTAGTCGGGGCAGCTGTGGGCGCGGCAGCAAAGCCAGCTTCACATTTCCCCCGGGGGAGAGCAGCGCTAGCTTTAGGCAGTGCTGGTGCGCTCTTAGGGGGAGCGGTGGGGGAAGCTGCAATGGTGGACGCGACCCGTAGAACGAACCTGAGAGAGCGCATCCGCCCTTCGAACCCGTATTATGGGTATGCGGCCGACACGTTTGCTGATGGGACAACCTCTTCCCCTCAGTAGATCGACCTTACCGGCGTCGTAGGCCCACAGGGACGGGTTGGACAAGACACGGCGTCGAGGATAAACAGGAGACGCGCCCGCCATTCACGAGGATAGGATGCTCCGGTCAACTCAACTCTACTGCTTCAGCAAGCTCTCCAACTCAGACGAGCCGACTATCCTCCCAAGCCGTATCGCGCTCGCGGAACGGGTTGGGGGGGCTGGCTTGAGGCACGCTCAAGCGCTGTTGGAGGAAGCCCAGCGTAGCGAAGCCGCGGGGGTACGCGGCTTGGGGCACTGGGCGGCAGGAGCTCTGGGAGGCGGAGCCATGGGGGCAGGAGTGGGGGCCCTCTTTCGCAGGGCCCCTGCTGCCTCCTTGGCCGGGGCAGCAATCGGAGCCGTAGGGGGCGGGGTCATGCAATCGCGCGCGTCCAACTCCATGCTCCGACAGAGAGTCGAACGAGCTAATGCCAACGCGGCGGCGGCGGCGCGCGCATTGGATAACATGAGAGCAGGGGTTGTCAGGCCGGACGGGTCCTACGACGAGTCCGCTTTGGACAGGCTTCCCGTTCTCGCTCTCACTGCCGAAGAAAATGCTCGCTTTGAAGCTTCAAAACGGGCGCTCATAAGGGACTCCGCAGTCTACGGGGGGGCAGCAGCGAGTCCGGTGCTTGCGACAGTTGGTGCGGCGCTGGGGGCCGGAGGGGCCCCTTTGCCTGGTTTCACGCGAGGCAGGACAGCTCTGATCGGGGCGGCGCTGGGAGCAGGGGTGGGCGCAGCGATGGGGGCAGAATCAGTGTCTAGGGCAACCAGAAACATGCTCAACCATTGGGACAGAACTCCCGTCGCATCGTTCGGAGACCTCTCCGATGCCCTCGCCCGCGCCCTCCATGAGCAGGTCATTCCTAAGTAGTTCGGGCCTGCCCCGGGGCGCGTAGCTTGTCGGAATGGACGGGGCTAGCGCCGTAGGGTAGAACAGAGTCGACCCCCCTGTGAGGAACTACGATGCTCCACCGATCTACTCGTGCGTTCGCTCTCCGAAAGCTCTCTGCACATCCAGGCGAGTCGGCACCGGTATCAATGGGGGCCGTCAGATACGCTGCCGCTTTCCCTGACGAGTTCAACAGCACGAAGCCGGGGTACGAAGCGGTGCAGGAGGCTACAGCAGGAGACCCGCTTCGGTACGCGCTCGCCGCCCAATTGAGGGACGCCAACCAGCGCGCCGCCGCGCACCTGCAGAACATGTCTCCCCCCAAGATGCCAAACGGTACGGACCTGGGGCTGGGAGGAGCGAGCGGAGCCATGCTCGGCGCCGCGCTCGGGTCTCGGTTCCGAGGTACACTGGGCGGGGTAGCTCTAGGCGCTGGCGTGGGGGCTCTTGGCGGAGTCGGGGCGGTGGCTGCAAGCTACGGAGCGCAGCGTGCTCTGGCTTCGGGATCTACGCGGCGGCTGCAGCAAGGGTTGGATCGAGGAGTACAGAACATCTCTGCCAACCCGACCATCCCTGGGGGGGTCGACCCCTCCAGGCTGGACAGCACACAGTCCTTGGCAGACGAGGACATTCGGGCCATCAACGCGAGCCACCGCATGGCTACGGGGCTGAGGTCCGCGACCGGCGCTGCCACGATGTCCGCGCTGGCATCGGGAGCGATCAACATGGCGCTGGCACCCTCCGGAGAGCGCCTTGCTCGTCTGGGCGCGGCATCCCCCTACATCGCTGGTGCGGCTGCGCTGGGAGGCGCTCTCAGTGGGGTGATGGGGTCACGTGGGCTGTTGGACCGTGATCAGTGGGCAAAGACTTACGGGCAGAGGGCGGACTTGGCGAAGGGTAGGTTCGACTCGGTAAGGCAGCAGCTTGATGCCGCTCGACAGGCGCAGGCAGTGGACCCCCAGGCTGCATATCTCTGACATCATAAGGAGCTCTCGCGGTGACGTGGCCATAATGCCTGTGCAGGGATAGGCCCTGCCGCAGACAAAGGCCGAAGATGAAAGCCAGAGACATCAAAGCGAAGAGAACGGGGGAGGTCGTCAAGATCGGGCCGCTCGGGAAAGACGACGGTTCCGTGGTCGCGCACATCAAAACGACCATGTACGTCTACTGTGGGCATGGCAGTAGCCCATCGGAGGCCCTCACGGACTTGGCGAAAGTCATCGAGGACTCAGGAGGGCGTAGCTGGCAACAGGATGGCGTGCTGGAGATAGCAGCAGACATCCGGGACCTGGCTCACAATCTGCAGAAGGAGGAAGAGGAGCCATGCCCAGTCCTCTGAGGCTGAGGCAGAGGCAGAGGCAGTAGAGTTCATCACGCCGCTCACCAGCCTTCTAGGCGAAGGCGGCCCTTACCAAGACGACGAGGATGCACAATGATCAAGGTCAAGGTCTTGTACCCGGACGGATGGAAGAAGACGTACTGCGAGTACCACGGGGATGACTGGGGCACAAAGAAGAAGGAGATGCAGCGGCGGGCCAACGACATCAAGCTGCTGTTCTCCAAGCTGGACAGGCACAGTGCCACCCAGCGCCCACAGGAGATAGATGTGCAGGTCCGTCTCCTAGTCGGCGGGCCTGCAGTAGACGGCGACGTGATTGCTGAGGTTTTCCGCGGCGGCAAGACTCGGATCGCCACCCTGACTGTCATGGCTTCCAAGGATAGGAGATCGCCTGACTCGCTTCTGTTCCAGGGACAGGACCAGGTAAATCAGTGGTTCTCCCGGGACAAGATGACAGACGAGCGTTGGCAGGAGTGGCTCGCCAAGAAGCTATCGTCTTGACGAGCAGGTCGAGGCAGCATCGCCATTGGCAGGCTGCGGATGACCGTGTATCTTAGGCTGCGAACCTCTGCCGGAGACGGTCATGCGCCTAGTCGCCAGATACGCTGTCCAGAAGCTGTCATCCTCGTTCCTCGCAGATATCGAGGGGGAGAGGTCTGCCATCCTTCGCGAACTCCGCCGGCCTCCAAGCGTAGGGAGATCGGCCTATGACCGCGAGTACGACGACTTCGACTTCCCCAATAGGGACACAAGGTACGACGTTGAGGACATGATGGTCCGGCGGCATAGCTACAATGACCACATCGACGCGCTGGGCAAAATCATTCGCATGGAGCGGAAGTTCACCCCAGGGGCGCCCGATGCCTACGCAACCTTGGAGCAGTTGCGCGAGGCGCAAGACTCTCTGCGCGAGGCGGACCAGGATTATCGGGTTGGCTACCACCAGACTGGAGACGGAATCCGTCGCGACCTTGACATTGACCCTGAAGAGTTCGGCCGCATTCGCGCGGGCATGGGTCGTCTTGATGACGACGAACAGGCCCGGCATTGGTCGTCGATCCAGCCAAGCAAGGCGCATAGTCTAGAAATGCGTCACGCGCAGGCGGTGCAAGCAAGAGCCGTGCCCTCTGGGGTAGCGACCGGAATCCTAGCGGGCATGGTGGCTGCCCCATCTCTTGCCCACCTTGGGTCATTGGTGGGGAATAGCCCTCGCACCCGGGCGATCGGCAAGGGTATCGGCGCAGGGCTAGGCGCAGGGCTAGGCCTTCTGGCAGGTCACGTAGACTATCGAAGTACTGTGAACAAGGCCGCCCAAATCCGCGAAACGGCAGACAGAGACCGCCAAGAGCGAGAGACCAGAAACTACCGGCTGGCCTCTATGCTCAGGGACCGCAGTGGCGCAGCGGACCTGGCCGCAGCTCCCGGCAAGATTCTGCGTGTCGATCGAGAGCCAGATCACGACATCGACATGATCATGGGGCATCGGATGTTGCCGGGACGTCGGTTCCTCTTCGACAACCAGAACGGCCTACTCTCGACCGTCGACGCTATTCGCCTACGAGAAGACTGATCCCAGGGAGATCACATGGCATTCCATCGAAATGACCAACGTCGGGAGGGGCTCAAGATGTCCCCCTCTGCGTATCAAAAGTACATAGGTGCTCAGTCCAACGCAGTCACCGCGGCCTCCCTTACCGGGTCGATCGGAAGTTTCGTGCTGAACCGGCTCGCCGCCGCCGCCACCGCGGGCAGGTCTGGGACTCCAGAAATGCCGCGTTACCAGGATATGCACCCTCCCGTGCGTATCCCTATGTCTCGCCCCGGCGACGCGGCCCTCGACTCGTTCAAGCAGGTGGATGCATTCAACCAAAGACGTCTCAGAGAGTTGACGCTTGATAAATCGATCGCCCTCAGCAACACCCCTGATCCGTTGAGGGTAATGGCGCAGCGGGCAGGGTTCGGCAGCATGGACCCCGGCGTGCTGCACCTTGAAAAGGTCGACGGGGGCGCATTCGCCAGCAATATTCATAGGCTGAGAGGTCAGCCGACAGTCGGGGTGATGGGATACCCAAGTGTAGGGACCCTCGCTCACGAGCTTGGGCATGCCACTCAGGTGCACCCAGGGGCTGTCAACGCATTCAGAAGGAACGTGTTGCTGCCTCTCATGGGCATCAAAAATATCGACCGTTCCGGGTACCTGCAGACTGGGTCATCGATCCTAGCGGCTCTTGCTGGTGCGAGCAAGAAGGAAGACTCAAAGGATAGAACGACAGCTCTGGCTATCGCAGGGCTTCTTCATGCCCCTGTTCTTGCCACGCAGGCAGAGGAGATCGCCGCAGATGTACATGCCACCAGGATAGTGGGAGGTACACTGAAGACACCCTCAGGTCGCGCTGCTTTTGCTCGGTACCTTCGCCACCGGGCCCCAAGCGCGGCTACCTACGCTGCTATTACTGCGGCGCCTTTTCTCTCTTACGGGATGGGCCGTCTTCTGTCACCGGACCCTAAGAAGTACCAAGACTTGAAGGACAAGGAAGAGCCTCTCAACCAGCAAGACGACTCCTGGGACCCGGATCTTCCATGGGTAACCTAGCCAAGACCTCCGCGATGACGCGCGTATGCGCGTCTTCTGACTTCCCATTCCTACGGAGAGCGAACATGAACTACGACTACTGCCGCAGTTATCTACTTCAGAAGATCTCAGCTGACGCCGGTACTCGGGCTATCGCCCGTGGAGAGCTGGGCCCCCTGAGCCAGAGCTACGTGGAGGCGCTACGGGGCAGCCGACTTGACCTTCGGCGTTTGGGTATCCAAGGTAGCCCCCTAGACGTGCAAGCGGCGGGGGCCGTCGAAAATGCTAGAGCCGTTGACCTCCATCCCAACGTTTGGAAACGCAAGAACCGTCCTGATCCCAGCTCCACTCGGGGGCAGACGGGGTATTCGCTTTTCGGGACCAAGTATCCGCATGTAGACCCCCTTAGCGTAAGGGGGACGTCAATCGGTCACGGCTCAATACAGGCTCTCCCAGGCGCTATGCCCGTCAACGCGGTCTCAACTCCACAGCGAGAGGCTCTTATTGCGGCTAATCGCCAAACGACCAAGGACTTGGTAAACCGAGTGAACGTACTGGAGACGCGGAGATATTCCGGATTGGAGAGGGAAAGGGAGGGGTGGATCACCACCCTGGCTGAAGCAAATGCAAAGCGCAGGCTGGATCTTGGGGACAGCTTCAAGCCCCTGGGCCCTCAGCCCCTGAACGCCAGAGACCTTCCTAACCATAAGCTTCCTCCTTATCTTACAGGGGGTAACATGGCGGATGAGTTCATCCCCCGGAACAGGCCCGGGGACTGGAGGATATTTGCTCCCTTCCCAGATCTCTCTGCGGGTTCCCCCCCGGCATCGGGGGCCGCAGCAGACGCAGTAGACGCGGTCACTCCTGGTCTTGACGCCGCTCAGTCGGCAGGACGGCTCAAAAGAATGCAGAGACTCCGTCGCGTTGGCGGAGCTGCGGCCGCAGCCGCCCTCCTAGGGGGAGGACTGTACGCGCTGACTAGATGACCCCTGTAGCGCCTCGTCGCCAGGTGCTGTATGAAGGTTGCCACCCCGTCTCGGACAGGAGAGGACATGGCACCCCCCTACGACATCGACGACTTCGAGAACACCGCTGCTGACCCCAACGCGGGGTGGGAAGGAGGCCCTCCTGTAGGCATGGAGAAGGTCTCCAGGACGGAGCGAGACAACTACCCGAGGTCTGCCCCATCCGCGATGCTGTCCGACCGCCCCATGACCCCCCAGGAAGAGGAGCGGCGGCGCATCATGAGGTCCCTTGAGGACCCTCGCGACATGGCGAGAGACGTCGTGAACAAGACCGTCTCCGCGCTGGACCGAACGTTCGCAGACCCCATCTCCGGCGGTCGGTACCGGGTAGAGCGCGTGGGAGATCTCATCGTAGAGGACATCCCTGACCCTTGGGACCACGCCGCCGTTGCTGACACCATCGCCAGGGACGGGACCTACGGGCCGCTCGTCAAGGGCAGATTCCGCATCCTCGACACCAAGGAGACGGACGCCGACGGGAACCCCAAGGTGGTCAAGGAGCAGGTCATCAACCTGGCCCGAGTGCCCACGCCAACGGCAGACCGGGCCTACGTGGTAGGCGGAAAGAAGCGGGCCATGATGAGCCAGTTCCGGCGACTCCCCGGCGTGTTTACCCGGACCAACGCTAAGGGGGAGACGGAGCTCGAGGCCAACCTGGACCCGTCGACTTCGTCTCAGCTCCCCAGCTTCAAGGTGGTCTTGGACCGAACGACCAATGACACAGCCACCCCGTTCAAGATGCGCATCGGGACCATGAAGTCCGGGGACGCGTGGCAGGTGGCCAAGCTCCTGGGAGCTGACGCGAAGGACCTGAAGGAGGCCGTGGGGGAGGAGACGGCGGCCAAGATCCTCAAGACGGACTCCAAGGATCGTTACGAGCGCGAGATGCGCAAGCTGTACGGTAAGATCCATGCTGCCGACCGCGGGGGCATGGGCAAGACCAACGCCAAGCACCTACCTCTGGGGGAGATCGAGGCTGACCTCATGAAACAGTTCACCACGTCCTACATCTCCCCGGAGGTCAGCAAGATGACCTTGGGGAAAGAGACGGACCGCGTGGACAAAGACGTGCTTCTCACTGGGTTCCGACGTCTCCAGGCTGTGGCGTCCGGTGATGAAGAAGAAGACGACCGTGAGTCGCTCGCGCTGAAGCAGGTCATGGGGCCAGCCGACCTGATCGCGGAGTCCGTAGGCCGGTCCTCAACGGTGGAGAAGAACCGGCGCGCCATGTCGTCTAAGCTGAGGGCGCTGACTTTCAACAAGGACGCCAACCCGAACCTGGCGCAAATCGTCGGGCCACGCTTTCGCAAGGCCATCGAGGCAAAGACCTCCACCTCGATGGAGCAGCGGACTCTGGACTCCACGACCCCTATCGACACCATCGCCCAGGCTACTACGACCACCATCCTGGGAGCAGGCGCCATCGGCAGCGAGCAGGCCATTCCTGATGAAGCCAAGCTGCTGAACAGTGGCGGCTTCGGTTTCCTGGACCCTCTTCACACGCCGGAGAGCGCGCGGTCGGGCGTGGTGCTTCACAAGCCCATGAGGACCGGGGTCAAGACAGTCGAGACGGGGAGAGCCTCTCAGCCGACGATCAACGTCTTGACGTCCGAGTTCCTCGACCGGAGCGGGAAGCCACTGGAGCTCTCCTCTGCGGAGGTGAAGGGCAAGCCCATTGGGCTCTTCGACCAATACGACCGGGGCGAAGACGGGAAAATCAAGCCTAAGAACCTCCCCGGCGGCGTGGTCAAGGCACTGGTGGACGGTCAGGTCAAGCTGGTTGACCCCAAAGAGATCAGCGTGTGGGCCCAGGACGCTGGGCAGGCGTTTGACATCAACTCCAGCCTCATCCCTTTCGCCAACTCCATCTCCGGCGGGCGCGTCGGCTACTCCAGCAAGCAGACTCAACAATCACTGCCCCTGAAGTACCGGGAAGCGCCGTTGGTGCAGGTCCGCGCTCCTGGTTCCGCCAACTCGATGGAGGCCCTGCTGGGAGAAGAGGCAGGCGCGGTCAACTCTCCTGTAGACGGCACCATCGTCGACATAGTGGACACGCCCAAGAAGAGGACGGTGACCATCAAGCCGAAAGATGGGGGCAAGGACATCACCCTCTCCGTCCCCCACAACATCGCCATGCCTGGTGGCTCGCTGATGGACAGTGAGATGAAGGTCAAGCAGGGTGACTCCGTCTCAAGGGGGCAGCTCATCGCGGACTCTACCTTTACCAAGGATGGAGTCATGGCTGCAGGGACGAACCTGCGGGTCGCCTACCTCCCCTACTACACGTCGACCTTCGAGGACGCCATCGTCCTCAGCAAGTCGGCGGCTGACAAACTCACGTCCCTTCACATGTACGAAGAGAAGGTGAGGGGCAAGGGCGTGGATCTGGGCAAGAGCCTGTACGTAACTCGCACAGGTACTCCGCTGTCCAAGGAGGAGGACGATAGCATTGGGGACGACGGAATCGTCAAGGTGGGGACGCGCGTCAAGCCAGGGCAGCTGCTGGTCGCCGGCTCTCGCTCTCAAGCCATGACCGGGTCTGACATTGAGACCGCGGCTGCACTGCTGGGTCTATACGGGACCAAGAACAAGCGAGGCGTCACCACCCGAGTCGCGGAGTTTGAGCAGCGCTGGGATCACCCCGTCGAAGGGACAGTGAAGCGGGTGGAGCCCATCGTGAAGGGAGGCAAGACGGTAGGAGCCACGGTCTACGTCGAGGCGGAGGAGCCCTTCGAGGTGGGAGACAAGATCTTCGGCCGCCACGGGAACAAGGGCATCGTCACAGAGATCATTCCTGACGATAAGATGCCCAGGACGAAGGACGGCAAGGCCATGGACGTGCTGCTGAACCCGGCCGGTGTCGTGGGGCGAATCAACCCGTCTCAGAACTTCGAGAACTTTCTCGGGAAGGTCGCGGAGAAGAAGGGGTCTCCCGAGGTTGTCGACAACTGGAAGTACCAGGACAACTGGCAGCATGTGAAAGACACCCTCGAGAAGGAAGGCGTGGCCGACGCCGAGGACCTCATCGACCCTGTCACAGGACGGGTGCTGAAGTCTGTTGGCTTCGGCAACCAGTACATCCTGAAGGCCAAGCAACAGGTGGAGCATAAGTCCTTGGCACGCGGCGTGGGGACGTTCTCTGAGTCAGGCAGCGTGGTGAAGGGTGACGACGGCGCACAGGCGCTGGGCGAGCTCGGAGTCTACGCGCTCCTGGCGCAGGACGCCCGTGAGTTCCTGCGGGACGCCCAGCTCAACAAGTCCGAGGACCGCCCCGAAGTGTGGGATGCTCTTCGGCGGGGGTCTCCCATCCCGCCGGCGGTGCAGCCACCTGAGCAGTTCCAACGCTTCCAGGACTACCTCACCGCCGCCGGCGTTGTCATGGAGCGCAAGGGTGACAAGATGAAGCTCACCCGCCCCGTGACCGATGATGAGGTCAAGGCTACGGCGCAGACGTTCGGGAAGGACAACGTCCTGACGGAGCCTTGGAAAACGGTTCGGGTCAAAGCCAAGGACAGCGCGGAAGACGGGGTGTCCCGCACCGAAATCATGGAGAAAGGAGGGCTATTCGACCCGGACGCTACGGCCGGGTTCCAAGGGACGAAGTGGTCCAGGTTCAGCCTCTCCACGCCCATCCCCAACCCGACTTACGAGCAGCCCATCATGGACCTGCTCGGCATGAGCGCCAAAGAATACGAGGATCTCCGTACAGGCGTCCGAGCGGTCGAGGTAGACGGGAAGAAGCTTACAGGAGCACGTGCCGTCGACACCCTGCTGAGCAAAGTGAACGTCGACGCCATCGAGGCAGAGACAAAGACTATCTTGGAGCAGAGCAAGGACAAGTCTGAGAGAAACCGGGCGTACCGGCTCGCCAGAAACATCAAGATGCTCAAGGAGAACAACCTTGACCCGCAGAAGGCGTACATGCGGCAGGAGGTCCTCGTGCTGCCTGCCCGGATGAGGGGAGTCTCAAAGGACGAATCCACCGGCGATCTGGTCATCGGGGACATCAACTACCTCTACCGGGACATTGCCCTTACTGAGAAGGCTCTTCGGGATGCCAAGGCTCAGAATCTCCCGGACACGATCATCAGTGAGCTGGAAACGGGGCTCTACGAGGGGGTCCGGGCGCTCAACCAGGTGCAGAAGTCCGAGCCGCTCAGTCCCGGCTCGACCTACCAGGGCATCTTTGGCATTCTCGCAGGCCGGATCCCGACTGGCGACGGCGGAGAGGTGTCAGACGTCAAGTCCAGCTTCGCCAAGAAGAACCTACTGGAGCGCCGGCAGGTCATGAGCGCCCGGACCGTCCTGACGCCCAAGGATGACTTGGATATGGACGAGGTAGGTGTCCCCCGGCGGGTGGCCGCCGCGGTCTTTGAGCCTTTGCTCGAAGCGGAGTTCCACCGGAACCACGACATGCAGTCGACTCGTGGGCGGGAGGAATTCAAGCAGTTCCGGGATAGACTGCAGGAGTACAAGGCGACCAACACGCCCGACGAGATGATCGACAGGTACCTGGACCGGGTAGTGGCGGACAGGTACGTCGCTGTGAAGCGGGACCCTGCTCTTCACATGTTCAGCTTTCAAGGGTTCAAGCCCGTGCTCAGCCGGGAGAAGACTGTCAACTTGAACCCCCTCGTGTACGCTGGCTTCAATGCGGATAACGACGGCGACTCCGTACTTGGTCGGGTGACTTTGTTCATCGGAGACGGCGGCGAAGTCGAGCCTACGACTATGGACATCTCCTGCTTCCCCCATGTGCCGGGGTCAGAGCGCGTGTCTGAGAAGGGGACGCGGGTCTACGACGTTCCTGCTGGCATCCGGGTGCCTGCTATCCACCCGGATGGAACCGAAGTGCTGGCAGAGGTCACAGAGTGGTCTGTCCACGAGGACGTGGACACCTACTTCGTGCGGTTGGCGTCAGGCCGGTCCATGATTGTGTCCGGAGACCATAGCCTGTGCACTCTCAGCCTGGACACCATGCAGGTGGAGAAGACTCGGCCCCAGGATGCAGTGGGTCGTGCGGTGCCCGTGCAGGTGCAGTACGATTGCGCCAACGGCGCAGAGGAGCACCCGGCGTTCGGTGCGCCGTCGTTCCTTCGCACGGATGAGGACACCGGGTGGCTGATCGGTATCATTCTGTCGCAGGGATGGATTGGGGCGGACGCCAGAGGGCGGCCTCACCGCATCCAGCTGCCGTGGCACGACGCACAGGCGCCTTCTATCCAGGGTGTCCACGACGACATCAAGCGTATCGTGAGCACGTACACCCTGAACGCGTTCACCTTCCAGGATGTCAGATGGGCACCACGGGCAGCAGCGGCGAGGCTGGGCGGGTCCAGGGCATTGATCCTGGAACCCGACCTGGCGGCTGCGGTGGCTGACGCCGTCCAGTGGCAGCCCGAGGACAGCGCGCGCGGGTATCGCTTGGCCCCGTGGGTGTTTACAGCTTCACGCTCCTTCCGGCGAGGTCTGCTGTCGGGCATCTTCGACGGCCGGGGGGGCGTCCCCCACGGCGCCCACCGGAAGGATGCAACCAGCCTGCTGATCACGATCCCGCCGGACTACCCCGACGCTCCAGGCCTTGCCCGGGACGTCGCGCTCCTCGCGGAGTCACTGGGTGCGGGGGCAACGATGACCAACAATGCCCGGGGTCAGTACCTGGTCACAATGGCCAACGTCGCCCCAGTCCTCCGCCCACGCCACCCGGAGACGAAGGAACGCGTCGATGTCATTCTGGCGTACAGCCGAAAGATTCTGGGCGATGCAGACCCCGTTCGCATTCCTGTGCCATCATCCGTCCGTAAGGACCTGATCCACGCTCTGTCCTCCTTGGGGGCTACATCCCCCCGACGACGAAAGAACGAAGAGGTGTCTGCCGCGGCAGCTATTTGGTACTGGGCGGTCAAGAACCGCACAGCGCAGGGGGGGTGGCCGACCCGGAAGTTTCTGGCCGAGCTGTTGGAGTTCTTGCTGGAGCACGCCCAGGAGGACCAGACTGCCCTGCTGAGAGACGCGACCAGGTGGTGTGAGTCGGTGCACCAGTCGTCTGTCTCATGGGACGAAGTGGTTGAAGTGAAGAGCCTCAACCAGAAGACGACCATGTACGACCTCACTGTTCCCGGGCCGTACACCTTCGCCATGGCGACAGGTGCCTACGTATGGGACACGCTGGCCATTTACGCGCCGGTGAGCCCGGAAGCCAACCGGGAGATCCGGGACAAGATGCTGCCCAGCAAGAACCTGTTCTCTCATGCCAGCCACCAGGTTGAGCACGGTATCAGTCACGAGGCCATCCTGGGCCTCGCGCGCATGACGAAGCCGCCGACGGGAGACATGAGCAAGCCCAAAGCGAAGTTTGCCAGCGTCGCGGAGGCGGAAAAGGCATTCAACGCCAACGAGATCGATGTTACCGATCCCATCTCTATTGGCGGGCAGAACACGACGCTTGGGAGGGCGCTTATCAACGCGGCTCTGCCGGCGGGCACCACCTTGGAGAGCCTGCAGGCGGCTGGGGTCATCTCCGCGCAGGGAGACTTCGGCATCGACAAGAAGAGCGTGGGGAATATCAACCGCTGGCTCGCTGTTGAGCATCCCAACGCCTATTCCCAGGTGGCCAACACGCTGCGAAAGACTGGGCAGAAGTACGCCACCCTCACCGGCTCCTCCATCCGGCTCGACGACCTCAAGCCCATCGTGAAGCAGGAGCGGGAAGAGGCTGAACAGGCCATCTTCAAAGCCGTGGCGGAGATCAACAAGGAGACTGCCCCCAACTCCAAGGAGAGGAAGGACCGAACGGCAGGCGTGTTCTCAGAGTGGATCAACAAGGTCAACGCGTCCGCTAAGCCAGTCATTCATGCCGCCACGGATAACGTCAACGTCGAGCTGACGGTCACCGGCGCTCGCATCAAGCCTACCCAGCTTCAGCAGGTCATCCAAGCCCCTATGGCAATGACGGACACCAAGGGGGACGTCATTCCTTCGCCAGTGATGCGCTCATACTCAGAAGGGCTGGATGGCGGTGGGTATATGGCATCCCTGCCTGGAGCCCGGTCCGGCACGGTCGCGAAGGTCCAGCAGGTGCAGGAGCCCGGCTACCTCACCAAGCAGGTCGTCAACACCGTCATCGACCAGACGGTAGCAGAAGAGGACTGCGGCACCACCCGAGGGGTGGAAGTTGACCTGAGCAGGCCCAGCCAGGACACAACGAATCGCTACCTCGCTCGCGATGTGCAGGTCGGAGGGACCACGTACCCCAGAAACACGCTCCTGACGGAACAGCTCACGTCTGAGATCAGTCGACAGAGCTCTGGCGTTGCCAAGGTGCTCGTCCGGTCCCCGCTCACGTGCCAGACCAGGGGAGGGGGCGTCTGCCAGAAATGTACAGGTACCTTGCCCGGCGGTAAGGCGATGCCTGTGGGACACAACTTCGGCATCACTTCCGCTCAGGCCATTGGGGAGCGCTCCACGCAGATGATGCTGAGCCTCTTCCACGAGGGCGGAGTCTTCAACCCTAACGCGGGCACTGGCGCCCGCGATGTCTACAAGCAGGCGTCTGCTTTTCTTCGGATGCCCAAGGGGATGAACGGGATGGAGGCAGTGGTGAGCGACCGGGACGCTACGGTCACGATGGTCAAGGAGAACAAGTCCAAGGGAGGCATTGACGTTCACTTCGACTCTGGGCGCCCCATGTTCTTCAAGAACGAAGTGAAGTCTCCATCCGGCGGCGACATTCGAGACTTCCTCTCCGTGGGCAAGAAGGTGACCAAGGGGGAAATCCTGACTGAAGGCGTCGCCAACCCCAAGGTCTTGTTGGAGGCTACAGGAGACATGGGGAGGGTGCAGAACTACATCGTCGACAACCTCGGGGAGCTCTACGCTGGCACGGGGGTCAAGCGACGAAACGTAGAAGCGCTGGTCCGGGGCATCACGGGCACCGTAGAGGTGACGAGTGCTGGACGTAGCAACTACATGCCTGGCCAGCGTATCTCTGCGGTCGAAGCGGAGGACATGGCGGCAAAGGACCGTCAATTCAAGTTCAAGCCTGTTCTCATGGGAGTCGACGTGGCCCCTAAGGAGGCACGAGAGGACTTCCTGGCTCACCTCAACTTCAACGACATCCGCCGGCAGTTGGTCACGGGGGCAGCCATCGGCGCGGAGAGCGATCTGCACGGAACTAACCCTATCCCGGGGCTCTTCTATGGTGTAGAGTTCAATCGGCAGTTCCAGTTCGGGCCTGCCTCCACTGACGGAACCTACTGACCCGCAAGGAAATCACGATGGGCCCCTGTCTTCGGCGCTATTCCATCCAGAAGGTTTCGTCCTTTCAGGACGCAGCGGGGCTCGGCGTAGTGGGGGCTGGTGTTGGCGCCCTGTCTGCAGCCAGCTTGCCTTCGGAAACCAACCGTCTTGCAGCGAGCACCCGCGCTGAGTGGCAGCGGGCATCACAGAGTTTGGATGGCCTGAGGTCAAGCTACTACAGGGATCTGGCAGAGCACGAAAGGGTGAAGCCAGCCGCCCTTCGAGCTTACGAGGACAAGCTCACACAGGCCACTAGTGATCTCGACGCAGCCAGGCCGCGGGCCATGCAGGAAATCAAGAGGCTGGAGGGGTTCGCATTCTCTCCTAAAGAGAGGGCTCGACGTCTCGAGGGGATATCAAAAGCTCGGGGCGAAATAGGCGACCTAGTCGCCAGGCAACGCGCTGCAGAAAAGTCCCTGAGGGACGCACGGCTGGCTTTCGATGGTACAGAGGCTGTTCTTGCCTCCCGAAAGATGGCGATTCCTACCGCCGAAGCGGCGGTTGAACAGGCTGCGCAAGCGATGCAAAGGTCTCAAATGGCAAGGCGCGTACGGATCGCCGCTACCGCAGGCAGCACTGGTGCTGCTGTCGGCGCCCTTGGGTTTTCACTATGACGGTGGCCGATGACCCCCTGTCTACGAGTTTATGTCATGACCAAGCTCTCCGGCCCGGACGATATCGCTTGGAACGCCATGTCCGGAGCGGTTCTTGGCATGGGCGGCGGACACCGAATCGCACAGGAGGTAGTGAATCGGATGGGCGCAGACCCGCTCACGCCTTCATTTGCCCGTCGAGCTTCTAGGATTCGCGCAGCAGGGTCGACGCTAGGAGCGCTTGGGCTCGGGGTCGTGGGGGCAGGAGTGGGGGTGCGCGCATGAGCAATGACACAGACGCCTTCATCGCCTCCGTTCTGCTCCCTACGGGCTTGGCTACATCGACAGGATCGGTGGGAGGCGCTCTACTCGGAGGAAAGGCTATGGACGCGCTGGCGCGACGCGTCCTTCCCGAAGTCGGAAAAGCAGCTAACGCAGTCACTGCCCAGGTGGATGACATCCGGTCGCGCCTGCGGTCCGTAGGCAGCGTGATGGATGATACTGCCAGCGGGCTGGAGTCGTTGTCTCGAGGGGCGGCCAGAGCTCAGCAGGCCGCGGCGCCGGTGGTGACTGCCATTCACAGACTCCGCGGGAGTGCCCCTCCTGCTCCGGTCCCCTCGTTTGACCCTGCCGTAGACGCTCTTAGGGCTGCCCGTGCGCAGGTTGGGGGGTACGACGCAGCATTGGGTGCCGCACAGCGCGCCTTGGAGGACACCTTCAGTTCCGAGTCGTTGGGGAGACTCGGTCGCCGGTCTGTGGTGGGAGGGCGTATTGTCGGGGGAGTCGTTGGGGCGGGCGCGCTGGGGGTGCCGGTAGCCTCCGTCGCTACCGGTCTCTATTTTCTACGGGCCCTAAGGGATGCCTCTGCCGGATCAGGGAGTCTATCTAATGCAGGCGTGGAGAAAGCCTCTTCCACGGCGCTAACCCGACACATGCTGCGCAAGATGTCCTTCAGCCCCAAGGAGCGAATCACATGGGGGCGTGGGGAGGGCTACTTTCGGGCCTGACCTTACCTACGTGATGGACTACCTGAGGTAGCGCAGTGAGCGCGGTCAGCGCAGGTTGTCATCCGCATCTCGAAGTAGTATCCTATCCTAGCGGGTCCCTACTTCTCTTCCATCCGTCACGAGCGAGCTAGGTCACATGACTCCTTCTCTCCGTCTCTACACGTTTCAGAAGATGTCGCTCTCCCACGACGTGGTAACTGGAGGATCGATTGGGGGATCGATTGGGCTGGTCGGCGGCGGCCTCGGCGGGGCACTAATCGGGCAGATCGGGGTGGCCGAGGCTAGAGATAGGTTGCAGCGCAGCGCAGACGAGCTTGCACGGGTAAAAGCTTCTCCTGTCCCTTCTTTTGCGGCACTAGACTGGGCAAAGAAGGAGCTTATGGACTCTGAAGACTGGCTGAAAACAGCCCGTAGGTATCGACGGGCCGGCATCGGCGCCGCTGGCATTGGCGCTGGACTCGTGGGCGCCGGCGTGGGCGCCCTAGCGGGCGCCCTTTCTAGGAAAACCCCATGACCTCTGCACTCCAGCGCCACATCCTGGCCAAGCTCTCCGAGGTGGTCACCGATCTGCAGCCTCATCAGTTGAGAGTTCGGGAGCGCCTTCGTGAGTCCCCAGGGTTGGTCATCGCCCATGGTCTAGGGTCAGGAAAGACGCTTTCCGCCTTAGCCATCGCGGATGATGTAGGGGGGGACGCCACCTTTATCGTCCCGGCGTCCTTGAAGTCGAACCTGGATAAGGAAAGGCGCAGGCACCTGCAGGACGAGAACTTCATCGCGGCTATAGACTCACTGCAGCGCACAGGTTTGCAGCGGGGGGACAACCTCCCTGGAGGAGATGTCCTTGTCGTCGATGAGGCTCACCGCATCCGGGAGCAAGGGGAGGCTCAATCGGCGCTGCGCCGCCGTAGGAGAGACTACCGCAAGGCTGCACTCCTGACCGCCACTCCTGTGTTCAATCGACCGTCCGACATCGCACCGTTGGTCAACATCGCCGCAGGGTCGCGAATCCTCCCAGAAGGCCAGGAGTTCGACGCGCAGTATGTTAGGGAGGAGGTCGTCAAGCCTTCTCTTTGGGGTAAAATAAGAGGCGTCGCGCCCGGCACCCGCAAGACCCTGACCAACAGGCAAGATCTCCGGCAGAGGCTTCGGCAGTGGGTGGACTACCACGCCAACTCGACGGAAGGTTTCCCGGAGCGGGTGGATGAGGAGGTGCTGGTGCCACTGACAGGCAAGCAGCGACAGACCTACGACGCCGTCATGGGGCAAGCACCAGCCTGGGTGCAGTACAAGGTCAGAAGTGGGCTTCCGCCATCGAAATCAGAAGCGAAGCAGCTGAACGCATTCCTATCTGCAGCGAGACAGACAGCCACATCCGAGTTCGGCTTCAACACGGGTCTGACAGCTGTCGAGGCCGCGCAGCGGTCCGGGAAGATTACGGCAGCAGTCAACCGGCTGCAGAAGCAGATCCAAGACGACCCCACTCACAAGTCCGTCATCTACAGCAACTTCCTGGACGCCGGCCTAGAGCCCACCGCCGCCGCGCTAGACCAAGCTGGTATTCCTTTTGCCCGGTTCACGGGGAAGGAGAAGCCCAAAGATCGGGATGCTGCAATCAAGGCGTACAACGAAGGAAGGGTCGCAGCCTTGCTGGTGTCCAGCGCAGGAGGCGAGGGCCTGGACCTCAAGGGAACTCGCTCTATCAAGGTGCTGGAGCCCCACTGGAATGATCCTAAGCTGGACCAGGTGATCGGCCGAGGCATCCGGTTCGGTAGCCACGCGCACCTACCGGAGGACCAACGAAACGTGGTGGTAGAGCGGTACCTGTCCCGCAACCCCGATACGCTCGGGACTCGAACGGGCAGGTTCTTCCATGGGATCGGGAAGGCGGTCGGCCTCACGTCTGGGGAGTACCGAGGGCCTTTGACTGTTGATCAGTACCTCAGTCAGCTGAGCGCGGAGAAGAAGGCACTGACAGATGACTTGACTAGCATTCTGGCCGAAGGCACGTCAGACTACGAAAGGTACCGTGCCGCCCGGGCCGCCGTCGAGAGGGTGTCGCCGTGACCATGAGCAACGTCAGCATGTCCTACGCGCTGGAAAAGCTATCCAGAATCGGTAACTACGGGATCAACTGGGAGAAGGAGGCAAACCGTCTGGCAGCGGATGAGGCTGCAGCAAGGAGAGTCAGTCTCTGGCTGAAAGCGAATAATGCACTCCCGTTCGAGGTCAAGATGAAGGGAGCGGCCCCGACGCCCAGTAGCGTTGCGCCGCAACTCCCACCGGCTGCTGTGCGGTCGAGGTGGGGGCGGTTTGGGGCTATCGGGGCCGGTGTAGGGTTGCTGGGTGCAGCGGGCGCCGGTGGGTATGCAGTCGGGGGTAAGCACGGGTACGGCAGGGCTGAACAGGACATCTACGACGCCATCACGCAGCAGCAGTCTCGACAGTACTCAGGGTGACCGGCCGTGATGAAGGTATCCCATAGATGCGCCCTGCGGAAGCTGTCCGCTCTGTACCGAAACGGGCAGCCTCTGTCGCTAGAGCAGGGTAAACAGTGGACAGACCTGGACGTCGATGCGCTAGAGCGGAAGATGGTGGCGGAGGGCAGGCCTCCATTTACAGAGGAACAGCGGCGACGAGCATCGCCCCGTCGCACCCGCTCCGTGCCTCAGCCTCCTGTGGTATCGACAGCTTCGCCTTTGCAAGATACAGTAGCACCGACACGGGCTGCACCAGCGCCCGTTTCAGTTACGGCTCCTCCGGCGGCTGTTCCCACCCCAGGTACGATGGCACCCCCTACTCCCCAGTCAGCGGGAACCGCGACTGCTAGTCGAGTCTCTCCCCACATGCCAGGTAGGTGGAGACCCTACGCAGCTGCAGGAGCGCTCGGGTTAGGAGCTGGGTATCTAGGCGGACGATTGGTAGGAGGATGACACAATGAACCCTCGTAGCCGATGCGCCCTAGCAACAGATCTTTCCCCCAAGAGGCCACATGGCAATGAACTCGTCTCTTAGACTCTACGCCCTATCGAAGGTTTCTTCTCTCTCGGAGGCAGCTACCTATGGGGGTGTAGGCCTTCATGCTGGCGTTTTGGGAGGCGCTGCGCTCGGATACGCATCACCGGAGAGCGCCAAGGCACGGGCAGGTCTGAAGGCTGAACGTGCCGCCAACGCCGCAGCTTTGGCCGCGGGCCCGACGGACGATAGACTGCTCCAGAAGGGCCTAGCTATGACCTTCGACAAGAACGCGCCCGGTGCCCTAACCGATAAAATGGTAGACGCTCTCTATAACCCTGCGTCTAGTCAGGTTGACCTCCGTCGTGTCGACCGGCTATTGGATACGAACAACGCGGCTCAAGCGTACCGTAGGGTGTACGGCCAGATGGGCAGATATGGGGCGGCAGGGGCTCTGGGGCTTGGAGCTCTTGGGGCAGGCGTCGGGCTTTTCTCGTAAAGGTGGGACATGGACCAGACCGTCAGAAACTACGCATTCTCCAAGCTCTCCTCGGCGTACTTCGATAAGGAGTCCGCTGGCTTCATGAGGCGGCTTGCCGACCAGCTACCCGAATCTTTCGGACCTTACAGAAACTGGAGCAAGATAAACGATCGCCTAGCCCTAGAGGAAGTGTTGAACGACTGGTCAGTGGTGGGAAGGCGGACCGGTCCACCTAGACCTTTTGTGCGCGCGCCAGCTCCTGCTCCTGCTCCTGCTCCTGCTCAAGTACAGGCCCCGGTGCGGGCTCCTGCTCCGGTACAGACCCCGGTGCGGGCTCCTGCTCCGGTACCGGCTCCTGCTCCGGTACAGGCTCCTGCTCCGGTGGTGACTGCCACTCACAGACTCCGCGGGAGTGCCCCTCCTGCTCCGGTACAGGCCCCGGTGCGCGCGCCTGCTCCTGCTCCTGCTCCTGCTCCTGCTCCGGTACAGGCTCCTGCTATGGTACAGGCTCTTGAGCCGCAGCCGCAGATTACCAGCGTGGCCCGAAGTGCGGTGGAGGAGGTATCTCCCCCCGTGCCGCAGAGTGCAGGAGGGGTAGGTACTGCAGAAGTCCTACCGGCCGCTGTCAAGCGGAAGCGGGCACCTCGTGCAAAACCTGCTCAGGATCCTGCTCAGGCCCCGGTACAGGCTCCGGTACTGGCTCCGGCGCCTGCTCAGGCCGGGCAGATTACCGAGGTGGCTCAGGATGCCGTGGAAGGGGTATCTCCGTCCTTCTTGCAGAGAGCAGAGGGCTACGTAGCTGCAGACCCCAGGCGGGCCCTTGGCATCGGGGCAGCAGGCGGTGTGGCCCTCGCCGGCGGTGGTTACCTGGCGGGACGTTCCGGCCGTCCAAACAACCAGCCGATTATTGTTACCCGTTGACCCGGTAGCACCCATGGGTACCGCGTCCCAACGCTGAAACCGTCGTACGTGTCAAAGAAGCAACCTGCCCCGAATACGTCGGCCTGCGCAAGAGGGTACTTGGCAGGCCGGCGGTAACGTGACATCATCACGAGAGTCAGCACCCACCTCTGAGAGCGACACCATGAATGCACGGTCCTGTTTGATCAAGCTGGCCTCGGAAAGCGAGGAAGAGGAGCGGCGGCGCCGCCTCCGAGCCGCCGCCAATATGACCAAGGACGTAGCTGTTCCCACCGCGGTAGGTGCAGGAGCAGGTCTACTGGCTGGCGCAGTCGGAGGCAGCGCCATTGGAGCTGGCATGGGGGCCCTAAGCGTGGGAGGCCTGGGGTATGGAGTTCGCCAGGCCCTCCGAAATAGCCCGAACCCCCAAGCCGCCAGCATCCTATCCGCTATCCCTCGTCGTACCCTAGCGGTCGGCACAGCACTGGGCGCCTTGGCTGGTGGCGCTGGAGGAGCACTTATGGGGGCTCAGACACTCCTGCCGCTGGGCGCCTTGGCAGGCGCAGGCGTGGGCGGTCTCAACGTCGCCAACAAAGCCGCGACGGGCCAGTACAAGGGGTCTTCCCCGGGGTACGTGGAGTACAATGGGTACGAAGAGCCTCCCAGTGTCCTCGGAGGTACGGCACGCGGCGCCTTGGGAGGCGCAGCCATCGGCGCCGGAGTCGGGGCAGCACTGCTAGGTGCACGAGGTCTTGCGCGTAGGTTCGGGGGTGAATCTGTCCGCGAAATGGCAGAGCTTTCGCGCCTCTCGAACCCAGCAAGACCCGTCCTAGGGATCTCCACTCTGGGGTTCGCTACCCCGGGCGCGATCTACGGCGGAGTCTCCGCCTCGCGTGATCGACGGCGGAGAGGGTACTGAATGAAGCGGTCCTCCGCGCTACCTCCTGACCATCCTGAGTACTCGAGTGCAGGAGCCCGACTCTCCAAGGGCGGTGCGCTCGTAGGTTCGGGACTAGGGATGGTAGGCGGGTTAGGTATTGGGGCGTTGTCCAACCGAATCGGAGGATTCTCTAAAGTTCCTGCCCGACTCAACCTGGCCGCGTCTACCGCAGTCGGGACTCTGGCAGCGGGGGGATCCGGCGGGGCACATGGGTACATGGCCGGGCAGTTGGGCTCGGCTGCGTTTCCAGATGCCTCCCTCTTTGACCAGGCCGTAGTAGGCCGTGCTACCATTGGAGCAGCCAAGTCTACCGGGCTGGGCCCTGTTTTCGCTGCTATTGGAGGGGCTGTAGGTGCGCTACGAGGCGCAGCGGATGCCGGGGCTACCCACCTGGTTGAGAAGTTCTCTCAGGAGATGGAGGGGACTCCTGCCCTCGACAGCCCGGACGCCGTGGAAGAAGAAGCCCCTAAATGGAAGATTCGCATGCCCTCCCCTGCGGCACAGGGGGTGCGATCCGGGTCGACGCTGGGGGCCTTGGCCGGCGCAGGAATCATGGGGGTCGTAGGCGCTCGACGCCACGGCATGGAGGCTCCTTTGTGGGCTGCCTTTGACACATTCAGGGGTGGGGTCGCTGGGGGAGCTCTTGGAGGCATTGCAGGCGGAGTGGTCGGCGGGATACGTGGCAAGCAGTCGTCCGCGGCTCGTACGGCTCTGGAAATCGCAGCTGACTTTACGAGGCGCAGGCAGACGGGGGTGTAATGGCGACCTCTCGCAGCCGCCCTATCGCCCCTCCGCCCCCCGCACCGGCGACTCCTCATGAGGTTGGGATGCAGCTGGCGTGGAGTGGTGCCACCCAGGGCGCGGGAGGGGGGGCAATGGCTCTGCCCACTGCAGCTAGACTGTCATTCTCTACAGGCTGGCTGCCTAAGACTCAAAAGGGCAGGTCGTTGGCTGCTACTGGGCTGATGGGGGTAGGCGGATTGCTGGGGACCGCCCAAGGGTACCTGGGGGGGCAGATCGGAGCGAGAATCGCCCCAAACGCTAACATTCGGGACCAGTCGACCTTGGGGCACGCGGCTCTGTACGCGGCTCCCTTTGCCCTATTGCCCCCCGTAGCGATAGCCGCCGGGGTAGCAGGAGCGGTGGCGGGGGTCGGTACAGGGTTGGCGGCCGAGGCGTATGCGGACCCACAGATCGAAAAGGTATCGCAGGCCCCTCGCACGTCTGATGTGCTGAGAGGCTGGTGCGTCTACTCACTGGCCATTGGGGCGGGTCAGCAGTAATCCGTACCGGGCGCTGCGTCCTCGATCTCTTTGTCCCAGAGGGCAGGCTTCTCCTGCTCGGGGGTCGTCTTGGCGGCGGGAAGACGGATCTGTCGAGCTGCGGCGGCAGCATCGCCGGAGGGTGGGGGCAATGGAATCACGGACAGGAGGGCCTGAACAGCGGGGTGGCAGGTAGCGTTCTCTGCGTTGGTAGGCACGGTAGCCTCTCAGGAAAGACTCAAGATGTAAGCGTGGACGACTGGCCAGGCTCCAACCTTGATGGTGATAGGGGGTTGGGATGATGGGTGGCGCTCTACCACCCACTGCCCGTCGGGAAGGTCAGGATCTGGGGAGGTCAAGCACCCGACTACGTAGGTACTATCAGGCGATTTCCATCCAGGACGGCTCACCGTCTTCGACCATGCCCGCGCAGTGAAGAACTCAAGAGGGGTAGGTACTGCAGTCATTCGATGTCCAGGGGCAGAGGAAAGAGGTATCGCAGCCCTTATGTCCAACAACGAGGAACTTGTCCACGCCTGTCCCTCGTGCTACCCTCAGGAGAGGCGCCCCCGCCACCTCAGACAAGCAGAGGCCACATGCGTCCCTACTACAAGAGATCTTCCCTTCAAGAAGTTGCCGACCTGGCGCAACAAAAGTCCGTGCTCCCTCTAGGCCTCATCGGGGCCGGAGCAGGCGGGCTGGCAGGTCTTGGACTAGGAAGCCTCGTTGGCAAAGCAATTGGAAGGCGGGTCAGCCCTGTGACGCATACGCTTATGGCGCTGGGCGCGGCAGGGTCGGGCGCGAGCGTTGGTGTAGACTGGGCTAACCGGAATGCTATCGCAGATGCTCGCGACCAGGTCATTGGCCGGATGAGTGACGACGATCTGTCGAGGGCAAGGTCACTGATGGCCCTCGAGCATGCGTACACTACGGGGAGGATGGGAGTAGACGCAACGGACAGGTACGAGCGTATGTACGAGGAACTCCCTGTCGACCCGTACGACGGGCCAATCAACGCGCGGGGAGCGCGCGCAGCTATGCTCGGGGCCCAGGCATTGGGGGCGGCTGGTCTAGTCGGAGCCATCAACCCGTTCGGGGCACAAGGCGTTAGAAGGGCGGCGGCACCATTGGCAGCAGCGCTCGGCGTGACCGGTATCGGTCTGATGAGAGACCCTTCCGGTAGACTCCCGAAGGGAGACAGGGACCATATGCGTAAGATGGGCCCTATGGTTATTGGCGGCGGTCCCGGCAATCGCGTGGCACCGCCGCTCCGGTCTACTCAGACTGCATTTGATGCGGCGGACAACGAGTTCAACCTGCGGAATGCTCTGCGAGGTCTATCCAAGCAGTCGTCAGCTCCTCTCCTTCGCCGCGGAGCCGACTATCTCTACTGGGGCTAAAACAAGGCCCCGCTGCTACAGCGGGGCCTCCCTCACGCGCCTAGACGCGCAATCACCGGCGGCGCGGTCTTCCAATCAGGCACGTACCTCCGAGGAGACAGCCTCCTGACTCACGGCCCGGGCGATGTCCTCCCACATTTCGTCGATCAAGCTCAGCCGAGCACGCTCAGCTGCCCTGCGGAAGTAGCCCTCATGCGCCATACGGAGTCTCCGTACGTGGTCCTTATCCCCTGTTGCCCCGCACACGCGGTGGAACAGGGCGTCGTCTTTGCCCCCACAGGAGCCCCGCAGCAGCCGTAAAGCGTCCTCTTTTACTCGACGTTCTACGCCCGCCGCTACGGCAGCCACGACTACCTGGTCCTCCTCTTCCCGACTCAGGGAAAGGCCCATCGCTGCAAGCGTGTTCCGACAGGCGAGAGCGCCCCATCGGTCCCACGCCTGGGAAGCCATGCTCTTGGGGACAGGCCCGTCATGGCTATGATCTTTCCACGCCTGCTCCGGGTTGTTGGAGCAGAAGTTGGACCAGTGGGGGTTTCCAAAGGTCATACCCCACGCCCTGTCGCTGGGGACCAAAGGCGTTTCCCCTGCAAGCACCACCGTCCAAGGACGGTAGTACACCTCCTCCCTTTCGGGGGAGATAACCACCCTTGCTGCCGGAAAGGCAGTCTTCACGACTGCCACTGCGGCGCTGGCGTCAAAGCTCTTCACTTCCTTCTCCAGAACGACGATGCGCGTAACTGCCACCATGACGGATCTCCTGTGCTTTTGGGAACCTCCATGGTTCCTCCTGGTTATGTTATGGCCGCGTAAGTACTTCAGAAGACTAACAAAACCTGCCTCTGCGGAGGACGATTATCCTACACAGAGGCAGGTTTGCCGATGTCGTCTTTGCCCCTCAGACGCCATGCCCCCGTCCGTTAGAAACTTCTCGGCGGTATCCCTTAGACTCGGGTCCGCCTCTTCGACGCACCCTCCCCAGCCGTCTGCGTAGTAGCCCGGACATGCTCGTTGCTCGTGCGCTCCTCTGGGTGTAGATGGAGGTAGACTACCTGCCCCCCGCCGTGGCTATGGCCATTCTCAGCAGGAGACGCCCGTGAGAACCAGAATCAGAGTGGCTAAGATCCTAGACGTCGACCCGGCGAAGTTCACCGCTACGATTCAGTACTTGGGCTCCGAGGGTGTGGTGGGAGATGTCCCCATCAGTTCCCCCTTCCTCGACATCGAGGGAGGGGCGCACAGCGGGGGGATGCCGAGGGCTGGATCCTTCTACTTGGTCGTGTTTCCGGAGAACGCTTCTCAGCCGGTGGTGTGGGGAGGATACCCGCTCCCCACCCCCGATGTCGGGCAGGCAGAGGGGATGGAAGACCGCGAAAGCGCCGCAGGCCCCCGAGACGACTTCTCCAGCTCCAGGGCTTTCATGGCTCCAGGGGACCAAGGCCTGTTCGGGTATGATGGAGCCAAGGTGGCACTCAGGTCTTCTGGCGTGCTAGAGCTATTCATGGATGAGATGTGCTGGACCCGGTACTTCATGGACCAGCACGCCATCCGGAGCATGGCCCGAGCGGTGATGCACTCCGGATGGTGGGGAGCTGTCGAGGGCTTCGTCCTCGACGACAACCTGGCGGAAGACGCAGAAGGGGCGCCCACGGGGGCGAGAGTCATCATCAAGAACAGGACTCAGGGCGCAGCGCACGTTCTCATGGAGGCAGGGTCCATCCCGGACGAGGCTGGCGTGCAGCTCGCTGGCGTACCCGTACAGGATCAGGGGACTCTGTCCGAGGTTTGCATGCGTCTTCTGGTGTACGACCAGGAGACCGCTGACGCCTACCATGACATGGGGCAGTTCCCGCCGGCTGAGCAGGCTCGGGTCATGATCAAGGTCGACCAGGAGGGCAACTCCCAGGTGCGCCTCATGGGCATGCTTGACCTCATGGTGAAGAGGCTCCTGCTCTCTGTAGAGGAACGCGTCGTGGCTGAAGTGCACGGGGCCACGCAGATGATTCTCAACGGGTTGGACATTGAGTCATCCGCGGATGCCCGTGTCGTTTCCGACACCGGCATCCTTCTCAAGAGCCGGGGGGACGTCCGCATCAGGGCGAGGCGCTTCATCGTCGAGGCGCTCAACGACATCATCGCAACAGAGGGTGCCTGGGGCGTGGACGCCGGGGGAGCAGTGAGCATCGCCGGCGCCAGCGGGCTCAACCTGCGCTCGGGCCGGGATCTGACGGTCACTGCAGCAGGAGACCGTGCGGACTCCACGGCAGGGCGCCTCGATGTGCTGGTGTCAGGCCAGGGGCCGCCGTCGTGGAAGACTACAGACACCCCTACGCACAGGACTAGGCTCAGAGAGGGCAAGATGGTGCTGGAGACTCACAAGGGCTCCGTGGAAATGAAGCTCAACCCCTCCGGGTCTCCGGCCGCGCCGCCCCTATCCGCCATCCGCATCGTCGGGGATCCGACCCAGCCACACCTGTTAGGGCGTGTTGAGGTCTTGGCCGGCATCCTGGGCACGGGGCTCGTCGCAGATGTCTCCGGCCTCGTCAGCGTCGGCAACGTTGCCGGAGGCGTACTCATTGACCCTACAGGTCGGGTGCAGCTGGGACTCAGACAAGGCGTGGTGGGGAACGTCGTGACCAGCACCAGCCATCTGGACTACATGACTGGGCTTCCGCTGAGAGGTGCCCCCGAGGTCGTAGTGGTCAGTGCTCTTCCGGGCATCCCTGCACCCGGCGTCCCGGTAGTCCCGCCGCTCCCCTTCATCCCTACTCCTGACCTGATCGGCGCATGACAGCACCACTTCGATGGGATCAGGCCGGCGGTGACATCGGCAACCCAGCTGCCCTGCGGGCCGTCATCGGCGGCCTGCAACAGGCGAGGGACGCGCTTGAAGCGTCCCGCATCCCTGCTCAGATTGTCGCCACGCTGGCAGAGGTGCAGTACTGGCTCGACCTTGCCATGACGCTGGCCTCGGGGCAGCGGGTCATAGGCATTGCACTGGGTCAGATCCTGATCGACCTCGTTCGGCCCTACCTCAGCGACGGTGCGTACATCCTGGCTCACACCAATGTCGCGGATGTCATTCAGCAGCGGGGACTCAGGACTCTGTTGCAGCACGGGCAGGATCCCTTTGCAACCGCAGGGGACCCGCCGCCCTACGCAGGCGATGTGTTCACAGACCCGCAGTCCCGCCTTCTTGCTGGCGTGCGTGGCAGTTTCTCCTTCGCTCGACAGGTGCGTCGCGTCTCATCTCCCTTGGCACGCAACCCTGTTGTCCAGGAGATCCTGACCACCCTAGCCGGAGAGCCACAGCAGAACTTTGACACCTGGCTGCAGGACTTTCTGAACGCGTTCTACGACGAAGCTGACCCCCTGCGCCCGGTGCTGTACGAGAGCACTGGTCCTCTGACTCCCGGGCAGAGATTCGAGGTTGGTCCCCCGGAGTTCGGCGGGTATATCTTCACCGTGGAGACAACGGACCCTACTGTGCTGTTTCGCACACTCGGGCAACTGAGGGACTTGTTCCGGACGAGCTCCCCGTCTTTTGTCAACCCGATCTCCATCATTCCGCTGGGGGAGGACGAGGAGTACGACTGGAGGCGGGACCTTGCGAACTTCGCCATGTTCAGAGGGCCAGCAAGAGAGCGAATCCGCATGGTGAGCTCCACGCCGGACTTCCAGCGCCTCTCCACCGCCGACCTGATGCCGCTGGTCGACAGATTCGCCAACCTGCTCAACATCGCGGCTGGATTCGTCGGACCTCCGCTGCTGGTCAACGTCAACCTCGACTCCATCATCCAGAGTCTGACAGAAACGTACCTGCGCATCCTTCGTATGCTCGACCTGATCATCAGCACCCTGACGCAGCTTCAAATGCTGCTGTCTGTGCCAGGGGTCAGCATGCTTCGGATCCCGCTCTCCCGCGCCAGCCTCGACAACTTCGTCGCCGACATCTACCGAGCGTCAAGCACCAGAGACGATCTAGTCCGAGTCGAGGCAACTCCTCCGCTGTTCCGTGAAGGGGCCGTAGACGACCCTACCGTTGAGAACCCTACCGAGTTGGCAATCGCCGGTATGCCAGTCGCGTTCGCCAACAGGGCTGTCGACAACTTCCGTCGCACCTGGGCCCGAGGGACGCTCATCCGGGACCGCCGTGTAGAGCAGGTCCACGGGTCCTATGTGGGCCGGGGCACCATCATGCGACGAAGCGAGGCCCAACGCATTGCAGCTGCCGTGCCCGAGTTTCGGTTCGGGCCCGTCCACAACCTGCTCGTGGGGGGTTTGGGAGTCTTCTACCAGCGAGGCCCCCTGTCTCAGTTCCTTGACGGCCTCTTCAACAGAAGCCGGCGCGGGGGAGGTACGGAAGAGGACCCAGCTTCACCTGAAGACATTGTCGACGAGCTTCGGCAAGTGCAGTCCGCGCTGTCCTCCGCAGTCACTGCTTCTATCCCCCGGCTTAGCGCGGCCCCGACAGCTCCTGCAGGGTCGCGGGCCAGCGTGGCGGCAGCGCGGGGGCCTGGCAGGGATTCCTTCAGGCTCGATGACCAAGAGACAGACAGGTTCTCCGACTCGGGCCGCGCCGCCGGCGCGGAGGACGGAGCGGCAGCAGCACAGTTATCCTCCCCTTTGGGGGTGGTGTCGAGGCCTGCCGTAGACACGGCAGTCTCGGGGGCAGGCACTGGCTTCAGGCGTTGGGGAGCTGTGGCGGTAGACGCTGCCTCAGGGGCAGACCCCGGCACAGACGCCAACGTGGTCGTTGCGGGGTCTTGGCGACGAGTCGGCAGGATGCTGCCTGAGCGCCCAGATCTTGAGGTTCCGGCTGTCACTGGAGACGGCCCCCCTCTCGGGGCTCCGGGAGGACCCGACGACGTTCCTGCGTCGGGGCGGGTCGCGTCGCGCCTGTGGAAACACAGCGCTGTCTCTCAGGTCATCAGCGTGACCGGGGCCAGCTTGGACGGCCCGGTGCTGACCTGCCCTGGGTTTGGCCCTGCGTTCAGTATGCCGGACAACCCTGGCGCGGGGGATTACCTTTTGGCGGTAGATCTGCGGCTTCGTATTGAGGCGACAGCGGAAGAAGTCCGCGTCCGTACGTCGTTGGTCAAGGTGCTTGGCGCCGATCGGTACCTGCTGTCCCACTGCCCGCCCTCTCCCCCTCTCGCCACGCTGCTCGGGATCACAGTCGTCGAGCGGGCCGACAACTTCCACCCCGCAGACGAGTACCTGGAGGTCGACGCAAGCGGTATGTCTCCAGACGACGTGCTGGCGGTCTCCGCGTGCGGCCGAAAGGTTCCTCGACCTGGCTTTGCCACCGCCGCTGCCGCAGAAGATGATCGAATCGGCGTGCTCTCCGCTTCCATCATCGTGGGGACGTACGTCGCCGCAACTTCTCCGGCACTTCCTTCTTCAATGACAGGCCCCTTGGGAGTGCTGGCAGGGCCAGTGAACTCCCCCACGCAGTCTCTGTCGACATCTTGGGCGACGGGGTCCAAGGTCCGAAGCTGGTCACCAGACGGAGAGCCATCCCCCAGCACAGACCGGCGCATCGCTGCCTCGCAGACGCCTATCACGCAGTGGCGGTTCTCTGGAAACTGGGCAAGCGCCATGGCAGTGCTTCCCCTGGCGGGAGGAGTGGTCCTTGGAGCTGGATCTCCCGCCGTGAACGCGCTGGTCTATGCCCCCTCGAACCCGGCCACTGGCAACCTCTCCACGCTCGGGGCGGTAGTAACTGTTCGGGTGGGCGGGGAGACAACGTGGTCTGGTCCTCTTGGGGAAGCGCTGGACGTAGTCCCCCGGACGTCGCATGGGTTCGCTGCGGAGGACCCGGTGACAGTCCTTCAGTGGAAGAGCAGTCTGCCCTTCGACCTTGCAGGGGCGACCGCTACGGTATGGCTGCCGTCGCGAGACGCCCTGACAGCCACCCCAGGCGCACTCCTCGCCGTCGTGTCGGCCGAGGTAGGGGTGGAGGTCGAGGAGTTTCGCTCGAGCCAGACTAACCAGGCCGCGTGGGAGCGGCTCCCCTCTACGGTCACGGTAGGGGCGGTGCCTCCGACCCCAGAAGCGGCTGTCGCCGCCGGGGCTGCCCACAGGCACGCAGACCGGCTCTGGGTGCCAGCTGGCGGCCTTCGAGGTACAGACGTGTTTGCCGGGTCCCCTGCAGGCAATGGCCGGAGATGGTCCGTGTGCGTCCGGTCCCCAGCGCACTCCGCATCATGGCCGGCAGGCACCCACAGGGTCCTGACCTTGCAGGACAGCTACGTGGACGTGCAGATCCCTCAGCAGGGAGCCCCTGTCTTCCGCCTAGGAGTTGATGAGAGCGCGGTCTTGTTCCAGGAGATGGAAGTGCCGCTTCGCCCACAGGACTACCTGCACGTAGGCGTTCGCACAGGCCTGGCAGATCAGGGCCAGTACCGCTGGGGCCTGTTCCTGATGGTGTCAGACCGCACAGACCCGGAGGATGAAGACGCGAACGTTCTCTGGCAGGCGGAGGTGCTGTCGGACGAGACGCAGAGCGAGCCTATCCTCTCAAGAGCGTGCGAGGGCGGTTCCGTCCTGATGGGAGCGCTGTACCCTCTGGGGGAGGACCCGGACGTCAGTGGACACCCTGCCACCTCGCTGGTATCGTCAGACGCGACGCCGGCACTCTCTCATAGCAGCCGGTCTGCCCTTAGCTGGGTCGTCTACGCAACCCGTACTGTGATCCTCGAGGACTGACAATGCTCAGGCTCCGTGACTACGCCGCATCCTTTCTCCCCCGCACGAAGACGTCTCAGTACCACCGCGTCGACATGGGGGAGAGCGTCGAATCCTGGGGGCAAAGGGCGGGGGAATCGCTCCGACGCCAGCACCCGTGGACGGGCAAGTACGATGTTCGGGTCGAGATTACGACCACGGACGACGTGGCCAACGCCATCGGGTACTTCTACCTTCTGCCCCGGCAGATCCCCCCGAATATGATCGGCATGGACACCCTGCCATCCGTGCGGGTGCCCATCATCATCGCAGACCGCAAACTTCTCCCTCTGGACACCTACATTCACCAAGAGACGTTCCTTCCGCTCAGTGAAGACCGGGTGCGCTCGATTCTGTCCACTGGTGACATCTTCATGCCGGTCACCCACCACGAGGTCGAGCAGATCCGCGACGCAGAGCTCGGCCTGCGCGGGGTATCTTCCTCTTCCGTCTTCGGAGGAGCGGGCGGCATGCTGCTGGGGCACTCCGTCAAGTCGGCGTCCGTGAGCATGGAGACCGCCGAGCGGCTTGGAATGGGGCACTTGCTGGCCTGGGCGCGAGAGCTTCCATCCAGCCACGTGCTCAACGACGTCCTGACGCCGGAGGAGGCGGGCAACCCATGGGTCCGCGCGCAGGTGCACGCCAAGACAAGCTCGGCGGCTCAGAACATTCCTTTCTCCGCAGAAGACAGCATTCGGGTCTGGGCGCGCAACGCCAACAGCCCCAGCCGGATGCAGCCGCTGCTGGAGAAGATGAGCCAGCTTCGTGGCTATGAGGTCCGGCGCTCTGGCGTCGACGGAGTGATGTCGTACCGGCCCATCTGGGCAGTGTCCCCAGTCGACGGCAAAGCGGGCTACGGGGACTGGACCAAGACCTCCATGGCCCGACTTTCCGAGTTGGTCGGACCCAGCTCGCTGGAGCGCGCCCTACCCGTGCTGGCGGAAATCGGCCAGACCACCATCCCGTGCCCTGAATCGGACACGACTACCCCCCTGCGTGACCTCACTGTTCAGCTGCTGCAGCACGAGCGCGACGCGGACCTCTGGCTCAAGACGTCGGCGGTAGCCATTCCCGAATCCTCTATCCGCCGGGGAGACGTAGTCCTGTTCGAGGAGGGAGAGTCGAAGTTCTTTCCCGGCATCAAGATCAGCCAGGTGTTCGGCAACGGGACGTCAGGCGCGACTTACGTCCTAGACGTCTCGACAGAGACCCCTGTCCTACGTGAGGCCCACAGTACACTGCGCCCGCTGCTGGTTGCTGGCACAGCCAAGCTCTCCGCCATTCACGCCCCAGCCGGCACCCTTCTAGGTTACAGAAAGGACACGGGTGAGTTGGTAGCAGCTTTCCTGGACCCCCGCGTGATGACCAAGACATCGTCAGGAGCCACGGCAGCCCTGAAGGACGGCGCTGGGTCTGTGACTCTGACAGGCCCCAGTAGTGGAGTCATTCAGGCAGGAGGTTGGACGCTGCACGTTGATGACGTCTGTGACGTGGTGTCTGTCCCGTCGACCAAGACGTCGGCCTTCGCGGACAAGTACCAAGGGCTGACGCATGCGCTGGCCCGCGCGAAGTCCTCTGCGGCACTGCTCGCCGAGGTACAGCCAAAGCTGCGCTTCATGACCTTCAACGCGAAGGACGGCACGTTCAACTTCGACACCGACCTGCCCCTAGAGTACCTCTCTCGCGGAAGCGTGAAGGGGTCCAGTGCCCCCGAAGCAGCGGCGACGCTGCTCTGTATGGGCATGGGCGCGCACGATGCCCTGGCCTGCGTCAAGCTCGCTGCCGAAGAAGGCAGGAGCCTTTTCCGGTTCTCAGACGCCCCCCTGCGAGCGCAGGAGGTTCTGCGGAATGGCGACGCGGCCCTTCGAGCGGTCATCGAGACAGCCGAGAGCGTGGCGGAGAAAATCAGCATGGCTCGGGGCGCTGCTACGTCGGCTACTCTTCAAGCTCTGGCCGTCATGGCGACCTATGACAGCAGCGTGCTCGCGAAGACGAGCTCCACCGGCTCTGGAACGTCACTGGACGTATTGTTGTCTCTGGACTTCCTGAGCAGGGACAACATTCTGAAGTTCGCCAACTTTCTGCCTATCATCGAGCAGTGCCAGGGGTACCTCTGCGCCCTGCGCATCGCCAGTCGACTTGGCCTTGACGAAGTCTCCGAATCAGCGTGTACCAGTGCCATTGACTCCATGGAGCCCATCATCTTCGGGCTCAGGTCGATTAGGCACGTACTTCGGAGCTGAGGATGGCGAGATCCGCAGGGACGCCCTTTCACATTCAGGTCAAGGCGCTGCTCTACCGAGGGGAGAGCGACGAGGCCATCGAAGCGGTCTTTCGGCACACCGTTGGCACCGCCATGACGACCTTCATCATGACTGAAGTAGCTGATCTTCGTCGGTGGGGCCGGGTGCCTAACCACATCGAGGCGCAGCAGGGCGCGCCCGCTACATGGCCCAAGGTCAGTGCGCTGGACGCCCGCCAGTTTGTGGACGTGGCTGACCCAGAGCTCCGCCCTTGGCAGTACGCCTACAGATACAACCTGCCTCATTGGGCTACCGCTGCAGGCAAAGCGCAGTGGGGTAGAGCGAGCCAGCTGTGGGCCAATTCAGACGTGAGGCAGCTTCTGTGCACGCTGCTGCTGTGCAGGGATGTGGACGACAGCAAGGCACTGGCCACCGCCAAGCTCTACTACCCGTACGTGATGTCGCGGTACAATAAGGCCGACGTCTCTGCATTCCGGACGCTGTACTGGGACTTCTCCGGCTGGAGCATGTCTACGCTTCTCTCGTTCTTGGAAGTCGACGCTGACTTCAAAGGGGCGCGGTACGCGGTCGCCCTGGGGAAGGAAGCAGCGCTTTTCGCCTTGGGGCTCATCTCCTTGGACATGCGGCATGAGCAGATGTTCCAAGCGGTGCGCAACCACTCCTACCTCCATCTCACCAAGATGGCGGTGCTGGACGACAGGTTCAACCCTCGGGACTACAAGGAGATGTACGCTGTCTTCCAGTCTGCGGTGCAGTACCTGGACGGCAAGATGGACAATGACGAGTTGCCGTTCGAGGAATACGTGAGCAACATGAAGCTCATCGAGGAGGAGGACTTTGCATCCTTGGACGAGATCGTAGCGGGCGCCAGCCGTGGCGCTGACCAAGAGCTTGTCCTGTTGGCGAGGCGCAACGGTCGCTTGACGGAGTCCGATGCCGCCTACCACATGATCGCAATTGAAAAGGGCGCGTGGCCGGACCGCCACAGGCAGCACGTCCGTTCTCTTCTGTCTCTTGACGACGAGCCTGAAGACACAGCAGACGTACCGTTGGCCACTCCGGTTCGGAAGGCTAAGAAAATGGGTACCAAGAGAAGGAGCGCAGGATGAGCGGAATCATACTGGACAGGACAGGCGCTACGTCCACGGGCCTGAGGAGTGCAGAGGAGATGTCAAATCTCTTCAACGCAGGGAGTGACATCCTGGATTACCGCCCGGACCTGGCAGCCAGCGTCGTGCAGGTGGACGACAGGTTCGTCGCCACGGGGGCGATGGCGAACCTGTCGATGAGCGTGTGGGTGGAGGGCGAGGCTGACGTGTTCATCCAGTTCTTCCCCAAGGATCGAGTCAAGCAGTTCTCCTTCCGTTTGGAGACCTTTGCGAGGGACAGCGACCGCATCGCCCAAGAGGTTCTGGTCAACGCCATGGGACGGGAAGCCCGGGCGGTCGCGGACTTCTTCCCTGCCTCGGTAGGGCACATGAGGGAAGCTGTTGGGGCGCGGGGGCTCAACGGCGGCAGGGCTGCGAGGCACCAGGGGATGGACCTCCATCAGGTCACAGTCCTCGGGTTGTTTCGTCGGCTGAACACGAAGTCGCTGGCGACGGGTAACAGCCGGTGGGCCGAGGTGACGCTGGAGTTCATCCAGCGTCACGACCGCCTAGCCGGAGAGCTCCAACAGCGCGTTGGTCAGTGACCTCCTGCCGTTCGGGCAGGACGCGCAGTTGGCCTGCGCGTAGCAGGACCACGTCCCCAAGGTGCCCCTGACAGCGGCCTTGACGCCCTCCCTGGCGGGGGAATCGACCCGCATGTCCTGGTTTTCTTTCACCAGAGTCATGAGGGTGCTCAGCGCCTGCCCCACGGAGCAGCTCACCGGAAACTGCCTGTTGGGGCCTGTCGCCGCATACTCTGCCAGCAGCGACGACGCAGCGCCCAGATCCAGGTTGAACCCGAGGGCGCGCTCCGCGTCCTCCAGGAAAAGGTCCCTGCCCCTGCTACACTCCAGGCAGCTGCTCATGGACCGGCAGGCGTCTTCCTCCCCTGGCAAAAGAGTAAGTCCTGCGTTCAATCTGCTGCCGTCTGGGCAGCCAGGGAAGAACACCCGGTTTTGCCCGTGCTGGATGGAATCCAGCAGCAAGTCCAGCGTCAGCTGGACACGATCTTCTGGCTGGTGGTACTTGTGCACTCGGCCTCCTGTACGACGTCGTCCTCACAGGTATTATGGCCACCCCGGTCCCATCAGATGTGATCCATGGCTAACCTGTACCCCACTGTCGCCTTGGTCCCCAAGGCCCGCGCAGTGCTCAAGCCGACGGCGCTGTCTGTTCACGCAGGCGAGGTAGAGCGCGTCCGCGCCGGCTTGACGACGCTCGACTCTAGAATCTCCGATGACGAGAAGAGACAGATAGAGGCCCTGGTAAAACTGCACCAGATGCAGCGGCAGGACTCTGGAGAACGCAAAGCGCTTGCTGACGTTCGGGACATCGCCAGCTTCGTGGAGTACCGCATGAGGTACGACCTAGGCGCGCCGATGACGTTCAACCTGCGACCGTGGCAGCGGGCCATCTACAACAGCGAGTTCGCGATTCGCAGGGCGGACAAGTTTGGCCAAAGGTACCCGCGCCGACGTACCCTGCTGGTGACGGCTCGCCAGTGCGAGAAGTCTACCAACCTGGGCAACAAGGCATTGGCCCTTACGGCCCTTATCAGCAACTTCACCTTCCTCTACGTCACCACTGCTGACCTGAACTTGATGGAGTTCATTGACGAGCGCGTCGAGAACGTCATCCGCATCAGCCCGCACATGGCGGAGTACATCGGGAAGTTCTTGTCCTTCTCCCGCTACTTGAAGCGCTTCGGAAGGAACAATTCCAAGATCGTGGCCCGGTCAGCCAACCTCCACGCGGATCGCACCCGAGGCATCGCTGCGGACGGTCTGGGGCTGGACGAGTTTCAGAACATGCAGCTCTCCATCATCCCTGTCATCACGGCGACGCTCAACAACTCACCATTGGAGCACGGGCCCATCCAGATCTGGGCGGGTACCCCCTTGTCCTTGGACAACCCTACTGCCATCTACTGGCGCAACGAGTCGACACAGAACAAGTGGATGACCCGTTGCGACAGGTGCACGGAGTGGAACCCCCCGGGCTGGGAGCAGGTAGGGCCCAAGGGAATGATCTGCTCAAAGTGCGGAAACGGGTTGAACCCGCTTCTCGGGCGCTGGGTCCGGCACGGCAACCCGGATGCCTCCTTCGAGGGGTTTCATCTTTCCCGTGTCCTCATGCCCTACACCGTCTCCAACAAGCCGGCGCAGTTCGAGACGAGGTGGCGGGATCTCTATAGGGACATCAACTCACCCACGGCGGAGGAGGCGTCCATCCGGAACGAAATCCTCGGAGAGCCTTTCGACTCAGGAAGAAAGGCCATCAAGGAGGACGAGCTCCGCGTCCACTGTCACCCAGGTCTGTTGATCTCCGAGGAGCTTCCACCCGAGGTGGTGGGGCACCCAGGGTGGCCGGTCTACGCCGGCATCGACTGGGGAGAAGGGGGAGGAGGGTACACGGTCATCGCCCTCGGGTTCTTCAACGGCAACAAGTTCCAGGTCAGCTACTTGCACCGCTACGTCGGGCGGGAGAACGACCCGACTTTCATCAAGCGGGACATCATCCGGCTTCTCCTCAAGAACCGGGTCAACTTTGGCATTGGGGACGCAGGCATGGGGTTCGGGCTCAACGACGACGTCCAGGAACGCCTTGACGACGCACATGGTCCGGGTGCCGGCCGGCGAATGTTCCACACGATGCGGTACAGCGGCAACGTAGGAGAGATCATCAGCGTCGAGGAGGAGCGCATGTGCTACACCGTCCACCGTACCAGGTGGATGGCCAGGGTGTTCTCCCTCATCAAGAAGGGCCGATGGATCCTACCACGATGGCAGGATTTCGGCGGCCCCCGGGAGCACTCCACTGGCTTCGCTGCGGACTTTACATCCATCTTCAGAGAGCTCTCCGCCGGCGGTAAGCAGATCATCTTCAACCACACTGACCCAGACGACGCATTTCATGCCTGCCTCTACTGCTACACGGCGGGGCTCCTGCACCAGGGAGACATGAGCGAGTTCCACGCAGCCAACGTGTAACGCCGGATCCCGGAGGCTAAGTGCCGAGCCATTTGTACCCCGCCCCCAGCAGTGGGGCGGCGGGCGGCTACGTCTCGTCGTCTTCCCGAGTTTCCTCGAGAAGACTTGCTACGACCACACTCAGCTCCTGCAAGCGGTCGGTATCCACTCCCTTGCCGCCGCGGGACCGGGCTGCACGTCTTGAGAACCGGGCTGCCTGCCTCGCCTCTCGGTACCCGGCGACGCCTACCGCTACCCCCGCGCCGCTCAGCATGGTCAACAGCAGTCCGATGGCGCTCATCCGCTTGAACTGCTGCTCAGTGCGAGCTTGGTTGTACCGCATTTCTTGCGAGAGGTTGTCGAACAGCGCTCTGTCTACGCTGTCCCGGTACTCGGCCGCCTGGGTGGCCAGCTGCTCTGCGTGCGCTTGAACCGCACGCACGGCTTCCTGCATCTCTCGATTGACTGCCGCACGCACAGCAGCATCGAGGAACTCATCGGTCATGGTGGCCTCCTTATCTGTAAAGTGGGGTGGACATTGATGTTATGGCCATAACAGCTGTGACCCCCCACAACTGGAGACGTACAGATGACGGTCTTTCCTGAAAGCGCTCTCCTATCGGCCGCTGCAGCAGTCGAGCAGGAGTGTAACCCTCCACCGAAGCTGGATACAGGCCAGCGCTCTGACTGCAGGCAGGAGTTGTATCTTCTGCATCGCGCCCTAGAGGAAATCTGTAGCATGGTGCGGACGACCCGCAACCTCCCTGACCCGGTGGACAGATACGCCGTGGGGCAAGACATCAAAGTAAGAGTCGGGCGCATCGCCCGGATCATGCAAACGTTCGAGAAGCGGGGCCTCCTAGCCGAGGCATCCGAGGAGGTAGCCGCCGTGTTGGAAGCTCAGGACCCTGTGACTCGGGGAGAAGTACACCGGTTGCTGGAGGAGGCAGCGGCCCCCTCGCGACCTGCGGAAGGCACGACCGTTCGACCGTACAACACGGGAGTCAGCCAGACGCTGTTCCCGGCGAAGCCGATGCCCCCGGCACCTTATCAGTCGATGCATGTCGGCGGAGGGACGCCGACCCCACGGCCGCCTATGCCGCCCCCTACCGGGTACAACCAGACAGCCCCCGCCGGCGGGGGCGGCGGGTACGGGGGCGGCTTCAGTATCCCCGTGGTTGGAGGCAAACAGATGCCTACGGGTCCGGCGCACCTACACGCCGACCTGTTTCGGACGCTGCCGCCACCAAGGCCTCCTCAGATGGAGCCGGGGCTGCTTGACGACATGGTCGGCGCAGGCTGGGCGGGCGTGGCCATGTTCATGCAGGCCTTCGCTGCCTACTTCACAGGCCGTATCATCGGCCAGGGCCACCGCCCTTGGGGCTGACACGCCCCCCGACCCGCGCCAGCGCTGGCGCGGGTGCTTCAGGGGTGACAGCCCTTAGCCACTCCCGAATGATGCTGCGCTCAAGAGGTGCAGCGCCGAACGGAACACGGTCTGCATCCATCAAGCCAGCTTGCGCAGCACAGGCTGTCGCTACGTAGTGAATGGAGGAGAGCCAATGTCGACATCGTGACAGGAGATGAGAGGAGGAGGAGTCAGACACTGGATCTGCGGCCCGCACGACGTCGACCGCGCGGGCGAACACTGACAGTGCCATTGCCTTCGTTGTCTGATCTTCCTGGACGAGCTCTGCCAGCAGTGCCGCACCCAGAGTGTCTGCCGCGATTACCAGGTGGTTGACCTCTTCCAGTGCATCAGGTCCTCCTCTTTTGTCGATTGCTCGCAGGTCTGACAGTGCCCTTTGCGCAGACGCTTTGGCGCTGGGGACTGCAGCGATGGCGTCTGCCGCCTTGCCCCCTCGCATGCCGTGCAGCGCTACTTCCATGGCTCCCACCCGAGCGGCCAGCTCGTCGACGTCCACGGGTAGAGAAGGAGGAGCGTCTCTGACCAGGGCTTCCCCCTCCGCGGAGTAAGTCATCTCCAGGAGTCCAGCACGGACCTGGCGTTGGGTCTCCTCCATCGTCAGACCCCGCTGGGTCATCATTGTCTTGACGGGGGTCCATCTGCTACCCTGAGCCATCGAGGTCTCCATCCGAGGAAAGATCATGTACAGGACGAGCCCACAGGCCAAAGAGCTCGAGAGCCTGGGAGTTTCTGCGTCAGAGCGGGCTTTGCAGAAGAAGAGCAAAGACCTGCAGGCCGAAGTCATCGACGGCCTCAGAGGCAAGGGTATGTCAAGGGTCAAGGTCTCCAGGGTTTGCGAGTTCGCCAACCGCCACATGATTTCCCACCTGAAGAAGGAGAGCGCCGTCAGGCACTCCCATCGGTTCAAGACCGCCAAGCCCGAGGAGGTGGCAGCAGCCCTCGGTGCCGAGAGTGCTGGCAAGACATCGAGTGCAGTTGCAGCTCCGCGCAGTCAGGGGGACGGCATGCAGAAGGAATCGTCAGGTTCGACCGACTTTCAATCTCTCCTCCGCGATGGGCGGCTGCCCAGCTACGGCCCAGTGCCTGGTAAGGTAGTCGAGTCCGCCGCGCCACAGACAGAAGATCCAGACGAGCCGCTCCTTGACCGGATGCAGGTCCTGCGAATCGACCTGGAGGGCGCGGCTGAGGCAACGTTGATCAAGGCGTCCTCAGCGCTGGAGGCCGTCAAGTCTGCTGCGGGCACAGTGGTTCGAGAGGTCGATCGCCTACAGAAGGATAGACCTGACCTGTCGCCGGGGGAACTCGTGGTCACGTGTTATACGTGGGCGGCGCAGAAAGTCTCGGCAGCCGCTCCAGGAGAAGATTCCAGCGCCCAGTGGCGCAAGCTCTTCTCTGAGAACGTAGCCCGGTGGGTGTACAGCGACGTCGACATGAGAAGCGCACAGGACCTGGCTAAGCACTCCCAGGTGCGGCCTGCGACGGTCTCTGACCTGACGGAGACTCTCTCGGCTGGACAGGACATCCTGCCCCTGGCCCAAGCATTGACCAAGATGGCGAGTGCCACAGTAGACTACCTCGCGTGGCTAAGAGGGCACCAGAAGACAGTCCACCAGCTCTCAGAGCTAAGCATGGCTACTTTCCAGACGCGGCGCGAGGGTCCGTGAGTCAGTCCCCCAACAGATACCAGGGAGAGTACGACGACGTACAGTTCCAGCAGCCTGCTGGCGGGTCGTTTCTCAATTCGCCGGGCAGGCCGATGCCCTCGGGCGCGCGCGCCGTGCAGATGTATGACGGAGGAAGCGACACCGAGCAGTACCAAGCTGACATGACCAAAGCCATCGGGAGGGACACCATGGGTGTCCTTGCCTCCTCCATGGGGGGAATGGCTCTGGGGAGCATCGTCAAGCCGCTGGCTGTCCCGGCTCGAGCATTGGGGGCCACTGGCACGGTGGCGTACGGGGGGAGCCCCCACACCGCCGCCATGGACTCCCGTAACATGAGGAACAAGATCATCAACGCGCGTGGGGTAGACCGCGCGAGGAGCTACAAGATGTCCGAACACCATCTCGCTCTCGCCTTGGCCGTGAACGCAGTAGTGGCTTGCCGCCGACAGGGCCTGCCCCTCCACAGCCGTGTCAAGGCGTCCTCAGCCCGGCTGAGTCTGCAGGCGGGGCAGTTTGAAAAGCTGTGCGCCAGGTTCGTGGATGTTAGCGAGCTCCCGAAAACAGACCTCCGCAGGCTTGCTTTGCAGAAAGATCGTGCGTGGGTCCCCAGCGACGACATTGATCGGTTGATGGGGTTCCACGCGACCGCTGCGCCATCCGGAACATCTGGGGTTGCCGGAGTAGGCTTCACCCCCGCGGGCCCGCTCTCTGCCGCGGATGTGGAGGCAGAGGTCTCCAGATACAATCGTCCGAAGCCGATGCAGGGTATGCTGTCCCCTCCGGAAGATCTGTTAGGCCGCGCGTCTCTCGACGATGTCGTAGACAATGCAATCTACGCGGGGGAGCGAGCAAGCCCCACTGCTGGGGGGCACGGATTGCGTCGAGAGCTGTCTATCCCCACGGCTGACGGTACTCAGAAGACGCTCAGAGTCATCCACGCCAGTGACCCCGCCCCGGCGCCGCCGGCGCGTGGCTTGATGGACAAGCTGAGGGGCATCGGCACGGAGGCTATTCACGGGCAGGGCAAACGCCGCTTTGGCGGCCCCCTTGGCCTAGCGCTCAAGACAACCGCAGGAGTGGGTTCTGTCCTGGCCGCCGGGTCTTTGTACTCCAAGGCTCGTTCGGGTATTCAGCGACGAGGGGCAGACGGCCGCTTCACCTCGGCCATGGAACTCCTCGACAACGACGCTACCTCGTCTCTCTACATGGAAGACGCGGCGCGGCGGGCCCAAGGCCACTTCGACCCTGACCTGCGCCGAGCAAAGTTCAGGGAAGCGTTCACGCTGGTGGACAAGTACGCGCCCACTGTTGCGAAAGACCCCCAGCTCCTTGCTACCTACATGGCCAAGCTGACTCCCGACATCGGACGCACGCTCCAAGGCGACGAGATTGTGAAGCGGGTCGACGAGCTGTCTCGGCTGGAGGCGAGCCTACGGAAGAACACGCCGTCTCTCGTTCAAGACGCCGCGCCGGCTCTTCTTTCCCAGTTCTTGGGGGGCTGAGATGTTGAAGTTTATCAAGGCTTCATACGGGGGCGCAGAGGCCATGCTCCCCTTGGAGAAGAGCTCTTCGGCGTCGGACCAAGTTCAGCAGCTCGTGTCATCCGGGCAGATCATGCCTGAGATTCAGGAGTGGATCCGACGAAATCCACTCGACCACGACACCTACGCGTACAGCATCGTCGTGCCCGTGGGGGCGTGCGAGTCGTGGGGGGAGACCCTCAACGGAGACGGGTTCGAGCGCTCCGAAATCTCCCCTTCAACGACTGAGTACGGGCACAAGACGTTCGAGACAGAGGGCAGAGCGTACGCGCACCACCAGAACAAGGGGGACGCTTACGCATTCGGGGACACGCCGATGATGTGCTGGAACCCGGAGATGGACCGGGTGGAGGGCATCTGGAGGCTCAACCGGGCGCAGGCTAAACAGAAGGGAGCCGGGCATTTCGTGGATAAGCTCGACCAAGGGCGCCCTGTCGAGATCTCCATGGGGTGCCATGTCCCCTATGACGTCTGCACCATGTGCGGCAACCAGGCACGTACCCGGGAGGAGTGGTGCACCCACACCCGAGATCCTGGCTTCGGGAGCATCGACCCTATCTCGATGATCCGGATGATGGTGCTGAACCCCAAGCCGAGGTTCTTCGACCTGTCCGGCGTGCTGGCGCCTGCCGCCCCGGAAGCACTTACGCTTGGCCCCATCAGCTACGCGATGGAGGCCGCCATTCGCGACATGCAGAAGTGCTCTGGCGTTCGGTCCTATCGGATGGTGGTCCCCAGCGCGGTCATCGGAGAAGCTCTCTACCGGGGAGACGGACTGATGAAAGTGGCATCCCGTGCTACCCCCATGGAAGTTCAGTCCATGATCAAGCAGGTTCCTGCCTTGACTGTGGCGGTACTCAACCCTGTGGACGACGACGAGATGGACGTCGACGCAGAAGATGCACTGCGCGCGAAGAAGAGCGGGTGCTCACTCCCCCAGTGGCTCAGTACGCTTGCTGCCCTAGGCGTTGTTCTTAGGCCGTGGGAGTTTCTGGCGTCCCACCGAGTCTTCTCCGACCGGCCCTACAACGGAGGAGACACCTTATCGGCGTCTTCCATCCATGCCCACCTGGATGACCCTCGGTCGGTAGACGCGTGCCCCATGTCTCCTTTGGCCTTCCACCATGGGCTGGCCCACGGGGCGATGGCGGCTGGACTCATCGAAGACCGCAGCGCGACACTGCTGCCCCTTACTGCAAGAGCGGCTCACGCGCTGGAGACAGATGCTGTGCATCGAAGCTGCAGACCCAAGCCCGCTGGAACCCGGATCACTGTCGAAGTGACAGGCCCGGAGGCCCGTGCGTACGCCGGGTACATCCGCACGCTTCTTCTGAAGCTGCCCGAGTTCATCCGACACGGAACATCCAACAACGCGCTCGTGTCCTCATCGCTCACCTGTCCCACCAAGCTTTCGTCGCACCCGGCGCCCCTGCAGCTGGTACTTCCGTCTGCGTACATCTTGGCAAAGGCCAGCGCCACAGGTAACGTCAGACTGCTGAAGGAGTCTGTGGACGCGTTCTCGTCCTCCGACGTATCCGCTATCCTCACGGGAGCCGTTCGGCCATGACACAGCACAACAAGTCCCTGATGCAGTTCCTGCAGTCAGCGTCTGCGGGAGCAGACGCTGCTGCCAGAGTGGACGCCATTCTGGACGAAGCGTACCGCAGGGGATCTGAGGCCGGAGAACAGCGCCTCCGAGCCAAGGAATCTGCGGTTGCGGAGATGACAGGAGCCGCCGCTTTTCACGCAGCCGCACGGTTTCTGCAGCGCGCCAAGACGTCTGCGGCCCAAGGTCTGTGCTGGGATTGCGGCGAGCGCGCCCCTCACGATGCCTCCCCATACGGGCGGTGCGTCGTCTGCGACTACCACGACCCCAACTGACCCAAAGGTACTCCCATGTCGACCGACCATCAGCGGCTCCTTGAGCAGATCCTCGCAGAATCCCAGGCCACTCTTCGTCGGGCAGAGGCTACGAAGACGTCGTCCGCTGCTCCCCGGCAGACTACGCACCGCGACCAGATGAAGGTCCTGAGCAACCTGCAGAAGAAGACGAGTGAGTGGGCCAGCCTGGGTCAGCTCCTCACCGACATCGGCCGGACAGGGCTTGAGAAAGTCGCCTTCGAGGAGCTCCACGGTATGGACGACCACGTAGAGGTTATCCCTCTCAGCGGTCGGGAGGACTTTGACGGCGGGGAGAAGGTCATGCCGGTCAGCCCCGAAGCGCAGCCGCTGTCAATCGACCAGGCCAACCTGTCCAGCCTCGACCACCCCGCTAGAGACTCTGACGGAGCTCCCATGCCGGTACGGACTCACGTCCTCGGCAAGGACCCGTACCACGCTGCGGCGCACGAAGTCTCTGAGGTCGGGGAAGGCGTCACCAAGGAAAGCCAGATCCGGGTGGCCAAGGTGTTCGCCAAGCTCTCCGCCGGCCGCCGGCTCTCGGACCCCCAAGGCACGCGCAAGATCTGCAGCCGCATGGGAGTCGGTACTCCTGTCGACGCCATCCGCATGTTCAAGCGGTCCGCCGCTCGCTGGGGATGCAGCCTCGATCAGGTGTTCCGGGTGCTGGACATCGCAAATCCGTCGCGCCTCGACATGCTTTACAAGGCGTCTGAGGCGACGATTCAGAGCGGGGACCCCTCTGACCAGATCGAGCAGTGCAAGAAGGCCACCATGGCCATCGTCAAGGCGGACCAGTCGCTGCCCACCGCAGCTGAGGTTATCGAGGTCACAGGATGCAGCGCGCTGGCAGCCAACGCTGCCATCCAGGAAGTGGCAGAGTTCATCGCTGCGGTGAACGGCGAGGTGATGAGCTCGGACGCCGCGGCGATGGGAGCCGCGCCTCCCATGCCCCCGGCTATGGGCCCCGCTGACCTCGGCATGCCGCCCCAGGAGGCAGTGATGCCTCCGCCGCCGATGCCGCCCCCTGCGCCCCCGATGCCAATGGACCCTGCTGCGGCAGGGGGAGCCCCGCCTCCAATGCCTATGGAAGATCCGGCCGCGATGGGCGCGCCTCCTCCGGGCATGCAGGTGCAGTCGAGCGCCGCTCCCCTGGAAGATCGTATCTGGGGAGCGCTGATGGCCATGAAGCTGTCCGGAGAAGATTACGGGATCGGGGACTTCTCCGACGACCCCACCAACCCGAACAAGCACAAGCCACCGACAGGAGATGGGCACGACCAGGTCGCGCAGTCCATTCCTGATCACGGCAGCGAAGTGGTAGACGCCGTTGCGGACTCCGCGATGGAGATGCCCCAGGGCGACGAAGGCCACCTCGAGGGGATGTTCGACAACTACCGCCACCGCAAGACGCGATACACGATCTCGGTGGACGAAGACAGCTCCGTGAGCCCTGAGTCTATCGCAGGCCTCTCCTACGAAGAAGCACAGACGAAGCTGCTGAACATTACAGAGAACGCCGACGCAGATGCAGGGGGCGTGCCTTCCCCTACCCCGTCCAAGACATCCACTGCATACCGCACTCCAGGGCTCGAAGACCTGCGAGCATCTCTACTGGGGCTGGCCGGCTCATAATCGACCCACGGGGCTTGCCAAGAGCCCGTTTTCCTTACAACATGACCTGAGTCGACCTCACCGAGGAACACCCATGAAGTCCCCCTCCATCCGTCGGCGCATCTATGCGCCCAACACCAAGACCAGCCAGACCAACCAGCTCCTGCTGGCTGCTGGGCAGCAGATGACCAAGATGGCCCAGGTCATCAACAAGCTGACGGAGCTCCAGCAGGCGACCGTGTTGAAAACCTCTCAGCTGGAGCGCAGGGAGGCATTCTACCGAGTCGCAGAGGACCTGCACCGCCGGGGTCTTCAGAAGATCGCATCGGTACCTGACTGGGTGGATGCGAAGATGAAGGGCAACGAGGATCCGCAGACTGTGCTTCAGATCCAGCTGGCTGCCGCCCAGCAGCGCAACCTCCACTCCTGATCTCTGACCCCATCCTCGAGGAACTACAATGGCGACCAAGTTCAACCAGCCCGGCTCCACCAACGTCGCATCCGACGTGTTCATGGTGCTTGAGCACTTCGACCGCAACGACATCTGGCCCTACAAGACCGTGGCCGGAGGGGCGACTCCCGGGAACCCTGCCTACATCCAGGAGGGCGACCCGGTGGTACCCGATACTACGGATGCCGTGCACCCGCGCTTCCGCCTCCCGACGGTGGACGAACTGACCCCTGGCGATGAGGATGAGATCACGCCCGGAGCGCTGCTCTACGTCTACGGCCACCCGAAGACGTACGATGCACAGGTGGCCGGCACGCGGTCCATCCTTCGTAAGAATCCGGTGACCTTCCTGACTCGCAAGTGGGACCGCACCCAGGCTGCGAGCATGGGGTTCAACGCACGGGTTCGCTGGGAGTATGCCTCCACGGACGCACTTTCGAGTGACCTTCGCCTCACGCTGTCGGGGCCAGGGGAGCGCTACGACGCTGTCGTGCAGAAGCCCCCCACGGCCGACGACTGGCTGGAAATTCGCACCATCCACGGTCGCCTGTTCCCTGAGCTCGAGGAAGGCGGCGACTAATCCCTCCGATCCCCTCGCCGACTGATCTTCTCTCAACCTCTCGGAGTCCATATCATGACCTCTCCCACTCTGCGCCAGGTCGTCGACGCCAACCAGCGCTACTACCAGGACCTTGCCAACCCGGTCGCACGCACGACGAAGGTGTCGTCGCTCAACGACCAGGTGTCGGGCTTCCTGAAGGAAGCGTCGGTGTTCAACACCATCATCCCGCCCAAGCCGATCTCGCCTGAAAACTGCGAGGTCGACGAGACTTACGACACGCTCCGCTACCGCATCCACGACGTGCCTCGCACGAGCGTCGGCATGGGGTCTATGGACGCCATGGCAGGTCAGGTGCGCGAGCCGTACCTGGCCCGCATCTTTGGGTCCTTTCTGATGCTTCAGACCCCTCGGTACCAGTTCAATGAGTACCGCATGATGGCCTACCGGTTCCCCGTGGCCGAACAGGTAAAGTCGCAGATCGGCATCGACTTCCAGGAAGCGCGCGACTGGGTCATCCACGGGACGCTGGACGAAATGCTGCAGGCGTACCGCGGCGTCTACAACAACGTCTTCAAGGGTGAGAACGTCACCGCCGCTGGCAACTCGGGCGACGGTACCCGCGTACCCATCGCCCGTAACGACTTCTCGCGCCTCAAGCAGTACTACGCTAACAAGCGCGCCCGACTGGCTCGCGTGCTCATCCCCGAACAGAACTTCCTGCAGATCGAGCAGTTCAAGCTCGAAGACAACGGGGACCAGCTGATGGGGGAGGTGACTGTCGAGGGCTACACCAAGAGCAAGCTTCTGGGTGTAGAGATGATCCGTACCATCAAGACAGATAGCCTTCATGGCGACGTCTTCCGCGCGGACAACATCTACGGCTTCGCGGACGCGGACAACCTCGGGCGTCAGTACGACTTCCAGGGCATCCGCCACGACGTCGAGGTCGAGGCCCAGTTCCTCCGCATGTCGGCCCGGATGGTGTTCTCCTACCTCTGGTTCTCGCCCGCGTACGTCTCGAAGATCGAGCTCTACCAGGCGGGACTCGACGTGGATGGAGAAACTGTCCTCTCCGGTACGGTCTCTCAGAAGGGCAACACGTACGGGGTATCCGACCGGCTCTTCTCCGACTCGGAGTCGTTCATGGAGCGCGATTTCCTGAACATCCGGGAAGGACACAACCGCCCCCGGATCGTGATCGGCGCGTAATCCTGCTGCTCTGGAGGGCTGCATGGCTCGCTACCTTGTCAACATCACGCGCCAAGCACTTCGTCGGTCCGCCCCCAACGGCGGCAAGGTAGTGGTTCCTGGCGCGTTCATGCATAGCCCCTACCCTCTTCGCCGCCGCGCCGGCGGAGAGGGGGGAGCCGTGGTGTCCGTGCGGGGCACGCATTGCGTCAGTTTTGAGCACTTGCGACGCGACGGAGTCCTGCCTTACGTCGAGGGGTTGCTGCACAGCCATGATGAGTATGACGTCCTCTGCCTGACTCCAGGCGTCCTGGCACTCGATCTACCGAGTGCCCCCGGCGCCACGACAGCCGTGCTGGTGGACTTGAATCCTGCTCGCCATGATCTTCCTGAGCCCGACGCTACACAGCTCGGGGAAGACGCGGGGCTCGCGGCCCAGGAACCCATTCCACCCACCGAAATGGAGATGTCCGCGGACGCGGTGGGGGAGTCTGCAGACGAGCGTGAACAGCCTCTGGAAGTAGTACCTCCTGGCCCTCCTGCGATCGAGGAGCACTCGACTTCCTCTGATGCTCTACCCGAAGATACGAGCGTGGCCGAGGAGGTTGCTGCCTCTTCTACCCACTACCCGTGGAATCGGGAGGAGCTGGAAGCGATGTCCCTGGCGGACCTCCGCGGCCTTGCCGCCGACGCAGGGCTGACCCTTCGATCCCGGCTGAAGGAAGACTTCGTTGTTGCTCTGCTTCAGCAGGCAGAGTGACATGCGCCGACCGCGCCTACAGACAGACGTGGACGCGGAGCGCCGTGCGCGGCTCATCTTCGTCAACCGGGTGAGGGAGTACATGCGTGACCACGCAGAGCTCAACACCCTTATCGAGGGCGAAGAGAACAGTGACCGGCTGATCGAGATCGCTACGGAGACCGTTCTTGAGGACTTCTCCGCGACCCCGCCCATTATCGGCCAGTTCGGGGTTCGCAACTTTCCCGACTACTCTCTCCTGCAGGAGGGAGTAGTGGCACACCTGATGATGAGCGCTGCTATCCTGTTCACGCGTAACGACCTCGACTTTGCTGCCGGGTCAATGCAGGTGTCCATGCGGCATCCTCAGACGTACCTTCAGCTTGCGCAGATGCACAGGCAAGGGTATGAGATGAAGAAGAGGTCTACCAAGGTGGCCCTCAACATGGATCAGGCTGCACGCTCCGTGCAGCACATCAACAGCGAGTTCGCCCGGGCACACGGCTCGGGTCATATCCCCGGCCACTGACCCCCCACGAGGAAGCGATGAACGGTTTCATCCCCACCAATCAGGTCCAGCATATCGCCGCTCATGCCCAGCCGTCTCAGGAGCAAATCATGGCGGCTGTCCAGCAGATTGCCCGCGAGGAGATTCTCCGCGTCAAGCAGTCTGAGGCTGCAGTGGTGGAGCGAGTGCAGCACGCGGAGTCCATTCGGCAGGAAGCCGTACATTACGGCATGTCGAAGATCTCCGCTATCGTCGAGGTCGCCAAGGCCGAGACGCTTCTGGCCAACAACATCAACCCGGGCGACCACTACCTGCAGAACCGGGACCAGTACCTTGCTCTGGCAAAGATGAGCGAAGAGGAACTGGCGGACGAAATGGCGGACGGCGCGCTGGCAGAGGCCGCCATGGAGTCCGACATGCTTCAGGCTGCGATTGAAGACCCGGAGCTGGCCGCGGAGATCATCTCCGAGGAGACCGGCACCCCGGTCTCCGCTGAGGAGGTCGAGAGTGCCGTCAAGGCACTGGCCACTGCAGCCGTCTCGGAGGAGATGGGAGAGCCCGCAGACCTCGACGTCAAGGTGTCGTCGAGCATCGGCTTCTACCATCAGCAGGGGTGGGTGAAGTCTGCCGCAGTGCTGGCTGGGGCTGCAGACCTGCGGGCGGCGCTGGCCATCCAGCACATCGTCGAGCAGCAGATGGGCCGACGCTATTGATCAGGCTGCGCCGCCGGGCGCTGCTCAGCCTGGCGGCAGACCTCTCCACCTCTGCCGCCACAGGTTGCCCCCATGAACATCTGGCTTGCCCAACAGTTTGGGACTCTCAACACGCTGCTCGACTTTGAGACAGTGGAGCCAGCGATCCCTGCACAGGCGAGGAAGCTCTCCTCCGCCCCTCCGGCGAGCTCCAGAGTTATCCAGACTGCCACACGTGTCGGGGAGTCGATGGCGCGTGAGTTCATCAAGCGGTCCATGGCCCCTCACCGTGCTGGAGTATCGACCCGTGCACGTGTCAGTCACGGGCCCAGCAAGGAGTCTGCTGCTGACGACTCCGAAGATCGCCGGGAAGGTGACAGGTGGGGACCTGAAAAGTTTCTGTCGCGCATGTCTCCCAGAGCAGTGCTGGAAGGAGAAGTGACGGCGCACGCGCTTCGCGACCTGCCATTTGGCGACCGCGTGGCCATGTTGGCTGACAGCAGGGAAAGGCAAGCTGACCCGCTCTACCAGAACACGCAGAGAGCCAAGGCGCTGGGGATAGCAGCAGGAGCAGGCGGTCTTGGGTACTTCATGGGGCCGTCAGCACTCCACTTTGCGGTGAGCAAGTCAGGGTGGGACCCCGAGGCAGTAAATCGCCTAGCAACACCGCTCCTGGTGAACCGAGTCAACCAAGTGTACGACGCCGTTCTGACGGGGGAGGCACTGAAGAACGTGAAGGGGGTGGACATTGCAACTTCTGACTCAGCTCGCAGGGTAGCAGATGCGATCGTATCCGGGATACAAGCGGACAAGCGACTCGTTTTCCCAGAAGGCGTCAGCCCCCATGTGACAGGGGGGCTGTACCTTCGATCCAATCTTCCTAAGGCGCGCAACGCGGTAACAGCGGCTGCCAGTATGGGGCTGCTGGACGCTGGGCTTAGCCCGCAAGACGCAGCGCGAGTCCTTTTAGACCCCAACGAAAAGGGGTACCGTCCCGGGGCGTTTCTGGATACGCCGAAAGGTGTCAGGGCGCTGTTCCAGCGAGCTACCCCCAAGCTAACTCCCGGCGGTCCGGAAGCAAAAAGCCTGCTCGCTCACGCTACCGCGGCCAGGGAAGCCCAGCACGCTGCCGCTGTCATAGCCGACCAGGCTCGAATCCCCCGTACCGTAGAGGGGGCGATCCTTCGAGCTGGGCGGTGGTACGGCAAGTTGGACATCCCCGGAACGATCAGCGCTCCTCTCGGGTTTGGGGCATCAGCAGCGGATGCGACAACCGGCTTGGCGGGGGTCCTGAAGAAGCGAGGCATCACCAATCGGCTGCTGTTCGGTCTTGCAGGTGCCTCGGCAGCCGGGGCGTACTCTCTCCCGAGACTCCGTGCCATGGCGGACCGAGCCGGCCGGCCCCGGGACATGGAGTCCCTGGCAGATGAGCTCAGGGGGGATGACCAGAGGGCAGAAGCTATTGAGTACGCCGCCGCGGTAGAGAGTAGGATGGCGGCAGAGAGGAACAGGGCTGCCGGCAAGTTGACGGTGTCCCCCTCTGATTTCGCCAGCGCGGTCAAAAGCAAGTCCCCTCTGTTCTACCAGGGAGTCGTCCCGACGCCTGGGGCCATCGATGCCGCCGGCATCCTTCCTTCGGGGGATTGACCGTGCGGGACTCCATCTTCCTCAGCGCAGATGCACGGCAGCGCCCTGTCGACCTCGAGAGGAGTGGAGCGTCATCTCCCTTCGGACGATGGCGGCTCAACGTCGTCATCGAGGCCGGGTCTACCGCAGTGCTCCGCTGGCGGCCTCTGTCTTCCCCCCCGCACGTCTTCTCTGTAGAGGAGGAGGACGAAGGATCGTCGACGGAACGCAAGTGGATGGTGGAGTCGGCAGGGAGCCCTGGGGGGCCGTTCTTTCTGCTTTCGGACACGGTGCACGTCTCTTCCAGGCAGTACGTCGATGGATCCATTCGGCGCGACAAGCTGGACGACCTTCGTCGGTACTACCGAGTCACGCTACTGGAGCGTGCTGACGGGGAGTCAGAGTGGGCGCCCTCCCTGCAGATTGGTTACCACCCGGAATGGTGGGCTGGAACTGCGGCGGACGGAGGCGTCTTCGGAGTGGGGTGGGGCGCGGGCGACAAGCTGCAAGAAGAGGCTCCACCGATTGTAGTTACCGCTCGGTCCCGGATCAGCACGATGCTCCGCACGCGGTCAGCAGAGGCCTGCTACCTCTACCGCCCGGAGTCGGAGCACGAGTTCTCGTCAGAACACGTAGACCCCCTCACTGGTACAGTGATGGGGGATGATTTCACGTCAGCGCAGAGCACGTTCGGCTCGCCAACGTACAGCCCTCAAGGGTACTACGCTCCCATGGCCACCTTCATCTCCATGTCTCCTGTACAAGGAAAGGGGATGGGGGTGACTGCCCCAGGGGTAATGCCCCATTGGCCTCCGCCCCAGATCGGGGACCGGCTGAGGATGGTCTCAGATGCCAGCGTCATGGAGGTGGTGGCATCCACTCCTAATCACGCCTACGGGTTTGTGACCCACTGGACGGTCGTCCTGATGCACCTGGAGACGTCCGACCCCATCACCAACATTCCCATGCCCATCGACCACCCTTTTACCAGTGGGCACGCGCGTCGGCAGATGGCCAGGGCCGCCAATCTGGAGTCCTTCTACCAGAGCCAGGAGCATGGTAGGATGAGTCGAGCCACCCCCGACCTGCCTCCGTGGCAGGGAGGGCCCGGCCCCGCCAGCGCGGGCGGGAGAGGGTGGGACGAGTGACCACCTGAGGAGCGATGCCCAACGAGCCCGTGAAGAAGACGCACCTGCGGGCCGACGACGATCTTCGGTTGAGAGAGGACCTGGTTCGGTACGCGCGGCTCCTAGAAGAGCGCAGCCGCGCTCGGGCTGGCCAGGCGACTTGGAGCGACGGGGCACTCTCCATCATCGAGCACGAGTACGAGACGCAGCCCTATGCAGGGTCGGCAGCGCTCGACACCATGGTCTACATCGTCCGGGGACTTCGAGAGATATTCGGACAGGATCCCGTGTTCACCTGGGTGGGGGAAGCTAACGGCATGGCAAACCCACAGGCCACCCGTATCAACATCTACAACGCGCTGGCGCCAATCAACGCGCCTCGAAACCCGCAAGCCCCCGACGTCATCATCCGCTGCTCGACGGCCGGGTTTCCCCCATCCATGCTCGGCAACCTGGCCGGCTTCAACATGGTTGACGGGACGAAGACGCACGCCGGTATCATCCCCATCGGGTGCCAGATCGAGGTGTCTGCCTCGTCTCCAGCCACGACCTCCCGGCTTGCCGAGCATGTTGCCACCATCTTCCGGGCCGGGTGGCGACAGTGGACCAAGTTCAGGATCTTCGACATCCGTGACATTCAGCTCCAGGACATGGGGACCAGGAACAACACTCCTCAGGCGCAGAACGCTCAGTCAGACCTTCGGACCACCTGCATGGTCGGGCTCACCATGCTCCGCGCGTGGGTCACTACTGACCGCCCTAACCCTGCCTACCATGAGAAGGCCCGCGCCTTGGCGATGACGGACAACCAGGCCCCCATCGACGGGCAGCCCCCGACGGGCCGAAGGGCTACAGACTCCTCGTTCCGCGCCCAGGACGTGGAGATGGGACTGGCGAGCGGCGCACGGCCTGCTATGCTCAGTGTGACCGAGTTCATGGTCGGCGGCGAAGACCCACCGGCCATCCACGTCACCCGACCAGAAGCCCCCGTCGAGGAACATGACGACTGATACCTTCCGCCGCATCGAGCCGCCCGGCATCGCGGAGTTCTACACGGTCACCATTCAGCCTGCGAATGTGCCCGAAGAAGAGCTCCCCATCGCGCTGATCATGCCGCACTACGACGTGCAGGACGCCTTCGGGCCCGACGGCGCCGCGCTCGAGAGCGCCGAGGTTGGGGCGTACACCACCAGCCAGGTGGACTGGCTGTACGAGCGGGTCTTGGACGAGAAGCTCTCCTTCCCTCTGGAGGCGGTAGACGCTGCCCGTCTCGTGAACCCCGACGAAGTGCGCGTGTTCGGCACCTTCGGGACCGGGCGCTCGTTCTCTCTGGCCAGTGCGGATGAGCCGCGCGTGCTGCGCAGGGGAACGGCAGCTATCGAGCGCTCGCCGGGCCAGCCGTTCATGCTGCTCCAAGACAACGGCGCCAACTTTCGGAAGCTTTTGGAGCGTCAGCAGGTCCCCAACGAGCCCCCCGACTTCCGCCGGCCTCTGCTGGCCGTCCGACTGGTCAACGAAGGGGGGGACGTGCTCCTTCCGGTCGACGTCCAGGCCACGCTCAGCCTCGGGACGGACAGGACAATCGTCGTCTACGGGGACATGACCTTCGGTCGGATGTTCTCCGGGCAGCAAGACACCCGCCGAGCCACCAACATCGACTATGAGCTCGTCCTTCGACCTCGGACGGTGGATGTTTCCAACGCGCGCCAGCGAGCTGCTGCTGCCCTGGCATGCGCGGAGTACACTGGGGGCATTGAGATCCCTCTGACGCGTCCTCAAGTCATTGAGGAGCCGGACCTGTTCCGGTTCTTTGTTGTGGGCGTCGGCAACATCTCCCTTCAGTTCTCGAACACGACCGGCCCTCTCGATGTAAGCGTGACCAATAGTGGTAGAACCATCACGATCGACTTGGGAGATGAGGGACCCGTGCAGGTTTCCGCCCTGAACGCTGCTATCGTGGCCGCCTACGCAGGCAGCGTGCCGGCGGGGTACTTCGATGAAGCGTACACCTCGACTCTTGATGCCACTAATGTCTCCGGTACGTTCAACACCTTCAGCATGGCGGTCACCGTAACCGCTCGCGTTGTGAACACGGACCCGCTCTTCAGTGGGCAGGTGCGCGTGACGCCCCCCGGCAACACGCTCGTGCCCGCAGTTGTGACCAGTGGCAGTTCCGGAGGCATTTTCGGCTTGGGGTTGCCCGGCCGAAACGGCCTCATCCTCCCAGGGCTGACTGCCGCAGATCTCGCTGCGTCGCTAACGGATGCCAGTAATTACGGCCAGGCTCGTCCGCAGGTTGGCATGCAGTCGGACCCTTACCGTTTGCAGCTACCTGTCGAAGTACAGTCGGACCCTAGTGCCTGGATGTTGCTGACCCCCGCAGAAACTAACCCGGCGACGTTCCTGACGGAGTACGACCCGGCTGTACTGCCGCCGGCACGGATTATCGCACTGGCCGAAATCCGGTACCGGACGCCTGGCCCAGTAGGGAACCAGTTTTCGATCCGCATCGAGAGCTCGATGCAGGACGGCATTCGCATCGAAGACGACGGAAGTCTCGTCATTGAAGACAATGGGGGGTCGCTACGCGATCTGGCGCAGCGCCTCGAAGGGACGGCGTATGAGCTGACCAACGTGCGTGCCCTGCGACCTATCGGCTCGGGGGACAACTTCGAGGTCATGGTTCCCATGGAAGACCCGGACGACTGGCCAGGCGCCGAGATCGCGCATTTCCCGTTTCAGGAGGAGGGCACTCGAGTCCGGTCGGGTGGCTCCGTAGGTCAGTATCGGGAGATCCCCAACTTCTCTGCTCGGGAAGTTCAGCTGCAGGGAGGGTCTAACCGCGCACGTCTGCTGCTCAGTCGGGATGAGCTGGTTTCTCCTGCTAACGGCATCAACATCCGGCTGCTTGCTGACTACCGTGCACTGAGGATCGATACGTCCGCAGCGACTACCGTGACTGCCTTCGGGCGCGCCCCCGACTTCATCCCGGTCAACCGGAGCAACTACCAGGCCATCGCTGGGAGGCCGTCTCTGCGGAACCCTATGGCGTTCGAGCTGGAGCAGTTCTTCCGCGTTGCCCCCGCGGCAACGATCAACATCCTGTCCGTATCCGAGGTTTCCTCGGCGTTTCCCTACGGAACCCCGGCGGCAATCTCGGAGGCTCTCAGCTTGCTGGAGCGCCGGCGGCCCTACTTCTTGGGCATGGCGGCTCACGGGCAGGACATTCAGAACGCCGTCTACGATTGGCTGATCAGCTTGGGAGGGGACGTGCCGTCCCGACTGCGCAAAATGGTCAACGTGTTCCTGCCCGTCAAGAACCCGACCGACGAGCCAGTGATCCAGCTCACAGATGGCGTGGCAGCCAGCGTCGATCTAAGCGAGTTCGACGACCTGCCGTCCACTCTGGTTGTCTCGAATGTCGACATCGCGGATGACGTTCGACTGTCGGCGGTTCTGGAGGCCGGCCGGTTGGTGTTGGTGGCTACGCAGTTCCCCACGGCCTCTGACGCTCCAGTTGCCCTTTCGGACGGAAGACGGGGGTGGCCGGTGCTCGGCACTGGCCTTCTGGGCAACCCGTTTGCATTCATGGTGGGAGGGGCGTCTGCCTCCTTCTACCTCTCCAGCTTCGGTGACTTCACGCTGGTGGACCGCGGGGAGTCGCTGGTAACTCCTACAGGTGGGTACCGGTCGGCTGAGGGTGCGCGGGCACTGGCGATGCGGGAGCAGCAGACTCCGCATAAGTTCCTCAGCAAGATTCTGGGGGATACCGTTACGGTCACGTCGGCCGGCCGTACCGTGACTGTGCCACACGAACTCGTCGTAATCGCGCAGGTGCTGGCCATGCTGGCGGTCATGCCTGGTGACCGGACCCGCAGTCTGACAGACAACGTGTTCCCTGGGATCAACCGGTACACGGGGACCAGTGACATCTACGACGCTGATGGGCTCAACATCATCCGCGGCGCTGGCGTCATCATCCCCGTACAGCCTGGCGGACCTAACACCCCTGTGGATCTGAGCCGCGATCTCACGTCAGACGTGACGAATACGTACACGCAGAAGCGCGCTGCTCACGTGCTCGACCACCTGCTGAGCCTTCGTATCCGTCGCCGTGTCCGCCCGCTGCTGGGGCCCAATGACATCACCCCGCAGTTGCTGGACACAATCGGCATCGCCATCAACACTGAGATCGATGCCCTGCGTGACCGGTACGAGATCCTCAGCCTGCGCACCATTCGCCCCGTCACAGCGGAGGACCGGGCGCGCTACGGCGTGCAGGACACCGGCGTTTACGTGGCGCTGGAACGGAAGCACCGAGAGGAGGCTTCCGTCATGATTCTCGAGAACTTCATCGTCTGATCCACCCCCACGAGGCCACATGGCGACGCTTACCGACTGGAACTTCTACGACCGGAATGTACAGTCCGGGCTGACCGAGGGCCAGTTCATCAACTCCAACTCGATCTTCTTGGGCGCAGGTCCCCCGTTCCTGCAGTCTACGTCTACGGCTGTCCGGCAGCGGGTGACCGAGAGCATCCTTCCCAACGCAGAAGAAGACCTTGCGGTCCCCGAGGTCACAGAAGAGGCGGAGATCGTTTTCGGGTTGGGCACTACTCAGCAGTTCGCGATGTCGCAGAACACCGCGATGATTCCGGTCACCGAGATCGGGTCGTACCAGCGGTACATCGTCCGCGGCAACACGGACGGGGGCGCGCAGCTGCAGAAGATTCTGGTTCACGGGCCTAGCATCCTGCGCGCCCTGCACGCGTACAAGGGCATCAAGGACCCTTCGTCCGCCGGAGGGGTGTTCGACCCCCTGATTCGGAACTCGGACGCCACCTACGCCGGATACCCCAAGAACCGACTCTTCGAGAGCCCCGGCCACGAGAACTTCTGGATCAACCTGGCGTCCGACGTGTTCACCGCAGGCTTTGGCCTGCTGGTCTACATCGAGGACTCCGGTGTGGAAGGTTACGGGGCCTTCTACCTCGAGCAGGTCTTCAGCAACGCTCACCAGTTCTCGTTTGCTCCTGGTCAAACGGTGGTGGCGGAGTCCGTGTCCTGCATGTTCGGCCGCGTTCGGCCAGTCAAGCTGACTCGGGCTGTGCCTCTTATCGGTCGGTCTGATACCGCTGGGCGCATCGCCTTGGCCGGTGGCCCCAACACGCTCCCGCAGGATGGCCTCAGCCGGCCTGCAGATTCCGTCAACCGGGCGGCACCGGGTGGCTTCGCTCCGATCCCCACTCGGTCCAACCGGTAAGGCATGCTCCCTGCTTCGGCAAAGGAAGCCCCCACCAGCAGCGCCGTCAGCGCTCTGGCTTCCATGGGCGGGGCTGCCTTCATCGAGTCCGTGCACAGGGCCACCGCATGCGACCCGGTGCACGGGCAGTCCAGCCCCAGCTCGCTGGTGGCGGTCAAGCTCCCTGCCCGGGCCGTCTCGGCGCTACGCCGACGGGCGCAGGCAGCGTCGGTGGTCAAGGCCATCAACGTTGGGCCCGGCGCACCCGGAGCCCACATGCCCTACTCCGTCGAGGAGCTCATTCGAGACGTAATTATCGCGTACCTACGCGAAGCAGACGAGTTGGGAGACAGTCCGTGAGCGGCACCGCGCCACTATCTTCTCGCTGGGGAGCGTTTCGCCGGCGACCCGATGACCGTGTTCTGCGCACGTCGCCTTCAAGTCCTACCCCGCCTGTATCTGCGCCGACGGCGTCCCCGCTCGACGTCTTCAAGCTCAAGCCAGCGGAGCAGGTTACCCGCACCGTAAAAGTGCCCCTGCTGCCGCTGGAGGACGCCGTAATGGCAGTCATCAAGTCGGCCGGAGGCGCCCCCATTCTAGGTGGTGACCTGGTAGCAAAGTCGCTGCTGGCACACTCCGAGGCAGACGCCATCAAGGCTATCCCAGATGAACTTGCAGGGATGGCAACGCAGATGCTGGTTCGAGTCGCCAGGTCTATGGCCGTCGCCACCCTGTCGGTTTCTATTCAGCTTCCTCTGCCGACCGGGCCATAAGACCTCTGCGCAGATGACCCGGGCCATGTCGGATCCCGGCACGCGCAGGAGGACAGGATGGCTCATGAGGTAGAGACAATGGCCTACGCCGCGGCAAATGGACCGCCGTGGCACCAGCGTATGACGAAGGACGCCAGCGTCGGGGTTGAGGAGGGAAGCCTGACTTTGGAGTCCATGCTCCGGGCTGCGCGCCTCGACTGGAAGGTTGAGCTCGAGCCCGTCCAATACGTCAGCCAGCCAGGCTCAGCGCCCGAGGCAGTACCGGACGCTCAGTTCGTAGTGCGCGTCGAGAACGACGGCACCCGGTCACACCTGGCGACGGTGGGCAGCAGGTTCACCCCCGTCCAGAACGAGGAGGTCGGGCGTCTTGCTCTCGACCTGCTGCAGAGCGATGACGTGGAGTTTGAGACGGCAGGAAGTCTCAAGGGAGGTCGGCAGATCTGGTTCCTGGCGCGGCTTTCCGGGGGAGTTGCCCTCGACGGCAGGCCAGTAGACAGGTTCGACAAGTACCTGCTGCTGCTCAACGGGCACGACGGGTCAATGGCCCAGATCTTCAAGTTCACGACCGTCAGGGTCGTGTGCAGCAACACCAAGATCGCGGCCCTCCGGGGAGAGGGGGCGTCTTTCAGGGTCAAGCACACCAAGAGCATCCTCTCTACGGGTCTGATCGTCGAGCGCGCTCTCTCGGGGGCAAACGAGGCGTTCGCGGCACACCTGGAGTTTGCCAGGAGAGCGCGCCGTGCGCAGTGGGCCGACGCGCAGCTCCACAACATGACTCTGGCCCTCGTGGTTCCAGATATCTTCGACGCCGAGGTCGGATCTCGACTCACGAAGGCCAAGAACTCTCTTACGTCCGCTGCCCATTCCGCAGTGGCCCGAGGGGCTGGCAGCGCAGATGCGAGAGAGTCCGCGCTCATGGCAGCGGCGCGCGTTCACGTGGCCATGGGTCTGGACTTCGAGGTCAGCGCAGAAGAAGCGGCCAGCCAGAGCAAGGAGAGGATGAACTTTATCCTCGATGCGGCGGCGGAGGAGCGACGAGTCCAGTCTCAGTGGCCGGATGGAGACCGCAAGCCCGGGTCTAAGGTCCGCTTCAGCGCATGGGACTGGTACAACGCGGTCACAGGGGCTGCAACGCATTACAGGCAGACCGACAAAGACGCAGAGGCGCGGATGCAGATCGCCCTCGGCTCCGGCGCCCAGACGATTGCTACCGCAGAGAAGATGCTGGCAGTTGCTGGAGCCTGATCAGCGCATCAGTTTTCCGAAGCGCCCGTGCCAGTGCCCCAACCCGCACGATTTGCTGCGAGACAGGAGCAATGGGTAATGGGTTGAGTGCCAGCTTGGCGAGCGCCAGCGATGTCATAGGCAACCCGACCCGCATGGCCCAGTATCCCCCCAATCCGTCCGTGGGTCTGCGTACCGGAACTCCGGAGGCCATGGCCTGCCTTTCGCTTAGCCATCCGTCCAGCCTGGCAGGAGCCGGCGAGCCCAGTTGGAATCGGACGTCATGCGGCAAGCTCCACGTCTCGTTCCTGACCCCTGTCAGGTGCACAGGGATTCCAGGTCCAGGCGTGAAAGGGTTGGCAGGATAGGAGTTCATACCGGCTTTACGTAGAAGATGGAGTCGAACGCTTCCCGATTCCTTTCGTACTCTTCGAGCGCCTTATCGACCATGTCGTCCGCCGGCGGCGGCAGGTGGGGCAGGATGTGTTTGTGCGCGAGGTAGAGCAGGGCTTCACTCCGAGCCTGTGCTTCCTTCAAGGCGGATGGCTCCAGTTTTGCGGAGTCCTGCCGGGAAAGCGTGGCCTGTACCAGCGCAAGGTACATGGAATGGGCCTGCATGGCTAGGTCCCGGGACTGTTCGTGCAGGCGTTTCTGTCGCTGCAGTCGATAGTAGCCGGCCAGCCGCAACGAGTAGTTGGATTTCGTTGCTGGAGGGATGCGGCTGACGCGGCCGCGTGCCCTGGTAGCCTCTTCCCCAGGGATGCGGAACATCACCGGCGCTTTCATCTTCCTCTCGAGGTCTGTCTCCTTCTCCCACAGCATGCTCAGGGAGCCGAAGTACTGCTCAGACCTCGTCAGTCTTTTAGTCCGTTCTCGATGAAGTTCTCGTCTGAGAGAGCCTTCCTCACCATTGCGGCCGCGGCGTTGTAGTAGACGCTCCATTCGATGAGCACGTTCTGGCTGCGTCGGAGCCACGCCCTGGCGCTCTCCATGATCTTCTGGATGCGAGCGTCTCGATTGGGCTCCCCCAGGATGTCCAGCGAGGAAGGAGCATGCGGAGGGCCAGCGGGAGTGGCGGACGCCTTGCTGTCGGGAGGCCCACTGTAGGTGCCGACGACTGTCGTCGCCAGGTACGCAGCCTGTTGGATGCTGCGCCTCGCTGCTACCGCGATGTCGAACTCTGTCTGCATCGCGTTGTTGGCCTTGATCCTGCTGACGAGGTCAGCCCCCAGCTGCTCCTCGAGGAGGCGCTGGACGGCGACCTGGACGTCTACCTCGACTTCCGCTGGCAGGGTCTGGATGCGCATGCTGTTCCCCCGCATGAACGGGAGGTCGATGGTCGCCTGCTCCTCAATCATCAGGCGCAGTGGGTCCAGCGGAAGCGCGTGCTCCGTGAGGTACTTGATCTTGGCGGTCAGCGCGTTGAAAAGCTGCCCGACCTCCCCGGCGGCTGCTGAGGCCGTCCCTTCCGGCACCGCCGCCGCCCTGGCAGCGATCGCGAGGTCGTTTGCCTCCTGAATGGTGATCTCCGGCGGGGAGTCCGGGGCATATACCTCCTTCTTGGCCTCAGCAACAGCCTCTGCTATGCCGGCACCTGGGCCGCTGCTCTGCTGGTTCTTACGCCGCACTGCGGCTTCGAGGTCCTGTGCGGCCTTGACATCAGATGGCGTTCCCATGGTGGTCCTGGTGGCGAAGAGAGCAAAGAGCAGGCGGAGGGTACTGCTGACGATCACCGCTTGCGCTCGGGAGCTATCCGTGCCGGTGGCAATCGTCAAGAGGGTCTTGACAGGGTGCCCTTGGCTATGTTCCACGGCAGCTAAGAGAGGTGCGGCGTGTATCGACTCCGCTAACCTTCCGTTTCTTCGACTACTGATCCAGGAGGTCTCGTGGAGGTCTCAGAGCGGCTGATTGGAGACATGCTCAATCCTGAGCTGCACAACTCTGAAGTCAAGAAGCCCTACCTGCACACCGCTCACGCGGTCAAAACCCGTGAGGCGACCATCTTACCCTGGGCGCAGCAGCGACGCCTTGAGGCAGCCTTGGCAGCTTGGTTGCACAACGTTACCGACTTCAACCGCTTCGGGTCCGAACAGTACCCGTCGTTCCCGTTGGACAGCATTCACGTCAAGCTCGACGCATTTGTCCGCACGTTCAACGGCATCTGCGACAAACTCAAGCTGACCCCCAGGCAGTCAGTCGTCGCGCTCAACAAGTTCCTGTACCGCGCGGTCATTGATGAAGAAACCGCCGGCTCGTTCCGAACGAACGAGGCACGTCACGCCGAGTACTCCGACCTCTACGCCAAGACGGTCGAGTGGATCAGTCAGTATGACAAGCAGTCTTCCTTCCCCCATCAACCGGAGTCCACCGTGTCTCAGTTCTTCACCGACATCAACGCCGCTCGCAACGCCAACGACACGATCCAGTCGCGAGTGGGAGCTCTGACCCCGGAGGGCAATCACATCCGGGGGTTCAACCCAACTCCGGGGCGGAACCCGGCTTCGGAGACCCCGGGAGTCCTCGTGCGCTACCAGTCGGTAGACGGGTCAGAGTACAGCCTTTGTGTCGCGGGCACTCATCATCGGCCCGACGGCTCCAAGGTGAGCGCCTCCCCGGCGGGAATGGCCATTCACGTTGCAGTGGAGCTGGCCAAGGGCGGGTCTGCGTCCTCCATCCTGGAGGCCCTGGAGGCTGCCAACGTGCAGTTCACCGACGCGGAGGGTAAGCCCATCCTGTACCGCATCCTCTCTGCCGCAGCTTCTCCTTCGGGAGACAGTTCCATGGAGGACGCAGGGTTCTCCATCGGCGGGTGACCGGATGGATAAACTTCACCCACACGGCCCTGTTCCCGAGGGCGCCCGAGGCGGGGACCGCCTTGGGATCTTTGTTGACAGCAAGGGCAACCCCCTCAGCCTCGAGGCCAGAGTGGCCAGCGGGCGGGAGTTCACGCGAAGGGTACTATCGGGCGGCGTGACGGCGGGTGACCCGCTGAACTACATCCCCAGCAAGGACCCCAGGCTTCCATCCTACGTCGTCGGGGCAGCTGACGACCTGGCGGAGCAGATGAAGACCCAGCGCAAGGGTCGGTGGTCTATTGACGCACAGGTCGTGCTGTCCCGGCAGCGGCGCCTTCGCATGTTCGGGGCCGCGCTCTTTAGTCCTCACTGGAGACCCCTGCCAGACGACGTCAAAACCCACTCGGAGCTACTCTCCTGGCAGCATGAGAACAAGCAGGTCAACTCCAACCACGTGAAGTCCGTGCACCGGGTCCTCGCAGAAGAGGACGTACTCGTCCACGGGAAACCCGACCATCGGGCCTTGGAGCTGCACACCGTCGAGGAGCGCGCCCGTGCCAGATCCTACTGGGATGAGGCGGGTGTCACGGTGAGCGGAGCCCTTCGGGTTCTGGACGACCTGCTCCGGCACTCTGACCGGACCCACGGAGCGGTTCGAGGGTCCGTCCTGATCCGCCTGGTCGCGCTGGGGGGAGTGGCGATTATTTTCTCCAGCGAGAACCTTCAGAACGCAGACGACCGAGCGTTCATCGGACGCTGGCTGCAGGACATCGTGGACACGACGAAAGGGGACAACCGGATGTTGGAGTACGACATGAGGGCCCGAGTCTTCCGCCGCATCGCCGTCGAACGGGATGAAGACACCCGTACCCTCGAGCAGCTGGACGCAGATGCTGACCGCTGAACAAGTGAAGCAGGTCACCGCGTCTGCAGAATACGACCGAGCACTTCGACAGGCGCTGTACGGCGCCGGAGTCTCTGTAGTCGTTGCCCGGGTTGATGTGCGGGACCTGCTCGGGCTTCCGGAAGATGATGTCATCGAGGGCACCGCCATCCGCATCGTGGAGGCGTTCGAGCGGGACCTGAACGCAGACCGCCCCGAGAGGGTGTCTACCAGACTGACGAGTATGGAGCGTAAGACGCTTCGGCAGTTCGTCGCCTGGATGATGAAGGAGCAGCGTAGGGATGACATCGCAGGCTCTCCCGAGCTCAAGAAGCTGCTTGCTCTGACGGCGGGCTGACATGCCCGGAATGCTGGATTTCTCTACGTGGTCTCCTGAAACGCAGCAGCGCGTCTTGGCGCTCGCACGAGCTCGCTGCTTCATCGTGACCAAGCCCGGGTACATCAGGTTTCGACGGCCAGACCTGCTTCCCAACCAGCAGCAGGACAGCGCGGCGTACCCCGTCGTCAGGCCCCGGGACATCGTCGGCATTGATGAGGGGACGGTGATTTACGTCCCGAAGTACGCAAGCGACTTCACAGACCACCCCCAGGCCATGATCAGCATCGAAGTCGCCATCCTGACTCACGTCAGGATGTCCATGCTCTCCAAGGGGATCCCCCTGTTCGCCCTGAGAGATGCAGTAGTGAAAGAGATCGAGGCCGGAAAACAAGAAGAGGCCGACATCCTTCGGTTGCTGGGCCGGTAGAAGATCAAGGAGCGTAGTGGTATAGGTCCCTGCACCCGTCTCCCCGGTGACGTCGATGGACCAGAACGCAGCCATGATGCAGGCCGCCTACCAGGCTGGTACGCTTCCTATCCAGCAGCCTACGATGCTGCCCACTTACAACCTGGCCCACGAGGAGCAAGCGGCCAGCGGAGTAGCGGCCGGGCTAGGAGCGGCGGCCACCATACCAGGCATGCTGGTAACCGTCCCGACGATCGGTTCCATGGTGCTACCCCAGAGAATCGCCAACTCCACGCTGTTCCATACACTAGCTTCGCCCTTTGACCCTGTATCGGCCGTGACCCTGTCCTGGCGAGGTGGAGCTGTCAATCAGGCCGCATGGAACAGCATGACCCTGCGGCAGCAGGCAGGGAACATGTTCGCCAGGAGCGGTACCGCCCTCCGAGCGGCAGCGCCGGCCATCGCCATCGGCACGTTGGCTTACATGTCTGCACAGCAGGCTGCAGACCAGGCGGCTGAAGGCGCGCGGGACTACGTGGCGACCCGACAGCTGCTGCGCGAGTTGCCGATGATGGGGTTTGGCCCCAACTCCATCCTCAACCCCGGCATCCCAGCTGGCGGGTTCAACTATTCACCCCAGTCCATTTCGTCCCTCAATCAGGACCTGCGCGGTATCGGGGTGGCGCACGGGCTGGACATCGGTCAGACCCGCAATCTGGTGAGCGATCTTGGTAGTTCCGGCCTAATCACAGCTTCTTCCAACCCTAAGCAGGTAGCAGAGAGGCTCAAGAAGACGCTAGCCGACCTGAAGCAGGTCAGTGAGATCACGCAGTCCACGCTGGACGAGGCTCTGCAGACGTACCAGGCGCTGGACTCGTTCGGTCTGCGTGGCCACAGCCAGCGGATGACCGTCCTGAATCAAGCGTCCGCGCTCTCCTCAATGACGGGTCGGCCGCTCACGCAGGTCATGGGCACGGCCCAGCTTGCCTTAGGGCTCGGGCAGCAGATGGGGGTATCTCCCCTAGACTCCATCGGCATGGGCATGCGAGCCATGGCCACAGGGGCGATGCTTGAGCAGTCTGGTGGTCTATCGAGCCGGTACCTGAACCGCGTGGGAGGGTACGATGGCGTCGTCGGGCGCATGCTGGAACTTCAGATGGGCCTAGGGCAAAGCCAGGGCGCGCTGAACATGATGGCGGCTGCCTACAACCCGGACGGCTCTCTGACAGGAAGAGGGGACTACGGAAGCAGGCGCAGAGAAGCCAACGCACATCGCTTCTTCAACGAGGTGGACCCGTACCAGATCGAGAGCATGCGGGAGGAGACCCGTGTCCGAGCTCCTGCCATGCTCATGTCTCGAGTGGCCTCCATCCAGGAGCGGTACTCCCACGACCCTGCGCGCGCCAATCGAGAGCAGTACCGATATCTTGCGTCCATGGGGATTGAGGATCCACAGGAGCAGCTTGCATTCCTAGAGTTCACACGGCAGCAGAGTACCGCTGATTTCCAGATCGCCAGACAGTCCGTCACTGACCGCATGACCATGATGACGGCCGCCGCCCCCGAGCGCGCCGCCGGACTCAGTGACCGATTGAGCCGGGACGCGTCGACCCTCTCCAGGAGGCTTGACGCCATCCAAAAAGAGCTTGGCAGAGCGTTCAACGACCTGGGGGAGGGACTACAGCGGGCAGCAGAACGCGTCACGCGCCGCATCAGTTCCAGCTCGTACGCAGCTAGCTACTACACCCCGTCTTCGTCTGGAGTCACGACGGCAGACCTGTCGGCCTACGCCACGTCGGTACTGAACGGGCAGGTCGACCTGTACGGCGGCAACCTGCTGAGTGACACGTACTCCATGATGAACCGCCACGCCGACGCGCTTTTCCGCGGGATGGCCAGCAACCTCGGCATGTCGGGGATTACTAGGCAGCAGTCCAGGGACATGTTGAGGAGCCCGTTTGAGAGGGCTTACGTCAGTACCATGATCGACTTCCCCAGAGCCATGGGTCGGATTGTTCCGGGAGCTATGGGGTTTGACTCGGTCGTTGACCCTGGGGGGCTGTCGAGGGCTGCAGGTTACGCTAGGCGCGCTGGGGCAGCAGACACAGGGAGCGCCAGTCTAGGGAGGACTGCCCGAGGTCCCGTGTCAGTAGACGACCTCTTCACGCGAATGGCGGCAGAGCGTGGGATGGTGTTCGACCCGGTCACCCAGTCACTCATCACGGAGCAAGACGCCAGGGAAGACGCCGAGCGGCTGCTGTCAGTCGCCGGCGTCAGAGAGCGTATCGCGGAGACGGCGCAGCAGATCCGTGGGGAGATGTCAGGTCAGGGAGAGTCGTACACGCTGGCCAATGAGATTGGCAACTTCGGCCTACTCGTTGCCGACACCCTGACGCTTGGGGCCTTGGGGACGGGGTGGTCGGCGACTCGACTGGCGGCTACTGGAGACATCAATGAATCGCGTCTGTACCGGGGGCAGAGCCACTACGTCGCGTCTCTGGCCATGGGCAAAGGGCTCGGGGACGAGTTCGTCTATCAGGCGCAGTCTATGGCTGCGCCCTTCGCCCGGATGGGGCGAGCGCTGACGCGTTACCTGGGCGTCGAGACCCCAGAGGCTCAGCTCACCGCGGCAGGGCAGCGACTCTTTCAGGGCAACGACACGCCGGAAGCTCGGGCGGCGATGAACAGGTTTGCGGCAGCAGCGTTCAATGGACGGTCGTTTGCAGACCTAGATATCCGAGAGCGAACGGCGCTGCGGGCGTCTCTCCGGGCAGAATCTGCAGGGGCTGATTTCGCTGTGCTGGGTGGGCCAGCCATTCTTGACGGTACTGAGGGGATGCTTGCTGGCGTGATGACGGGGGTTGCCCGGGACCTAGCTGTGTCCAGCATCTTCGTGCAGGAGGACGAAGCCCGCGCGGTTGAAATTCAGGCGCAGCGCGATGCAGCCAGACGGAACCAGGCCATGTTCAGCGCCGTAGAAGAGCGCGCAAGGCTTTTGCGGGAGGAGATGAGCATCGCCGCAGAGGAAAATCGGCTTCAGCAGCAGCTCGCGCGCGACCGTCGAAATCAAGTAGGGACGACTCAAGAAGATTACGCCTATGGTGCTATCACTAACAGAGCGATGTTGCGCCCTGCCGCTCAACGACAGGCAACTTTGGAGAGACTGCAGGCTAGGAGGCAGGAACTGAATGAGCGCATGGGTGCCAGCGCCACCTCTGGCATCCTGGCCAACGCGGGCATCTCCGACCTAGAGGTGTTGAATCTGTCCCAGGTGATGCAGGGCTACAACCCCACCATGGGCACACGGTCCGAGTACCTTAGGCAGTTCGCTAACGAAGGCTATGGGCGAAACAGAAGGTTCCTTCGGGGGTCCCTCGATTACTTGGACGCCAACGACATGGCGTCACAACGGAGCCGTGACGCTTTCTTGACTGGCAGAGTCAGCCTGCCTGACCGAATGGGGATCAGCGACCTGGATGGAAGTACGCAGGCTGCGCTGATGGAGGCGATGTCCGCCTTCCGAATTGAGGCGGAAGCCCAGGAGTTCATGCCTGGGTCGGGTCAGACGGATATGGGTATCGCGCTCTTCGAGCATGCGTTCTCGATGCAACGGTCCGATGACCCGACACAGCAGACTGCATCCCGGGCAGCGATGGGAGTACTGGGCGGGTACATCCGCGCCAGCGGGGGCCTCGACCAGTTCCTGGCAAGCAGCGGTCTGACAGGCGAACGCGCTCGGTTCGCGCGGGATGCCATGGGCATGGTTCCTGCGGGGTTGAGTGCACTGTCTGGTCAAGAGCTGTTGACCACTCTCGGCAGCTTGAACACCTTGGTCGGCGGCAGCGTCCGAGGCGGTACCAGGGGTGACGAACTGGTGCAGGCCGAAGAAGCGTTCCGTGCTGCCCGGGAGATGGAGATCGCCACGGAGTTTCACAACGCTTCCCAGGAGCAGGCGTACCGCAACATCGAGCAGATGCGGGCTGCCGACGACCAATCCACCAGAGACTACTTGCGGATGCTGGGTGCTTCTCAAGGTGGGATGGACGGGGTGGACCTCAGCAGTAACATCTACGAGGGGGACAACCAGCGTTCCATCCTGACGGCCTTGTCAAGGCGGAGGGAGAGCCTGATGAACGCGGCAGCCAGCGGGTCCCCTGAGCAGCGCCGGCGGGCCGAGATGGACTTGCGGGAACTAGAGTACAGGGAGATGCTGCTGGGCGGAGACAGGGAGAACGCCAGGGAGAACATTACCCACTACGCGCTCAACAGAATGTTCGACGGAGACTCCTTCAACGCGTCCGTTGTTGAAGAGATCATCGGGCGCATCGGCGCAAGTCCAGAGAGTGCACGGGGCATTCAGGCCCTGGGGCAGACCCTTACGTCCGGAAACGCGGGAGACATCCGTAGACTCCTCCAGGACGATGGAATGTTCGAGCGCGTCAGGGGCGCTCTGGGGCCAGGCATGGAAGGCAGCAGCCGGGAGGAGGTCCTGAGGGCTCTGACTACCGGGGGTCGAGGAGGAGAGGCTGCTCGACAGATTATTGAGCGCATCCTTGCTTCAGGGCCGCTGGCTGAGTCCACAGAGCAGGATAGGAACCTCCAGAGAGACAGCCAGCAGGCAATGATCCGTGTCAGGGATCTGCTGGAAGGAATGACCACCACAGCAGTCCCGACCAGTCTTCCCGCGCTGCGTGTCACCTCAAGCTTCGGCAGCTTCGCAGACGACCCCTCCGGCCCCTAACCTACCTTGGAGAAGCCGCATGACACAGACTGACGCAGCCCCTGGAGAGGTGGTGTCTACCTTCACGGAGACCACCGGGACCGAGACGCTCACAAAGACGGTGTTCGCCCGCATCGGGCCTGACGCGGTACTCTGGCAGCAGGCGGAGGCTGTACTCAGCGCACGTGTGACGCAGTCTGAGTTGGCAAAGGGGGCAGGGTTGCTTCCAAGAAGGTGGAGAAAGTTCCTGGCTAGATCCCGGCACTCGTGAGGTACCCATGGCCCGTAACAGAACCAGCGATGCAACGAGGACCCAGCGCCGAGCAGACCGCGCCGACAGGCGGGAACAGTTGGCGAGGGCAAGTGGCCTTCAGAGCACTGCAGCAGCGTCTTCGTTCTCGTCCATCCGTGTCGTGCCTGGCCGAGGGCCAATCTCGGCTGTAGCCCCAACACAAGGCATCCCAGTCCGTCGTCCCCTATTTGGTCTGTCGAAGTTTCGGCCAGGCACAGAGTGCAAGCTTGTGCTGCTGGAGCAGGACGGCACCCCTGTGCCCATGCTGAACTCGTCAGATCCCAGTGGCACGTTCAATGGGACTGCCAACTTCTTCGTATCCCAGTGGGTAAGAAACGCAGGAGACCCAGCGCCTCCCATCACCAGGACGTTCAGTGGCTACCATATCAGCGTCAACAGTGAAGGCCCTCCAACTTATCAGGTCACTCTGACGATGCCAGACACCTACAACTTCCCGTGGGTGACAGAGTGGATTCAGAACTTTACTGCCCTCACTGGCCCACTGGCGACAATTCCTCGGCGTCGAAAGGTACAGATCCACATCGACAACAGAATCATCACTGGGACCCTGATCTCCCCTGTCATCGCATCCATGGGGCCAGAGACGTGGGGGATGTACCAGATGACCACAGGTCTTATCGTCGATAGCGAGAGACCAGACGATGCCCTTGACGTAGCAGCTGCAGCAGCCAGAGGTCGTAGCAGTGTCCTGGACTTCTATGCCTCAGAGGCCAACAGGGATGAGCTGGGAGTTGATATCGCTGCTGCCTCTGCCGCGGAAACGGACGCCCGGATCACGATGGCCTACGAGACCGTCTCTGGGCAGGGATCAGGAGGGTTGCTCAATGTCGACATCACGCTGACCCGTGAGCTGAATCCAGGGGGAGACATCATTCCTCCTGACGTGGAAGGAGCACTTCGCATGGCTGCTGCTGCCAACAGAAGGCTGGGCCGTAACGCGTATGACCTGAACCAGACGCGCAGGGGCGTGTTGGCCAGAGCAGCAGGAGACATCCTCGACTGGTCAGGGTCTTCTCATCCCCTGGGGTCGTATTTTACTGGGTCAGATCCTGAAGAGATCGAGGCTTTCCTGAGAGGAGCCAGGGTTCGCGAGACCACCTTAGACAGTGCTCTTGTAAGTGTTGCTGCCGCCTTCGGAGGCACCACGTACGGACGCTCTGTTGGAGCAAGAGCACGCCCACAAGCTCCTTCGACTTCAGCAGCGGGGGACAGGGCCGGTGACACCGTCCGTACCGTCTTCTCCTGACCAAAGGCTAAAGACTAACGCAGAAGCGCTCTCCCCCACCGGCCTTTCGGCCGGCGGGGGGAGCGCCTCACAGGCCGACCAGGGGGTCGGGCTGGGCCTCGGCGGCGGCGGCGGGCTCGGCCGTGGGCTCGGCCGCCTCGGCGGCGGTGGCCGCGCGGCGGCGGCGGACCGCCACGGCCACGGCCGCGGCGCCGCCCAGGACGGACGCCGCCGCCATAACGGCGGTGGCCTTTTCAAGGAACGTCCACGCGCGGCGCGGCGCGGGGGTGGGGG